TCATTTACAATATTCTCGTAAATTATTAAAAGATATTTCCATAGTAGAACTTTTCATGTAAGGAGCTACTTCTTCGTCCTTAGCCATATACTCCCAACATTCTCTATCGGAAGGAAATTCTTTACACTCAATTCTAATACTTTTTAATGGCCTGGAATGTTTATCTTTACTCCAAACCCATACATCAAAAATAAAATTTCTCATAGACGTAATTTAAAAATCCCCAAATAAATTATCTTTAAAATAAAGCCAGCCCTACAAATATTCCAAGTAGGTCAGCTACAACATCTTTCCAATTCCATCCAGAACCATCCTCTGTAAATTCATCATAAGTTTCTTTACAAAAAGAAGCTATTACAGCCCCAGCTAAACCAATTACTGGATTAAAGATGATTCCTAATATTACTACAATTAAAAAGTTACAAATGAAATGAGCAAACTTATCATTGCTTTTCATCCACTGCATTATTTTCTTTATTATTTCCATTATTAAATTTTTTCCAAATACCTGTTACTGAATCGATGCCTAATAAAGCCATGACACAGATTAAAAACGTATCTATCATTAACGGTGCTTGAATTGTAGCTATTGTACAATATATCAATACTCCAATAGCCACAAACCACCCTGTTACTCCACATAGCCTTTTAGATGATATTCCAGAATGTGAAGATATTACACCTTTTAGAAATTCAGTGAATCTCATTGCTATTTGGTTTTATGTACTTCCACCATGAATAATGCTTGCGAGCCTTTAAATAGTCTAAATTTTTCTCATTGTTATAGGCTTCTTCCTCAAAACTAACATCTCTATAAGTCTTATGTTGTCCGTCTTTAGTAAGATGAAATAGCCTTATAATAATATATTCCAGCCCATACCAGATATAGAAGAATATATAAAACATCTCCTTTATCTGTTCTGTATGAATAGATTCATGGTTTATAGTAGTTTTACTTAGATTATCTCTCTTAGTAAATAGTACTCCAAATAAGTTAATAGTACTATATCTTCCAAAGGGGAAATGTTTAGTGTGAATTATTTTCATTTTCTATATTTTGATTATATTGTCTCTAATATTATAATAGATTATCAGGCAGGGCAGATTCCATATAAATTGTAAGAGGACGTAAGTTGAGTAACTGTCCAATCAACTCCGTTAGTAGATGTAGCAACAGTACCTCTATTTCCTGCCGCCACAAATTTGCCATCCGAATAGTAAATTCTATTTAAGCTGTTACCTGTTATTGTAGTAGTTGTCCAATTAACCCCATCAGTAGAATAGGTAACTATTCCATTATTACCCACTCCTACATATTTTCCATCTCCATAGCAAATTCCATAAAGATTTATATTTCCTATAATTGCCATATTATTAAACCTCTATTTTATCAATATATCCATTAGTTCCTGTAATAATGAAGGAAACAAGACTTAGAATATCTCCTTCTGCTACCATCTGCATAATCTCCATTAATTCTTAATCCTGCTGACAATATCTCTTGTTTTGTTGGACATTGAGTTAATTCTGAATCTTTATTTTAGGAGAGGTTTTAACTAATTTATCATCTTGTATAGTCCACTTAGGAGATACAAATTCTATTTCAGAAGTTGGCTTATAATTTACATCTTTATAGGGACTACTATGATACGTAGGAGATATATATGTAGCATCCCTTCTTTGAATGCCTTGTGCTGGCTCTTGATACTTAATTATATTTCCAGTTAAAGGTACTATCATACATCTGTCTATTCTGATTTCTACGAATCTTTAGACCTCTTGCTTGGTGTTCTCCATGATTCATCTCTTTCTTTGCGCCAGCATCATTACCAGCCTTTAAATGTGATTGCAGTCTTTTACTATTCTTGAATTTATTCCAGCCAATATTATAGATTAAATCATTTAACGCTGTCTTTTCTCCTAAATTCAGATTATCGTAATAGGGCATTGTCGCCAGAGAATCGGCTCCCATTTGTAAGTGCTGTATCAAATGTTTAGATGCTTCCTCTTCTGTAATGCCGTTTCTGTATTTACGTATTAGCTTCGGGTCAGTAAGCCCATATCCTACAGTCCATTTACCGTCTGTCTTATCTCTTTCTGGTTTAGGTCTAAATCCTTCTTTGTTCTTTATAAAGTCTATCAGTCTTACATCATAAGGAGACATTTTTTCAAATGTCTTTTGTCCAAATTCAAGGGCTTTCTTCACTAACAGTTCTTCAGATTTCTGCATTTTACCACCTTCTTCATATTTATTATATACATTTATTAAAGATGTGGCATAGTTCTTTGCTTCTGCATATCTTCTTTTGCCTTTATTAGCTCCAGTCAATTTTGCAGTAAATCTATTAATATCATCGTTTTCGTCAAAGTCATATAGTCTTTTCAAGAACTGTACCTTATCTGCTGCATATTCATCCATAGAGTTATAGGCTCTGAACCTCTGTTTAATTGGGTTTCCTTTAGCATCGTGGTCTTCGCCTTCTACGTAATTACCTCTCCATTTAGTTCCAGTAGTCAGATTTCCAAAATTGAATTTACCTTGTGCAGAACGACCCCAACCACTCTCCAAAGCATCTTGTGATACTAACATTTTTATTGCGTTATCGTTAGTAATTCCAGCTCGTTTATATGCATTAGTTAAATCTGCTATCCACTTTTTTCTATCAGTATAAGGACTTTTCCATATTTCTGAATCTAAACTAGAATCTTTTTTTGCGATATCTTCTACAGGCAATTCTTGGTTTTCAGAACCTGCACTTTCAGGAATAGTTTCTTTGACTTTATCTATTACTTTTTCTTGTTTCTTTTTTATAGGATTTACAACAATCTCAGTTTTTAACTTGGGAGTGCTTAAATCAATAATAGGGGGAACATATGGGTCTATACTATTATAAATAGAAAATAAAGTTCCTCCTTCTTGTTTTTTCACTACAGCTCTTTTTAAATCAGGAGTGGGAGAAGTAGATTTTATTATCTTTTTTCTTTTGTCTCGTGTATTTCCTAAAAGTAACTTGTGATTTTTTAATAAGCGAGACTCTTTTAATTTCATTAACATTTACTTGTTTAAGTTTAAAGTTAATTAGCGAAAGTGTTTCGTACTAAATCTGCAAAACTTTCACTATTCAAGTTATTTAATCTACAGATAGTGCCTCCAGTTTTATGTTTCCATTTGGCGGCATTTCTGGCAAAATTAGCTCTTTTTTTCTGAAGTGGAGTTGCATTAGGATTGTTTAGAACTGAACGAGCATGTTCTTGAACACTTTGTCCTGCCCTTTTAGCCGAAGCTGTAAACTTCCCTCTATTTTCCTTTTTTATATGTATACCACTTCCGCTTTTATATCTTGGAACTAAACGACCTCCTCTTTTAAATCGAAGAGCACTTTCATAATCTAAACTTTTTAAATATGCTAAAGCAGCACGTTTTAAAGATTCTGATAAGTTAATTTTTTCTACCATACTATAAATTATTAATATATTCATTTTGTAGACTACAAAAATATCGCTAAATTTGCACATTATCAAATGAATAATGATATTATATGGAATAATGTAGAAAATGTTTAAAAAGATTTTAAAAGCAAGTATTTAATTAAATTTAAAAAGAAGTATTGTATTTAACATGTTAGATTTCTTCAAAAAGGTGTTCAACTATATAGACAAAATCAATCCTACAATCAAAACAGTTATCATTGTAGCTTTACTGTTTTGGTGTACTCAAATATGCTTGGTAAATCAGGGTAAGGTATTTATAACTGATTATATTGAGTTTGTCGAATATAGTAATAGAAAAGCAGAAGAATACTCTATTAAAATGTCGCCCAAAATTAAACAGCAGATTGAGAATATAAAGAACAAAGATTCGGATGCTACAAATGTAATTTTAATTTCGTTTCATAACACAAAGAAAAGTCTGCAAGGGTTTTCATATATGTTCTTAACAGCATTGACTGATTCTCCTACTGAACTTGCTGATAGTTATACTGAAATATGGAGTGACCTTCCTTACTTACAATATTCAGACGAGGTAGAAAAGATACGAAGATTAGGGTTTTTAAGAACCGATTCTATCGGATTTCTAAAAGAAGATTTTCCCAGATTTTATAAAAAGTTAAAACAATGCGAAACTCATGCTGTAGCTATCTATCCAATAGATGGAATAGATTCCGATGGTGCAACAGCGCCAATAGGGTTAATTGTTATACTTTATGACAAACCTAAGCAATATTATTTAGGATATTATAATACTTGTATTGCCCCATCTACACAAATACTTTCTACGTTATTAAACTATAATGCAACAACAAATAAAAAGTAATATGAATATGAAAATTGATAAGAGAAACGGTGAAGTTTGCTATAATGATGAAGCTCATCTTTACTGGAATGAACATGACAACTCTAAGTATATCTCTGTGACTACTTTAATTCATCAATTTACTCAGCCATTTGACAAGGAATTCTGGAGTGCCTATAAAGCTTTAGAAAAACTTATTCCTAAAGATAGTTGGGGAATAGAAAAAAAATCATTGCTTTCAACAAAAAGATTCGATGTATCAATCTTGGATTTATATGATATTTCCAACGAAGAATTTAATAAAGTACAAGAAGGAATACTAGAGGAATGGGATAAGGCTAATAAAGAGTCTTGTGAAAGGGGAACCAAAATTCATGCAGAGTTAGAAAATCAGTATTATAATAAATCTAAAGATATCAGCTTAAAGAAATTTGGACTTGGTGGAAAGTTTGAATGTAAACAAGGATACACAGATTTGGATTTAGAAAATGGAGTATATCCAGAATACTTAATTTATTATCAATCAGAAGACGGAGTTCTCAAAGTAGCAGGTCAAATTGACCTTTTAATAAAAAATGGAAACGACATCTATATTGTAGATTATAAAACAAATAAGAAAATTGACCAAAAGTCTGGATTTGATACAACTACTAAAAAGAATGCAACTATGTTATATCCTCTTAATAATTTGATGGATTGTAATTATATGCACTATACTATGCAATTAAGCACATACGCTTATATGCTACAACAATTAAATCCTGACTTTGTAGTTAAAGAATTAATAATGGTTCATTATGACCACGAAGGAAATGAAACCATTTACAATCTGGATTACTTAAAAGACGATGTAAAAAGACTATTTTCATTTCATAAAAAGAATGTAATTAAAGAACATCAACGAGCAAAAAGACAAAGAATAGAATATTAATCCGAGTAGAAAAAGTAAATAAAGAGAGCATTATTAAAGCCAATATGCTTTAAATGTTAAGCAATGATAAGTAGTAATCGAAAGGATTAATACTGTTCTACATAAGTGTTATGGAAATAGGAAACATAGTAACTGGACATTTAAATGAGGTTCTTAGTCTTAATCAAGATATATCAGAACCTAGGATGAGGATATGTTTAAAATGTCCTCTATACACTCCAAAACTTGGAGGTGTGTGTAATATAAGATTATGGCTAAACCCTGAAACGGGTGATGTGAGTACAGAAAAGAAAGATGGATATTATAGGGGATGTGGATGTAGATTACGAGCTAAAACTACTATATCTAAAGAAAGTTGTCCCGCAAGAAAATGGTAAATTTTTTAAAATGTAAATGAATTATGGAAAACAAAACGTACAATCCACAGTCACTAGAGCTACATAATGTAGAAGAAGTTAAAGTTGCACAACAAGTAGTGGGTCTTGAGTCTGGAGCTCAACACTTTGTTCTAAATTCTTCTGAAGACGTAGAAGAAAGAATGAAACGTGATGCAGCTGTTAAATTCAATGATGCCGTAGATGAATACACATCTAAAATGGATAACTATATTAAAGATGTTGAAGACAAGGCAAAGAGTATAGCAGAGAATATGAACGGATTAGAAATTATGCCTGTGTTTAATTATTTAATAGTAAGACCATACGACCAAAATCCTTATCAAAAAATTAAAGTTACATCCACTGGACTTATTTATGATTTAGGCGGACATAAGCCAGAATTTAAAAATCCTGATAATGGCCAGTTTGAAGAAGAGGAAAATTTTATTGTAGTAGGTAAAGTTATAGAAGTTGGCCCAGAGACTAAATATGTTAGAGAAGGAGACGACGTATTCTTTACTAAGCCTTCACAAACACCAATTCCGTTCTTTAAAATGGGACTTGTTTATGTATCTGAACAACGTGTGCTTGCGGTAGTGAATGAAAAATTGAGACAGCGTTTTTTAAAAGCTTCTCAGGGAAAATTAACAGCTTATAATAAATATTAATATGGAAGAAAAAATATTCTTTTTACCTGGAGATGTAGTTACTCTTAAGCAAGATTTGCCAAATAAGCCGATTATGCTAGTAGTGCAAAAAGAACTCTATTCTCTTCGTCCGAAAAGTAAGACGGAAGAAAAAAGTCCTTTAAAAGGAATTAAATGTAGATGGTTTACATCTGATGGGTTTATGCAAGAAGCTATTTTTAATACAAAGGATTTAGTAAAGGTATAATATATTAACAGATAAGGAAAGTTATTAAGTTAGCTTTCCTTTATTTTTATAGACATGGCAAAGAAAATAAATTTTGACCCAGAATTGATGGGACATATAAAAGCTATTTATGGAGATGCCGACCTAGATAGCAGAAGTTTAGAACAGATTTATCAAACATGGGAAAGTAATCCTGATATAATAAGGAATACAGCAAGACAAAAGAAAGCGGGTTCCGTTCAATTAAATGGACCTAAAATACAAGTTCCAGGTGCGTCTGCAAAGCCGTCAAGATTACAGCAAACTGTAGAAATCGCACAAGACGATTTGAGAGGAGTGAAATCATTTAACGATGCTTTTAGAGAGGCAAGGAATAGGGGACTTAAACAATTTCAGTGGGGGAAAGGCACATATACTACACAGATGGGAAATACTTCTAGGGGAGACTCTAAAAAGAAAAGCACACGAAATAATGTTCTTCCAGAAGTTGTAATAACAGCTCCCAGACTTCCACGTTCTTTTCAATATTATGGAAAAGAGATAAAAGCTTCTCCTAGTAAAGAAGAGCCTGCAACATTAAAATCATATTCTTACTATAGGAATAGTATAGAACCTATGATTCCATCTGAGCCTTTAAAACAGTTCCCTCCAATAACTTCTCTTTACGGAGAACCGAAGCTATCAATAAACCAGCTTCCGGCTATGGAGATAAATACTCCAAGGGGGCCTTATAGAACAGTAGGTCCTGACTCCAGAAGTTTTAATCGAGGAAACGATTTTATGTTAGTAACAGGAGAGAATTTAACTGCTTCTCCAGAAGATAATCCTTCATATGATAAGATGGGAACTGTTTCTGAATATCCTTATTCTAAGCAACCTATATGGTGGGCCGGCAAGTTTCAACGAGGTGGAAAATTAGACGAAAAGCAGAAAGCTTTTGTTGCCTACCTTATAGAAATTTCTGGAGCTAAATCTGAATCTGAACTAAATGATTACATTCAAAATCTAGGAGAAGATGGTTTACAAGAACAATATAAACAATTTGAACAACTTATGACACAAGGAACTGAACAAGTATCTGTTGCAGCTAAAGGTGCTAAATTAAATTACATCAAATCTTTAAGAGGACAATGTCCAGATGGATTTGAAATGAATTACTTTAAAAAAGGCGGAGTAATTTGTAGTAAATGTATAAAAAAAGCACAAGCACAACAAGCAACCCCGAAAGCAGAAAAAGGGACTAAAGTAGTTAATGATTTCAAAGCTGAAATGGAAAAGTGCGGAGGCAAAATGAAGAAAAAATCAGCTAAGAAACAAACAGGAGGTCCAATCATTGAAAAAGACCAAAATGGGAATAAGATGCTGAATGAAAAAGATTGGAAAAAGAAAGTTGATAGTGAAGCTAAGGCTGATTCTGCGGCATATGCTAAAGCTTATCCTAAGAGCGAAATAGCTAAGAAGTTTAACAAAGAAAATTCTAAAAAGAAGCCAGCCAAAAAGCAAAATGGTGGAGTAGTTAGCGATTTTCAAAGAAGTATTATGAATAAACAAATAGCTAAAAAAGGTTTAATAGGAGCTTCTGGTATATTTCAAAGAATTGCCAATAAGAAAGGAGCAAACGCTCAAGCATTTGGAAATATGAAACAATCTATTGATAATCAAGTGAATGCAAATGCTCCACTTAATCAGCCAGTCTTTTCAGCAAATAAACAAGTAGCTCCAACTCCTAAGTTAGGATATAGAGCTTCTAATCAAATTCCAGTAAGTTGGCAATCTAGACCAGTACAACAGAACGGAGCAACTTTTAATCAAAGTTCACCAGTTTCGTTTGAAATAGGAACAGCGTATCGTTAATATAATTCCATTATGCAGAAAATATTTCTATATGATAGTGTTAATAATAGAGTAGAGCTTAATGTGCCAGAGATTCTCTTAGTAAGGGAATTTGAGGCGTTGATGGATAATAAAAGAAATATTACGCCTAAGGATAAGAAAGGAGAACATGGAGAGCGAGCCTTTAAAGAATTCAAATATATATGGCTCGCTTTAGATTGGCTATCTCCCTACTCAGATTATGCAGAACAAGAAAGACATCAACAAGCATTGAAAGATTCGGGTCTTACTGAAGATGAATTTAATGACCCTATATTTAGAGCGGCATGTAGAAAATACAGAGCTCTACAAGAAGAAACTCGCTCTATTAAAATGCTAAAAGCCGCACAAAATACTGTTGATAAATTTATTGATTATTTTAATAATATAGACCCAGAAGAGAGAGACTTGCAAACTGGAAGACCTATTTACAAAGTGAAAGATATTATGGCGGAAATCTCTAGTTTGTCTAAAGTTAATGGGGAACTAAAAGATTTAGAAAGTCAAGTAATGAAAGAAAAATCTGAAGAGTCTACTCTTAGAGCTGGAGCTAAAGAAGGATTTGTTCCAGTTGGATTTTAATTATGGCAAGAGGTAGAAAAAAGAAAGTAGTAGAAGAACCGGCGGTTACTATACCTTCTAGAATCCAGAAAATTATTAAAGAAACAGAGGCTAAAGAAGAATCTGAATTTAGAGAAGTTATCGAGGAAGTAATAAAAGAAAAAGTACATTCTGAATGGGATGTAAGAATAGGAGAAAAAATAGACTTTTTCGATTCTACTTTATCTTATGAACTTACTGGATATAGGCCTATTAATGGAACTAAGGGATTAGATTTTAAATGGGAATGGTTTACAGAAGCCAGAGAAGGATTTCTTAGAACCGGACACTATGGAGGATATAAACCTGGCTCTAAGGCCTATGCTGATTTTTGGACTCAAGAATATATAAGATGCCGAGATGGAATGACTGTTAATGGCTATACTATTACTGGTGATAACTATTTTTTCTTAAATTATTATCAACTAATGGATTTAACTTCTGCAGATAAAGCTGGAGCTGGTAGAGTATATGCCTTTCCAACATTTTTTGTAGCACAATACGAGTATTTTCATTATATAGAATTATGTAAAAGACTTCGTAAAAATGCTATTGGATTGAAAGCTCGTGGAGTCGGATTTAGTGAAATTGGTGCAGCTATAGCTGTAAATACCTATAATTGTAGAAGAAATGCTGTTGTAGTTATTGCTGCAGCTTTAGATAATTACCTTACAAAAACTCTTGATAAATGTTGGAAACAATTAGACTGGTTAAATGATAGTACAGATGGAGGATTCTTTAAATTAAGACAAATTCAGGATACATCTATGGCGAAGCGCGCTTCTCACTATAAAATTCTAAATGGACAAAAAGTTGAGGACGGGTGGATGTCAGAAATTACAGGAATAAATGCGGATAAACCAAACAAAATTCGTGGAGACCGAACTGATTTATTAATATATGAAGAATCCGGTTCTTGGCCCAAATGGAAGAAGGCCTTCATGCAAGGAGATGCATTAGTAGGTATTCAAGGAGCTAGGTTTGGAATTAAGATAGGATGGGGCACAGGAGGAGATAGTGGTCCAGCCTTAGAAGGGCTTGCTCATGCTTACGAATATCCGGATGTATATGATGCCTTACCATATAGACATCATTTTACTATGGATGGAGGTGAGACAATAACTGCTTATTTCATTCCAGCATATTCTATTGTAAACGACCCGAAATACACAGATAAAAGAGGATGGACAGACCCAGTCAAAGCTAAAGCTTATTATGAATCAGAACGTGATAAAAAAGTAAATGACCCAGAGGCTTTAGTAATTTACTGTGCTGAGTATTGTTTTAATGCCGACGAGGCTTTAGCTCTAGAAGGTGTAAATAAATTCAATAAAGTTTTAATTGCTGAGCAAATTGCGACCATTAGAGCAGATAGAGCTGGAAAACCTATTGAGCATGGAATGTTAGAATATACATTCAATGGAGCTCATAAAAAGGAAAATATTACTGGATTTAAGTGGATAAAAAATGCCAGTGGTAAAGTTCATATATATGAGCATCCGGTTTGGACTGTAACAGAATACGATGATTTAGGAAGACCTATTACTAGACCTAAAATGAACGACCTGTATGTTGCTGGCATAGATAGTATTGATATTGGACAAAAAGATACGTCAGAAGCAACTAAAGACCCATCTGATTTTTGTATTGTAATTAAAAAAAGAGTCTTAGGACAAAGTGACCCAGCGTATGTCGCTTATTACAAAGATAGACCTAATGATGTTAGAGAAGCCTATAAAATGGCGATTCGATTATTAGAATATTATAATTGTAAATGTGTACTGGAGGCATCTAAAGTATCTCTTTTAACATGGGCAAGAGAAAATAAATATTTAAAATATTTTATGCGAAGACCTAGAGCTACGATGCCAGATATAAACTCTGGATTAAGTAAAGCATACGGTGCTCCTGCCACAGTCGCTGTTATTGACCATCAGACGGATTTAATTGCTGCTTTTGTAAATGATTATTGTCACACTATTTGGTTTTTAGACATGCTAGATGAACTAAATAGGTATACAGACGAAAATAAGAGAAAATTCGATATTATAGCCGCTATGGGTATGGCCGAACTTGCTGACGAAGAATTAGGAAGTGTTATTGCTAGACAAGTAGAAGATGTTACTTCAGGATTCGAAGATTTCGGTTATTACTATGATGAAAACGGCCGAAAAAAATGGGGAATTATTCCAAAGAATAATCCAAATATACCTAAATATAATTTATTTGAACATTATGACTACGGCGGAGCTAGAAGCAGCAATCCGAGGTATAATTCGGGATATTTATTGTAAAGAATATATAAGCAAATTGATTATAACAGAGTTACCCGAAGGAGGGTACTCTGCTAAATTTGCGTTGAATAATATAGACAAACCTTTAGTAATATCCGCTCAATTAAACGCTACTGATTTTCTTAAATTTATGAAAGAAGAACTTAGAACAAAAAGCCTTTGGAGAGTAGAATATTCACTTGGGTACAAAACATATCCAGAAGATTGTAAAGACGCGGATGTTAATAGACTAGAACCAATATATGAAAAATACTAAAAAAGATAGTGAATTAATAGAAAAAACTGATAGAGCTATCTCAGAACTGGTATATCCTAAATATAGATTACAGAAGGCTTATAATTATTATAATTGTAAAAGAGATGCAGAACAATATAGGTATTTAGAAGAAAATTTTGGGCTTGGGCAAGCTACCTCAGTAGAATTCATACCTTTAATTAGAAAACATGTTGATGCACTGGTTGGAGAGTTTTTAGGAACTCCAATTATTCCTAAAGTATCTTGTAAAGACTCCGAAACGATTAGCAATATAACAAGAGAGAAAGAAATTTCTATTTCATCAGAAATATATTATTTTCTTCAATCTCATTTACAAAATACTTTATTAAAATTTGTAGACGGGCAAAATATAACTGATACTTATATTGAGAAACAAATTCAGAAACTTGTTAGTGATTTAGACCAATCTTTTGTATCTCAGTATGAAATAGCTGCACAGAATGTTGTAGAATACATTATGCAGTCTAGGAATACAGATATGCTAACTAAGTTAAGAACACTGCTTCTCGATTTACTTATTACAGGATACACATTTTATAGAATAAAACCTTCTCCGGAAAAAACTAATGTCAGTATTGAGGTTTTAAATCCTCTTAATACGTTTATTGACAGAAATCCGGAATCTATTTATATCAAAGATTCATACAGAGTAGTAGTACGTAAATGGTTAACTAAAGCCCAAATACTTAATTGCTACGGAAGAGATTTATCTAAGGAAGATATTGCTAAGATTAAAGATATGTGGCATGAGAGCTTTGATACTTCTCATTATTACGTAAGGTCCTTTACAGACCAAAAAACAGGAGAACCTTTAACAGACGGACTTGATGCTGGAAGAGAAATAGTTCCGGGATTCCCAGATGAAAATATACAATCATATAATTATAAACTAATTCCTGTCTATGAAGTTGAATGGCTAGAAACGGACAAGGATTTTGTGATGCAAAGATATGAAACCGTAAGAATTGGGCAAGAAATTTATATTCTAAAAGGAGAATCTGAAAATGTCATAAGAAGTAAAGATAATCCAGCTTATTGTGGATTAAGTGTCAATGGAGTTTATTTTAATGATAGAAATAATGAACCTTTTTCTCTTGTATTGGCTTGTGCAAATTTGCAAGATAAGTATGATTTGTTGCACTTCTTTAGAGATAATCTAATAGCCAATAGCGGAACTGCTGGAGACTGGCTGGATTTATCAGTACTTCCTACAGCATTAGGAGTTAAACTTCCAGAACGTATTCAAAAATGGATAGCTTATAAAAAATCCGGAATTGCTTTAATCGATACTTCTCAAGATGGACGTCAATTTAATAACAATACAACATTTTCTGGATTTGATGATACTGTAAAAGCTCAGACCATACAAGGGATTCAGTTAGCCATTGAAGCTACAGAACAAACTACTAGTTCTATAACTGGAGTTTTTAGAGAGAGACTTAATGGAATACAACAAAAAGATGCAGTTACTAATGTGCAAACAAGTTTAAATAATTCATTCATTATTACTAAAAAGTATTACCAACAGATGGATTTAGTAACCAATGAAATACTTCTAGATTGTTTGAACATTGCAAAAATAGTATATAAGAATGGATTAACTGGAACTCTTATACTTGGAGATAAATTTCAAAAAGTTTTTACTGCACTTCCCGAACATTTTACTCTTAGCGATTTCGATATTCATATTATCACAAGTACTGATGTTATTCAAGATATGGAAGCCATACGTGCTGTTATTCCTGAATTTATAAAAGCTGGAAATTTGGACCCTAGTATTATATTTGAAGCATTAACAGCTAAGAGTTTAACTGAACTTAAATATAAAGCTCAAAAAGCACTTAGTGTTCAAAAAGAAGAGAATAGCCAAGCTCAGCAACTAGCTCAACAAAATGAGCAACTTCAACAACAGCTTCAACAGCTTCAACAGCAACTTCAACAAGCTCAGAGTAAATTAGAAAGTCTAAATGAGGCTAAGTTACAGCTTGAACAACAAAAGGTTGAAAATGAAAGAGAGCTTGGATGGTTTACTGCTAAGAACGATGCAAAATATAAGAATGCCCAAGCAGAAAATGACACTAAGAGAACAGAAGTTGAAATACTTCAGTTATATGATAATAACCCGTACAATGATAAAATAAAGCAAGTTTAAAATGGAATTAAAAATGCAAGTTTGTACTGATGATTCTTGTAAAGTAATCATTAAAGATGTCACAGATGTAGGAGACAACGGTTATTTACCAGAGTCTTCTTCTGTAACTGTAAAGAATAGATTTAAATATTCTGATACTGTCTCTATAGATGTTTTACAATATAATAAAACTACCGGCCCAGAAGTTCAAGTTCCTATATATACAGAACATACAGATACAATTAAACCTATTACTCTTCCAGTTGGATTCGATGGATGGTTTGATGTAGTTCATATTGTTTTACCTTCTCAAGAATGGTTTATAAGAGAACAAGAGAAGGAATCAGGGTCAGCTCTTCCAATATACGATACCGTATATTTCTCTGACGGAAAGAGTATTTATAAATATATAAACGAAGAAGTATCTGCAGTAGAGTTATCAGAAGTTATAGAAAGAAACGAAGAAGGTACAACTATTTCTAGAATAAGTGAAAATTATGTGTCCATTTGTTTTCTTAAGAAATGTTATATATCTTTGTGCCAGCAAATATTTAATAACCGAGGATTTAGTAAATGTTGGAGCAAAAGCACTCAAATAGGCGAGCTGACTTATAGAAGAGATTTAGTTTGGATGGCGATAAATGTTATCGAGTATATGACTGAATTTAATCAACTTGCTGAAGCAGAAAGAATAATAGAACAAATAGGAGGTTGTAATGGATTATGCAAATCAGAATTTAAGCAGATTTCTAATCACGAATGCGGATGTGGTAAGTAATCTTAAGGAAAAAGTTATTTGCGAATACCAAGATTTACTTTTTTCCTTAGAAAAAGGATATAAACTAGATTATCAATTAATTCTTGAACAAATAAGTTTAATTGATTTACTCGAGAATAATGAAATAGATGATAAAAAATCTATATTTATTTCACAATTTTATATTAATAATAGATGGCAGGTAAAGCTATTTTAACCCCTGGAAATTCTGGAGGACAAGCTTGTCTTCAAGCAGAACCAACAAAAGATACTTCACAGTATCTAGAAAGAGATAATTTTCTGGGAGAATATAGTGAGGAAAGTGAAAAGCAATTGGTAAGAGAGAATTTAGAAGTTTATCCTAAAACTTCTGTATATACTAAACTGGAATCGGATACAATTGCCAAACAATTAATTAAAGATGCGTTTACAACACATCTAAATTCAGACGACCCTCATGGTATTTTACCTCAAGTAAATTCGCAGTTAGAAGGGATGGTGAAAGATGATGGAAGTACTCCATTTAAAGCTCCTCAAACAGGAGTTGACCCTATTGCAGAATTCCACTTGACTACAAAGAGATTTGTGACTAGTTTATTAGATAGTCACTTACGTACAGATGACCCACACAATATAATGGATAAAGTAAATGAGGCTTTAACTGCATATACAAAACTTTCTCAAGTATATTTAAAGCAAGAAGTTTACAAGAAGAACGAAGTTGATGCTTTATTCAGTCCTTTCATTAAAAAAGATGGAAGTACTCCTTTTATAAAAGCTCAATTAGGAGTTGACCCTGTTGCTGAGAGTCATCTAGCTACTAAGCGATATGTTGATTCTGTGATGAATAATCACTTAGTAGATATAGACCCTCATGGATTTATGTCGATTCTTAATCAGAGGCTTGCGCTTTACTATAAAAAAAGTGATACTTACTCCAAAGCAGAAACTTATTCAAGAGCTCAAATTGATAGCATCATAAACAGTTTAGTAATTGAAGCTGCAAAAGGTGCTATTGAAGAGCATATAAATTCCTACGACCCCCATGGAACTCTTAAAGAAATCTATGGAAAACATTATGTACAACGAGATGGCACCATTCCTTTTACTGCCCCTCAGTCTGGAGTTGAAGGTACTGAAGAGAATCATCTGGTCGTGCTAAGTCAATTGAATGAACAAATAGGAAACCTTAAAAAAGAAATTAAGGATAATCAGCCTGTATGGAAAACTAGTGGGCCAGTACAAACAACAGTAGGATTTGTAGAAGATAATTCAGAAGTTGCAAACGAAGTTACATTTCAAGAAGCTATGGATGCAATTTTTTATGGACAGGCGGTTGCAGTTAGTGCTCCTCCTACAGCAGTTATTGGAGAATCTGTTGAAGTAAACATGCAAGTTCATGGCATAATTGCTCTACAGCACGCAGAATTATTTCAAAATGAAACACTAATCGGAACCTTTACTGGAGAAGATTTTAAAGATGGATTTCATTCTATTCAATCAAATCCAGTTACAGAAGATACGGTGTTCAAATTTGCAGTAACGTTAGTCAGCGGAGTTGAACATACAGTTACTTGTACAACTAAAGTTGCTTTACCAGTATTTGTAGGATTACTTCCTCAATGGAAGTCGGCATACACTGTATCATTTGAGTATCTACAGGAATTAGTTGGAGCAGATTCAATAAATAATGAATTTACAGCTTTTGGAGATGAAGCATTTGAAATTACTCATAAATATAATTTCTCAACTCCAGAAGAACTTAAGCATTTATTTATTGCAATACCAAAAAGTTATCCAGATTTAGTGGAAGTTGTCACTCCTGCCCAAAATTTTGGAATAGATGCTTTCGATGTAATTAGTGATATACCATTTCAAGTTCCTGGAGCTGCAGAGGATGTAATATATAAGCTTTATGTTTATAAACAAGCATTAGCATTCCTTAATTCTGAAATAATATATAAATTTCAACCACTTTCACCGAGAAAATAAAAATGGGACAATATAGTGAATTAATAGGAAGTTTTCGCAGAACAGGTAATTTTCCAATAGAGAGCAATTACATTTTTGAAAGCGAAACTGCTTTAAAAGAATTTTATAATCTTCCAGAAAATAAAGCTACCTTGCATAAAGGACTGCTAAAAATAGTAGCAGACTCCACTACAAATAACCAATCCTTATGGTGGGCTATTAAAAAGGAAACTAATGATGAATTAGAATTTAAACAACTTATTACATTTACAGATGTCGGAGATTTAAATTCTAAACTTGCTGAGCTGGAAGAAAAATTAAATAAAGAGATACTTGATAGAAAAACTGCTGATGATGCTATTTGGGGAGACTCTGACCATACAACTATTCCAGAAGGACTAAATAGTTTAAAAAAGTTAGCTAAAGCCATAGAGAATTTAAGATTTGATTTAAATACTTTATCTACAAAAGTTTCTTCCGTAAAAGAAGAATTACAAGCTACTGTAGGAACTTCTGTAGAAGATATAAAAGGATATCTATCAACTCTTACATACTCTTCGTTAACTTCAGTATCTAATGAATTACATAGGTTTCTAAGTACTAAAGATGTAGCTAACATCCAAATTAATACATTCCCAGAACTACAAGATTTTTTAGTAGGATTTACTGATTCAGATACATTAAAAGATGCGCTTGCTAAAATAGTTTCTGATATTATGGGAGACCCAAGTCCCACTTCTAATTTCAGAACTCTAAGAGGAATTGAAGATTTTGTAAGGGCATTACAAAGTACCTTGGAAAATAAACAATCTAATATCCAATCCGAATTAGACCAAACTCAAATAGGGGTAGGTTTAAGTGGGGATGGCTCTTATAATCCAGACCAATCTACTACGTATTTAAAAGAGGCAACATCAGTGATGAATGCCTTAAAAATACTCGATGGATTAATTAACGAAGCTATAAATAATGTTAATATTCAATCAGTTGATACAGATACAATTGATTTAACAATCAATAAACTTTCTGATAAAACTGAAATATCTGGTATTGTAAGAATTTCAACAGCTGACGGAAACAATGTTATAGTAAAAAATGATGGACTTTTTTGTAAAATTGTTTCCACCTATGAAAACGGAATTTTAACTATTAAAGTTAATGATGTAATTATTGGGCAGCATATTATAGGATTATCTACTGTAGTAGAAGATGCAAAATATGACCCTGGCCAAGAAGCTATTGTTATTACATTTAAATTATTAGATGGAACAAAGCAAGTAATCAATATCCCAGTAGGAACTTTGATTAGAGAATGGATTATTGATAATTCTGACCCAGATAAAGTAGTAGAACTTGTAAAAGTTGAAGAATTAGGAACTGGGCCAGATAAATTATCCGCGGATGTAAGATTATTTGTTGGCGATAACAACTTGTTACAAAAAAGAGGAAATACTTTATATGCTGGAGGTACTTCTGAGAATATTACGCATGACGGAAAAACTTTAGCAACTGTAATTAATGAACTTAGCACAGATACACAGACTGTTAAAACATCTGTTGAAAAGGTAGCTAGTGACTTAGCTACAGAGACATCAAGAGCTTTATCAGCAGAAGCAAAAAACGCTAATGATATTGTTACAGAAGCTTCTAGAGCTAAAGTAGAAGAAAATAGAATTGAAGGATTAGTAACTACTAATAAGGAGAATATAAATCAATTACAATCTGATATAAAGTTAAAAGCTCCAATTGATTCTCCAGTATTTACTGGAGTCCCTCAATCATCTACTTCTCCCGACGCTAACGACAGCTCTCAAAGACTTGCAACTACTAACTGGGTTAGAAGTGTTGTTCCTAGTCAAGACACTATTGCATCATTAATTTGGGGTAACTACGATGAATAAAAAAATAACAAGACCACAGAATATGAGCCAACTAGACTATTTATGGACTACGTATGGCTCATACGAAGTGTCTAACAAAATAGACACAGAAAATACAATTCCCACTTCTACAGCGATTAAAGAATGTATAAGTGATATTGAAGCGGGAATTACAGAATTAGACACAGAAAAGGTGCCTGATAACAAGATAAAAATTTTAGGCAAAACTCCCGATGGAGAGGAATTAACGTCTATTCTTATTGACGAAGATACTAAAATCTTAGGATTTAAAAGACATACCATAACTCAAGAAGACATAGATTCTGGTTGGGGTACTGCAATAGGAGAGGAGTGGATACTATTAGAAACTTCCGTTGGAAATTTTAAAATCCCTATTGAGGACCTAATAATTAAAGGACAAGAATCAGATACTGTTATTAATCAAACAAAGGATGGAAAAATAGTATCTTCGATTAAAATTAATAATCCTATTATTAATAAGTCCGTTACTTTAAAAACTACTTCTGATGGTTTATGGGCTGATTTGATTCTAAATCCAGATACCGAATCAAAGGTGTTAATTATAAAAAGCGATAAAGGAGTTGAGTGTAAATTTAATTGGATTGGTACAAACATTCCTGTAGGATTTAAGGTATTTAACACTTTCGATGAGTATCAACTCGAAACTGCCGAATCCGGTGTAATATATCTAGTTAAAGATGTTAAATCTATATACTTTAATGGAATTAAGTTCTCGTCTGTAGGAGTTGACCCTCAAAATTATTACACTAAGGAAGAAGTATATAATAGAGTGCAAGTGGATGCCATGATTACTCCTCACACAAATGCATACACCAAAGAGGAATCGGACGCATTATATTCTAAAATAGAAACTACTAATAAATTAAGAATAGATTTGGACTATGAATCTTCTAGAGCTCTAGAAGCTGAATCTAATATAAATAAAGAATTAGATAGAAGAGTTACATGGGATGAATCTAAATCTAAGGTTGTACTGCCTTCAGGGGGTCAATTAGTCGGCATTAAATACGGCTCCGATGGAAGTAATCCGGAAGATGGGGCTACGATTGCTCAATTAAGTAAATTTGATAAAATGGATTTTGGGTCTTCAAAATATCCATTGAATCTAAATGTTCCAGCTGGACAAAGACCTACAGTACAAGAAGCAGGTCAATCTGGTGAAGAAGCTCACCAAATAGCATACTTATCCGATATTCAAACTAGCGTAGATACCTATACTAAACAAGAGAGTGATGCTAAGTACGCTACTATTGAAGTCGTAAATACTAAGGTTGATAAGGTAGTCGGAAAACAATTGTCTACAGAAGATTATACCTCTGAGGAAAAAGAGAAGTTAGCTGGACTTTCTAATTATGACGATTCTAAAGTAAAAGAAGATATTAATAGTAATACTCAAGCTATAAGTACTTTAACCCAAACAGTTGATTCTAAAGTAGATAAAATTGAGGGAAAGAGTCTTTCTACAGAAGACTATACTTCTAATGATAAAACTAAGCTTGAAGGAATAGAAGAAGGAGCTCAAGTTAACACTATCACATCCGTATCTGGACGTACTGGAAATATTGTTTTATCTAAAACTGACGTAGGGCTAGATAATATAGATAATACTTCAGATTTAGAGAAACCTATATCTATAGCAACACAATCTGCCTTAGACCTTAAGGTTGATAAAGTTTCTGGTAAAGGATTATCGACTAATGATTATACCTCTGAGGAAAAGTCTAAATTAGAAGGAATAGAAACAGAAGCTAATAAATATGAGCATCCAACAACATCCGGTAATAAACATATCCCTTCCGGAGGAACTTCTGGGCAAATATTAGTTAATACGGAAGACGGAACTGCAGCATGGGCTGATACAAGCAGTAAAATTGAAGAACAGTTTCAATTACTTAATACTATGTGGGAACAGCTCCAAAAAGAACAAGTAAATCTTCAAAGTCAAATAGATTCTATAACTGTTAACGAAGATGTATATGCTTACGGAGTTGAATGGGACGTGACAGTAGCAGACCCAACTTTGACAAGAATAGGAAATCCGCTATTACATAAACAACTTCCTATCCAATCTTCTTTTAGAGGTTGTGTTGCGCAGGGTCCAGTTATTAAATATTGGTTAAATCCGAACAATTGGGCGTATAAAGAAAATGGAGAAGCTTCCGTATTAGATGGAACAGATGGTACTGTAAAAGTACACTCTATAAAATTTTATGGTAAATCTGGAAGTAAAGAAAATAAACGATGGGTTAAAATTTCCACAGTAAAAGTCGACGACACCTGGGTTGAAATTCCAGAATTATTAATTGATGCATATAGATGTACAGTGGATACTATTAATTCTGATACACCCAAGGCCGTATCGGTAGTAAATACTTCCGCAGAATTTAGAGGTGGAGCTAATAGAGCCAATATGGACAGCTATCTTGATTCTGACAAATTTAGAACAGACCTAGGTAAACCTAGGACTAGGGTTCCTAGAATAACTATGCGAACCTATGCTAAAAATGCTGATTCTGAATTACTCTGTTATGAATACTATAAATGGATATTTTATTGGTGCTGGGTAATAGAGTACGCCACATTTAATTCACAAGCAGCGTATAATGCTGATTTAACAGCTGAAGGTTATCATCAAGGCGGATTAGGAGATGGGGTTACTACGTGGGATGGTACTAATTGGAATAACTATAATGGTTATTGTCCACTAACACCATGCGGATACTGTAATGAATTTGGTAACTTTACTGGCGTAAAGGATTTAGTGATTCCTGAAACTGTAAAGAATGAGTCTACAACAATAGCTTCTAAGACATTTAAAGTTCCAAGATGGAGAGGATTTGATAATCCATTTGGAGACATCTGGACTAACTTAGATGGAATAGTATTAAAAGGAGAAGCTGCAAATGAGGATAGTAATGTATATACAACAACTAATCCCGAAGAATTTACAGATGAAATAGGTAGTAAATCTATTGCTGGAATAGAAGTTGCAAAGGAGGGTTATACAAAAGCCTTCGACCTAGGCAGGACTGGAGAAATTATTCCTTCAGAGGTTGGTGGTTCATCAACAACATATATGTGTGATTATCATTGGTGCAATGTTTCGAGTACATCGTTGAGGACGCTCCTCGTTGGCAGCGACGCTGATAATGGTGCTTATTCCGGTCTCGGTTACTTCAATTCTCACAATGGGGTCGGCGTTGCCGCTGCCCATGTCGGCTTTCGTACAGTAATTAGACTAAATTAAAAGAAATAAATATAAATTAGGGTGCTATTTCTTTACTTTTGTATTGGTTCAGACAAGATTAGTAGCAAACACTCCTCGTTAGCAGCAACGCTAATAATGGTACTAATTCCAGTCTCAGTAACTTCAATTCTAACAATGGGGTCAGCAATGCCAATGCCAATGTCAGCTTTATTATATATTAAGTCAAGTAAGAATAGTTTTTGTCTGAAATAGTATCCTTGCCCCTTGGCAAAAAATGACGTAGTATTTAACATAACGGGTGTTAGTAGGATTATTCTCGAACGCTTCCAACTAAAATATATAAGACCTTGAAACGAATAGGATATTTACACGAACAGATATATTCTCTCGATAATATTTATCTGGCAGATAGTAAGGCTAGATTAAATAAAAGAAATAGGTGGGGAATAAACAAACATGATAAGCATAGAGATATAGAAAACATCGAACTAGCTTTGAAACTGAGAGACCTAACATATGAAACCTCTCAGTACAGCACATTTACAATATATGAGCCTAAGGAGAGATTAATCTTTAGGCTCCCTTATTATCCAGATAGAATAACACACCATGCTATAATGAATATCATGGAACCGATTTGGACAAACATTTTCATAAAACAAACATATTCGTGTATAAAAGATAGGGGAATACATAATGTAGCATATGATTTAAAAAAGGTCTTAAATAAATATCCAGAGGAAACAAAATATTGTTTAAAAATGGATATTAGAAAATTTTACCCCTCTATTAACCACGACATCCTATATAATGATATACTCACAAAGAAGATAAAAGATAAGAAGCTTTTAGCACTTCTTCGAGAAATTATTTATTCTGCAGAAGGGGTTCCTATTGGAAATTATCTATCTCAATTCTTTGCAAATCTATATTTAACTTATTTTGACCATTGGGTTAAAGAAGAGTTGAAATGTAAATTTTACTTTAGGCATGCTGATGATATAGTTATATTGAGCGATAATAAAGATTATTTGCATAATATTCTAGTATCAATCAAGACATATTTAAAGGAGGTCTTAAAATTGAAATTAAAGCCAAATTACCAAGTTTTCCCAGTAGCTAGTAGAGGAATTGATTTTGTTGGTTATAAATTTTTCCATACCCATACTTTGATAAGAAAATCTATAAAAGTTAAACTTTTTAGATTAATTGCAAAGTATAGAAAAAAGAAAATATCGAGAACTGAGTTAAAACGAAGAATTCAAGCCTATTTAGGCTGGCTCAAGTATTGTGATTCTAAAAATTTATTAAGAAAAGTTCAACGACTAACAGGGTTAAGATGTACAAACTGGAATGGGAAAGAATCTAATATTTGTAGATTTTATAACAAATATATCCATGTTGTAGAAGTAATCAATTTCAGTAAGTGTTTCAGAGTTGATTTTGTCTACAAAAATAAACCTTATTATTTTAAAAGTAAGGACAAACGATTATTTTATTCCTTACTTAGATATACATTTCCGGTAAATTTTAAAATAAGACCTAATGTTAGAACCAAAAAGAATAAGTATGAACGTTCAGCCAGATAAAATTCAATTTCTTGGGAACAGAACATATTACTATAATTATGACATTCAATCTGAACAAGTTTTAGTAGATAACATAGAGACTGATGAACCGCATGAAGAAACAAGATGGAATTATATCCAAGTACATTTAAGAGGTTTTCCAGACTACAAAAAATGTATCGAAGCTGTTATTAGAGCCTATTTAACATTAAGTGAAGAACTCGCAATAATTAACAAATATAGTTCGTATCAATTAGGAGTAATAAAAGACCCTTCTGCTAGTTCTGATTATTATGAATATACTAGTTTAATAGCAACTATAAAGGCTAATGTGAAAAAGGACTTTGAAATTCTAGAACCAGAAATTTCAGAAGAACTTGTTCCAAGTCAAGCGGATATGATTAAACTACTACAAATACTTATAACAACTGCTGAACTTTCTGATACTCAAGCATTAATGTGCAAATCCTTATATCCTACTTGGAGGAGTTGTATAGGAAAAACGTTAAATGCTGGTGATAAAATAACGTACAAAGGGATTTTATACAAGGTAAAACAAACTATAAACACCGTATTGGAAAACCAAGCACCTGGTATAGAAACTGCAGCACTATACGAAGAAATTGATGAAAAACATAAAGGTACAAAGGAAGACCCTATTCCTTATAATGGAAACATGGAGCTTAAATTAGGCAAATATTATTCACAAGAAGGAGTAATTTACCTATGTTCTAGAGATAGTGGGCAAGCAGTTTATAATTCCCTAAAGGATTTAGTTGGAATATATGTGGTTGTTGCTTAATAAAAACTATTAATAAATAATATTTATGGCTGAAGAAAAAAGAGTTATATTTAGTTTCTTGACACTTGATGGCTTTAAGGCAAGACTTGCGGATGGAACATTTACCCCTCAAGGGAATTACATGGTCTTTATTCAAGACAAGAAACTTATTTGGACTAAAGGGCAATATTTTGCTGAATCTAATGTAGCTATTATTAAATTAAGTTGTCCTACTCCTAAGTCTCCTGGATATAATATAACAGAAGAGGAAGCTCGAACTATTGACGAAGCTTATGCTAATGGAAAAGTATTGATTTTTATATATGACAATATTCCTTTGCTTGTTAAATCAATAACCCCATCTGAATCTGAAGATTTAGGCTCGTATGAAGCTTTTGCCACTGATGTGATTTACAGTGATTCTCTTGGATTTAAGTTACTACATTATAGAATTTCTATAGATACTAAATCATTACTTGTCACTATACTTTTTTCAGATGATGAAGAATTGTCTTTAACTAATACAGGAAGTGGAAATGAGTATCTAGCTAATGATGGAAAATACCATGTTATAAATACAGAATCTGTTGAAACTACAGAAGCAATTCCTGTTGCAGGAGGGCCTCTTGCCGAATTACTAAATAATGCAGGAATTACAAGTATTTCATCTAAGACTAATATGCAGGATTTACTAATGTCGTTGTTTACAAAAGAGTTATGGCCTTCTCAACTTACGTTTAAAGAAGGTACAATTACTTCCTCTATAGGACAGCCGACATTTACTTTAAATAAGAGTGGATTAGTAGAAGTTGGAACCAAGGTAACTATATCAGAGATTACTATTAATGCTGCATCTTCGGGCTCAACAAATCGCAGTTACAGCGGATTCACCTATGGGTATTCTATCGCTAATGATAATACAAAAGACAATTCTAGTACAACTATTAATGTTTCTGCTACAGGAATAGCATCGACTAATGATGCTTATACATTAAAACGCACTATTAATTCTGCAGAAGTTTCTGCTCCAACAAATACAAACCCTTCTCAAGTCAAATTAGATACTACTACGTTTGAGGCAATAGAAGGAAACAACAGCGTTAAAGCCAAAGTTACTGGAACTAAATATTCAGGAACATTCGCAAAGATTCCAGTTTATTATGCTTGTTCAAATCTGGGCAAAACCAGTGCAAGTCATAAGTCAGATGCAAAGAGTCAAGTAACTATTACTAGTTCAATCCCTTCTAACTCTAAAACGATATCTATTACTGGAGTATATCCATATTTTACAAATAAAGATAATATTGTTGAATTTGCTAAACTTGCCTTAACTACTAATAAAACTTTAGATATTACATTTGTATCTGAGACTGCTAGTAATAAACACTCATTTAAGTTGCCTGCTAAGTTTAATGTAACTAAAATTACATTATTAAATACTCTCAGTGGACAGTATGAAAACTATGATGTGAATAAATTTACTACAACTGAAGAGAATATAGATGTTCAAGGTAAGCAAGTAGCTTATAAAGTATATACTCGTAATGATGGAACCAATGGAAGTTCATCATTTAAAATCACATTCGCATAATTATGAGAAATAAAGGAACGTTTGAATTTAGTGGTAATTTAGAGGTAAGGCAAGATGGGCCTCTTGAAGCCAAAAGTCTTGCCACTAATTATGCCGACTTAGTTAAAAAAGAAAACTGGACTGATTCAGATGGAGTAGTTTGGGTATATCCAGGACTTAATGTTACTTGTAAAGATAGGCCTGGAAAAATATATCAATTAGCCTCGGATGATTATACAAACGAAAATAACTGGATTCCGATTGGAGATACATCAGAAATTAGTTCTAAATTACAGGATTTTATAAATAGCAAAGGCTCTGCTAATGGAATTGCTTCCTTGGATGAACAAGGGGTAGTTCCATCTGCTCAGCTTCCATCATATGTAGATGATGTAATCGATGTTTATGCTACTTATGATAAATCTGCAGAAGGTGTTTTAAGTAATATACAATTATTTTCTAATCAAGAAAAAACAACTCCTATCACTCCAGAATCAGGTAAGATTTATATAGATGTAGAAGGAAATTATCAATTTAGATGGACTGGAACGCAATATGCAACTGTAGGTGCTCCAACTGTATTAGGAGAAGTTACTGGTACAGCATATGATGGAGGTAAAGGTAAGGCTTTGTCGGATACAATAAATAAAATGTCTAACAAAGTAGTTGTTGGACCTACTACTGTAATTTCTTCTACTAATAATGTAGTAATAAAGTACCAAACACATTTTACATCTACTAATTCAAATAGCGAAGATAGCTCTGTAATTAATGCTGCTACTACATCTCGAGCAGGTGTAATGTCATCAGCTGATAAACAAAAATTAGATACTATAAATCAGGCTAAAACTCTATCGAGTGCAACTGCTGGGCAGTGGATTAGATTTGCAGAACTTTCTGATTCTGGGTATAATTCAGCTTTAGTAACTATAAAAGAAGGAACAGCAGGAGCTACTTTCTTTTTTAAATGTAGAAGTAACGGGGAAGTTACAGTTAAAGTGATGGATGTAACTCCAAATATTTATTTAACTAAAATAAGAGTTATAAAGCAAAATGGACAATCTAATGGATATTTAGAGGCTTATATCGATACTGCAAGTTCTTCTATAGCTGCAAATATCTCTTTAAGTATTAATATAAACCTTACGGATATAACTGTCACTAGTGGAATTCCAGGAGGGTATACATCAGAAGAGGTAAGTTTAGTATAAATTATTGGGAGAGGTAATCTCTCCCTCAAATTATCTATTATGACACAAGAATATGTTATTCAAAGAAAAGGAGCAGTTATATCAGAGGGAGAAAATTCTTTTGTTCCAGAGAAAGGTTTAAGAGCTGCAGAATATAGACTTATAGGTAATACTCCAGATGCTCAAGCTTCTGCAATATTACTTTGTGAAAGCCGAAATCCTTCTCAATGGGCTGGAATAATTGGAAGAATTTATGCTCTTAGGGGTTGGAAAGAATCTTTTAATATATCCTGGATGATAGATGTAGTCTGCACTCAATCTTATGCAGACAATAAAATCTTTAATGTTGGGGCTAAAATAGGAACAGGTCAAGCATCAATACAAGCTGGAACTTGTGAATATCAAGGAAAAACTTACTTAGCTCTAAGTGTAGGGAGTGATTCTACTATGACACTTTTCTTTACAGGACTTCATTCAGGAGATTGTTTATTTTCTATAGTTAATCTAAATGATGTTAGTTGGAATGAGTAATAAATTTTATATAACGAATCTATATAATAAAAACAGGGAGGGGTGTTAGGATTTAAATGCTTCCTTTCTTGTATAAAAGAAAAAGTATGAAACAAGAATATATTACTGATACAATTCTTACAAATACTATAGCTGCATTAAATGAACAAATTAGTGCGCTACAATCTGCTTTAAGTAATTTACAAGCTACAGTAAATTCTAAAGTTAGTCAAGATGATTTTAATTCTTTGCAATCAGTTGTAAACACTAAAGCTTCACAATCATCATTAGATAGTTTGAGTAACACTGTATCTGGCAAAGCTAATTCTTCAGATGTTTACAGCAAGTCTGAAATAAATTCTACTGTTTATAGTAAATCTGAAGTTAATTCTTTATTAAGTAATAAAGCTGATAATTCTACAGTTAACAGCATACAATCAACTGTAAATAACAAAGCAAATCAGAGCGACCTTAATAATGTATCTGGAAGAGTTTCTACTATTGAAGGACAGTATGTCAAATCTTCTAATATTAGAACAATTACTAAAATGACTTCCTCTGAATATGCTTCTTCAAGTAAAGATGCTAATACAGCTTATTTTGTAACCGATTAAATTTATAATTATGGGAGAAGTTAAAGTTAATGCAGATAATGTTAATGAATTGTGGTTAGATAACGAGCAATTCCTTGCTTTGATTTTTGATTTTACTAAGTTATTTAGTCAATTAAATTTAGATACAAGTGGTGGAAGCAGATTAGGTAATTATATACATGTTTTTAATTTAAGTACCAACAATGTACAAATATTTGGAACTAATGTTCCAGACACTACTGTTCTTGCAAAATCAAGTAAACTTATTGAATTAACTAATTTTGTATCTAATGCTACTATAACATATAGAAATTTAGGTAGTGCTGAATTAAAACTTATGTTGAATTTTCATTATAGTAATACAAATAATCGTTCTAACTTTAATTACAACACAATTAATTTGAGAAATACTGATTATTCTGATAATTACGAATTTGTTACATTCGGTGGAGTTATTATTATTTTTAATGCTTAAATATATAAAATTATGAATGAAAATAATAATCTTAGAATTGGAGCCAGTGGAGCTGGACTTTTTGTAGGTAGTACTGAGATAATGGGGGGGGCTTGTAATTCAATATGAAGATGACTACGACTATAGTGAACCTACTTATTTTATTTTAAATAAATCAAATATTCCTGTTCATTTTGTAACGTCTTCTGGTGAGGAAATTACTATTAATCCTAATAGTATTTATCATACTGTTGTCAATACTAATGATTTTTTTGTTCTTAGAGATAACATAGTATGCAGCTATAAATTTATTGTTTCTAATTCTTCTTATGAATTTCACGAACAATATGCTGCTCAAGTTGAAGAATATAGTGGTACTCAGTTACCACCTAACTCAAATGAATTTGCGCAAGGAATGGGAATAATATCTATAACTCAAGTATTTTAATAATCTATTAAACTAATAGGGGAGGGAGACCTCTCCTCAACTATTAAATATGAAACAAGAATACGCTCTTAAAGAATATGTAATCGAAAATAATTATGGTAAAGTTATAAATGGCTCCTCTTCTGAAATATTAACCAATTGTAATCTTACTGGAGATGAAGCAGAAGCTAAAATAGTAGCTCTATTTGGCAGCATTGATTTATTTAAATCGTGTGTACAAGATATACTAGATAATCATACAAGATATTTTTATCATACAGAAGGTGGTACAAATAGTTGTAAAGAAATAAATGGACTTGCTTGGAAAAATGCAGATACATATGAATTAGATTTTCTTTATGAGTACTGGACATCTGGTATTACTTATACAAAAAAAGTTGTACTACAAGTTACGGATTCAAACAATACTAGATTTGCTATTATAGAAGATATTTCTACTGACAAAAGTTTAGATCAAAAACTTACACCTAGTGAAAAAAGGCTAGAAAGTAATAGCGATTTAAATGATTATAAAACTCAAGGCTCATGGTGGGAATCAAGTACCGCAACATTAAATACTATAGCCAATAAACCCGTAGGAAGAGTAGAAGAAGCTGTATTACAAGTCTTTAGTTGCGGTAATAATTATAAACTTCAAGTATTTTATAATATTACTCAAAATCTTGTTTTTATAAGAGCATATCAAGCTGACCATTGGACTTCTTGGAAAGATTGCAGCGGCGATGTTACTCAAGGTGGGGATGGAATATGGTCTATTAGAACCGATGGAAATGCTCAGTTCCAAAGAGTAGCCTCTGTTAATGGATTCTTTAAAGAGTCAGATAAAAGATTAAAATCCGATATCAAACCTTTAACTCATACATTAGACCAGATATGTTCTATACCAACTGATAGTTTTACTAAATCAGGAATAAAACAAATCGGAACAATTGCTCAAGACTTAGAAAAAATAATTCCAGAAATAGTTTCTGAAGATTATAAATTAGCTTCTGAAGTTCCTAACAAAGAGGAGTTTGAAATTATTCAGCATCAAAACAAAGGCCAAGTTGATGATTACATAAAAGTGAAAAAAGTAGAATATGATATGTTAGGAGTCATAGCTATTGAAGGAATTAAACTTTTAAAACAAGAGATTGATAAATTGAATAATCGAATAAAAGAATTAGAAAATGGCAGAGATAGCGACGTGGAGCATGATTAACTCTAAAACTGGGTATGGTTCATCGGGCTCTTACTGTCCTACAAAATCAGAAATATTATCTTACAATAGATTATATGTGGAAGGAAGCTACTCCGATAATCAACTTGTTCAAATAGACGATGTTAGAAGAAAGACGGTAGGAAATATATACATACTCAGTATAGATAACAATAATGGATGGCTAACTGTCGCTGATAATGCTTTAGATAGAAAATCTCAGCTGTCAGTAACATATACTCTAAGATATAACGGTAAAACTTTATCTAATACTAAAGTGATGTATACAAACGTACATTCATTTATGGTATATTTTACTGCAAATACTTTTAAGTCATTTATAATAGATTCTGTTAGCCCTACTGAAGATAATGATTATATTTACGTAATAGGAAAATGATTAAAATTTCGTGGTATAAATATGCTATTATTTCCATGATAATAGCTGCAGTATTTGGAATCACATTGGGTATGGGAACCGCATGTCTGATTCCTGTGTCATTTGCAGTACTAGGTTGTAGTGCTTATGAAAACTTTCATAATGATTTATCTTATAAAAAATCTCTTTTAGAAGGAGGGTTGCCTTCATTAATTGGAGGAATAATTATTTGGATATGCTTTTTATTAGCATAAGATAAAAATTTTACAGTATATCTACATTCATCAATAGTCTGTACGGATAAATTTTGAGTGCGATTATATTTATTAAGGACTTTTAAAGTTTTTTAATAATTTAGTTGCAGGACTCAAAAATTATCCGTATTTTTGCATTGTTATCATAGGATGTAGACCGAGACGTCTAAAATTATACTAAGGTCGAAATTCATTGGTGACAGGTAATCTAACGTCGGATTACTTAATTTTTTAACAATTTAAAAATTTTAGAAATGGCAGAATTTTTAACAATGGAAGAAGCCGAAGATAAATTCGGTAAAAGGGGAGAACGAACGCAGCCTTAACTCTCGGTATTATTGGTACTGCACTTGGTGCATTTGCTAATAACGGAGGTTGTGGATGTGGAAACAACGGTGGTATTTTAGGCGGACTCTTTGGAGGAAACAACAACTGTTGCGCTATGCAAGCTGCTGAACAAGCAAAAACTATTGCAATGGCTCAAGGACAACAAGCTGATAATTTAGCTTGGGCTAACAGAGTGGAATCTATGCAAAATGATATAGATTTATATACCTATATCAATGGCAAAACACTAGCTACAAATGAAAGAATCGGAAATGAATCTCAAGTTTTAACTAACCAAATTTGGAAAGGAAGAGTTGAAGATTTACAAGAAAAGAGTGGAATGTACATCGATTTAATTACTCGTGACAACGCTCAAAATCAAAGACTTTGCGATGAATTATACAAACGCAGAGAACAAGATGTTCAAGAAAAAGCCGATTTATTTGCTAGATTAGGTTCAAGAATCTCTGAATTAGAGAAGAAAGAAGCTGCAACTGCTGCTGCTCTTCCTTTAATGTTCGAGCTTAATAAAGTTAATGCTGAAAGATATGCAGATAATTGCTGCTGCAAAACTGAAAAATCAATCATGGCTGTTGATGCATATCTGCAAAGACAATTAGACCATAAAATTGATGGACAGTTGAAGTATGCTTATAGCGATTTATGTGCACCAGTTCCAAGCATAGCTCCTTTATATTGTAGTCCTTTTACTCAGTACGGTACAGGAATGTACGCTGGTCAAGCTGCATCCAATTGGAATGCAGTTAACACAGCCGTAAACGGGGCTTGCCCTACTTGTGCTGCTCAGTAACTAATAGAGATATTAAAGGGAGATTATGAAAGTAGTCTCCCTTTATTTTTATTTACCTAAAAATACACTGTGTAATGAGTATAAAAATCACTCCCTTTGGGACTACCACTGATACACAAGGAGCACAAATGCTTGAGTTTAATACATCTCTACCATGCGGTGCAAGAACAGATATAGCTCCTACTTCAACACTAACCGTAACTACAAGATGGGCAGAAGTCGAAAATGGACTTCAAGTTACTAAACTAGATTTAATTCATAATTTACAATATGTAGACTGTAAAGGCGCTACCAAAGTCGTTACACATCCTTATTCTACAATCATTGCAACAACCAACGCAACAACAACTCCGGAGACTATAACACCAGTTGTTACTAAATATGTTGACGTTTTAATTCCGAAAGGAGTTGATTATGTTACACAACAGGTAATTTCTGACTCTCCTACAGTTAATGCTCAGATAGCACATTGTGCTTATTCTGTATTTACAATTACGTTACCTGCAGCTTAAGATTAGTAGAATAATAATTTAAAACTCGAATGACATGTTTGGCAATGCTTATGGCTCTACTAGCTTGGGTGATTTACAGAAATCTTACTATCAACAACTGGAAACGTTAAGTAAAATGCAACAACAGCAGCAAATGCAGAAGCTGTCTGTACTTGATGAAATTAATAGAAGTGTAAGTTCTTTATCAAACGAGGAACAATCTGTATTAGCACAATCTCATGATTATCAACTAGCGAAACAAACTTACGAAGCTGGATTTATGGCATTTATAAGTAATAAGTTTGCTGGAGAATATGTAGCTACTCCTGATGGAAAAATAGCTGCTGATAATCTATTAACTGCAATAAATCGCTCAAAAGAAAAGATTTCTGAGGAATTAAAAGCAAAACAAGAAAAGATAGACACTATGCTAAGTCTCCTTGAAAATGACCCAGAAATCAAGAAAAGATACAATGAATTAATGACAGGCAAAGAAATACAATAATGGTTAGTGATAAAGAAATATTAATGCAAGCTGCTGAAAAATATGCAAAAGGAATCGCGAGTAACTTTTTCGGATTATCCTCGCTACCAGTTCAAACGGCAGTCACATATGTTATAAGAAATTGGGTCGATAAACATAATGATATGATTGACCTTTTCGTTGACAAAAATGGAAACATTAATACTAAGATACTAGGTGATGCAGCGAAAGCTGTACTAAAAGAAAACAGTGGATTCACTTTGGGAAAAGTCAAATTTGGAGAAGCCGATGTAGATGAATTATTTGGAATGTTCGACGAAATCAAACGTAAGAACTCATAATATAAATACCATCGGCAATCCTTTGTCGGTGGTATTTTTGTTTAAATCAAATAATTATGAAACATATTTTAGTACAGAGAACATATAGAGGAAACGCTTATACTATCGGTAAACTTTTCATTGATGGAAATTATATCTGCGATACATTAGAAGATGTTGATAGAGGATTAAGTAATACTATGACGGAAGATGAGATAAAAAAAATAAAGATATACGGAGAAACTGCTATTCCGACTGGAACTTATAAAGTCGTTATGAATGTAGTCAGTGAAAAATTTAAAGATAGAGTATGGGCTAAACCTTATGGTGGAAAACTTCCCAGATTAGTTAATGTTCCAGGATATGAAGGAGTGTTAGTTCATGTGGGAAACATTGCTAAAGATACTCTTGGTTGTATTTTAGTAGGAGAGAATAAAGTTAAGGGCCAAGTAATATCCTCTACTAACGCGTTTAATAAGGTAATGAGTATTTTAAAAGATGATAATGATGTTGAACTAACAATTGAATAACATGGAAAAGTTATTTGGAAGAACTTATGAAACTATAGGTTCTACTGGTTCAGACTTTATCATTAAAACCAAGGGTCAAGTAAAAATTCAATGGGGAGGAAAATTTATTGATATAGTCAAGGATGGGAAGTTAAATGTTGATGCCAATGTGGTTAAATCTGTCAAGACTAAATCTGATATAAGTACTAGTAATGGAATTTATAAAGTTGATGAGGATAATTCTATCTATATTGTAATAGATGGTGAAATAATTAATTTAAAAGGAAAAGTAGATGGAACATATGTCGCTTTTATAGGGAAACAAGACGCCACTCCTGAACAAAAGTATAATGCTTTAACTAACATAGGTTTGATTTACGAGTCTGAAGAAGAAGCTATTTCGTCTGGCCTTACAAAAGGGCTGATTTATATAGAAAATACTCATAAACTATATACAGTGATTGATTCTACTTTAGCTGAATATTTTCTTGATTTACCAAACCCATATCCTAAACAATTGATAGTAGAAAAGAAAACACAGGCTTCTGATGGAGCAGTTGTGGTTAAGGGTTATGGTAAAATTAATAGTTTTGCTGCACAGGATACCTATTTGTATCAAGACGGAGATTCTTCTATTCTTGAGGGAAAAGAAATTACTTTAATAGCCGGAAATTCAAAAATTATAGAAGCTACAGATTCGTCTCTAACAATAAATAAATCTTCTACGTTTACAGAAAATACTCTATCTAATATGTTTAAATCGATTGGTGGAAGTAATTCTTACGGGTTTAGGTTATACATGTCTGGAAAAGAATCTACTTTAGAAGTAGACAATATAATATGGAGAAATAAGCCAATTGACGAATCGGGATATATATATCCAACAAGATGGCTACAGAAAGAATCTGTTATAAAAAATTTAGAAGAGATAGAAGCTCCGGAAAATGATGATTCTGATAGTAGATGGAGAATAACTACGTTGCAACCTAATAGCTATGAAATTGGAAATTTATTATGCACGTATGTAACTATTTCATATACAGATTCTGAAGAAAATGATATTGTAGAAGACATACAATTAGCCTTTAATGTAGAGAATGTGGAGGATTCCGTACTTACTACTGCTGTTCAAGTAGTATCAGGTTCTATAGAAGCATCAGAAGTTTTTAAATTAAGTATTCCAAATTATTTATCTGGAAAGAAACTATTTTTTGTTGCGAGCGGAAATCCTATAACTAGAATAACCAACAACAATATAGACTTGCTAAATATAGGTAATTTAGATGAGGAGCGAGATATTAACAACGTAAAAACTAGAATAGGAAGTATTCAAGACCTGAATTTTACAAGAGAAGGGCATAATATAGGAACTTTGGCTGAAGGAAACATTGGAATTTATTCTGATAATCTTATAACTGTTGGAGCTAAACAAATAAAATCTGATTTATATGCCCCTACATTTAAAGCTTCTCCTAGTGGGGAATTTCCAAAATATGATACAGGGTTTGATATTCCGGTCGATGACGATTCTAAAACAATAGTAACTTCTGAATGGGTAAATGATAAAACTGATAAACGTTTAGAAGAATATGTTCGCAAAGACCAAATTATATCTTTAATAGAAAGTTATATCCAGCCGGTCGATGGAACAGATTCTAATCCAGCAGTTTTATTAAGCGGAACTGTTAGAAGAGCTACTAACGCTTCTACAGAATGGTATTTTATAGGTAGTAAAAAAGATAAAATCACTAACGTAAAAGTGACTGTAAAGGGAGGATTAATGACAGTCTATTTAGCTCCGGCATCGGGCAAAACAATTTTTATAACTTCAGTTTCTGCGGTAATTGGCGATACTGGTCAATTTAATGGTAATTTTAGTGCTATAAATTCTGGCGGAAGAAGTACAGGTGGACACTGGTGTAATGCAATCCAAGACCCGAATAATTTAGGTATGATTAGAATTAGGGAATATCATCAGGCTAACAGCAATAATGATAGTTGGTCAACAGATAATTGGAACCCATCAAATGGTCCAATTTCAGTATCTCTCACAGCTTTCGGATATATAAAATAGTAAAATTTATATTTACACTTATTAATAGTGTCTAGCTTAAATTTACTTATAAAAAAGTTTGCAAATATGATTATATTAAGAATAAATTAAGTTTTGACTTAATTTAGTTTAATGTAAGAAAAAATATCACTAAATTTGCAAATAACTTTTAAAAGGATACATATGGCAATGAACATTGATGATTTAGACTTTAACGACGACGACCCTATCATCCAAAACATTAACAACGATGATGGCTCTCAACAACCAGATTTTGATTCTCTAGACCAAGAGAAACCATGGTTAGATGGGGCAGAAGGAGGAAAAGGCACAACTTCCTCTCCTGCTGAACCAGAACCTAAACAAGAACCTGAAATAGAAGAAGATATTATTCTTTCTTTACTAAAAAGTAAAGGCATAGAAGACCCTTCTAAACTTAAATTTGAAAATGAAGAAGGGGAAATTGAAGAAGTTAATTGGGAATCTCTCTCAAATGAAGAGAAATTGAATATTTTAACTTCCAATGATTCAGATATAGATTATGGATTGGATGAAGAAGAACAGAGTCTTTTCAACTATTTGAGAACTAATGGAATTTCTCCATCCGAATATATTCAATATCGTGAACAAGTAGCAATAGAAAACTATAAACAATCATTAGAAGGCAATCCTCAATATGAGGTCGATAATATTACTGATGATGAATTATATGCACTAGATTTAGAATCTCGTGTAAAAGATATCACAAAAGAAGAAATCGATATTGCTCTTGAACAAGAAAAAGCTAACCCAGCTTTATTTGAAAAGAAAATGCAAGGTATTCGTCAAGAATACAAGGAAGCTGAAGACGATAGGCGTCAGCAAGAAGAACTATTGCATCAGCAAGAAAGACAAGAACAATTTGAAGAATTTCAAGATGGAGTAATGCAGGCTTTAGAAAACCTGACAGAGATTGGAGGCGTAGAGCTTAATCTAGGACAAGAAGACTTAAGCGAAATTGCCGATTTCATACTGACATCAGATGCGGCAGGAGTTAGTTGGCTAGGCAAAGCACTCGATGACCCAGAAACATTAGTTAGGATGGCATGGTTTGCTATTAAGGGGGACGAGGCTTTTGAATCACTCACTGAATATTATGCTAAAGAGATTACACAGCAAAAACGTGAAGCATATACTGCTGGATACGAGGATGCTAAAAAAGGAGTTCAACCTAGAAGAAATTCTAAAGTTGTTTCCAAACCAGTCCCTAAACAGGACAACGATATTCCACCTACAGACGTAGGAAAGAAAACTATTGATGATATAGATTTTTAATAATTTAAACAAGTATGATAGTAGCAAATTTTGTATCAAACAGACCGACTATGTCGGAAACTAGAACTTATGAAGATTTCTATAAGTTTTTAGGAACCAGACCAACTAAGTTAGGCGTTGTATCGAGACTTTATCCAGAACTTACAGCCTCTTATCTAACAGAGTCTTTAAGAAATATCTTTTATCAAGATGTTAAATCTGGCAATAGATATCAAAGCATCGACGCAATGTATTTTGAATGGGAAGTAGAAACCAACTATATTAAGAGAGTTGAGTTTGCTGATGTTCCTACTGAAACAGGTGAAAATGGTTCAGAAATTGTAATGGCTTTCAAAGAAAGATATTACGAAAAATATGATATTTTTAAGATTGATAAAACAATGCAGCAATGTATTGTTGTTAGTCGTCCAGTTCGCAAGGCTGATAACTATTGGGAAGTAGTTGTAAGATTAATTGATAACGATTATTCTAGCATTCTTGACCTTAGTGGATGTCAAATAGGAGATACTACTCGCTTCCAATCTAATGCTATGCCTGAAATGCATGAAGAAGGATATGTTAAATATCAATCTAACATCGAAAAGCATAGAAACTTTATTACAACTCACCGCGTTGATGATAGCTACTCTGCTCTCTACGCAGCTCATGAAAATGTATTCATCAGCATTGCAGAAGGTAAAGACACTGGAAGTTTAAAAGAAACTTTATATAAGATGGACAAGAAAGAAAAAGTTCTTCTTGATAACTTCTTATATGTAAGAAATAATGGTTTATTGTTCAACAAATGTAATGTTGATGTTAACGGTAAGCCTACAATTGTAGACCCAGATACTCAACGTCCTATTTATATCGGAGACGGCATTATTCCTCAAGTAGAAAGATTCGCATCTAAGTATGCCTTTGCTAAGCTTTCTATTGATGTATTCCAGACAGTTTTAGCTACTATGAATGAAAAAGCAGCACAACCAACTGGAAACAAGTATATGTTCATCTGCAACGAAAGAATGTGGTTCCTGATTCAAAGTGTTCTTGGAGATTTCTTAGCTAAGTACAAGACTACAGGTACTTACTTATGGTCTCAAGCAGCTAATGATTATATTAAAGTTGGCGCTACATTTAACTCTTACGAGTTCGCAGGAAATGAAATCACTTTTAAGGTTGATAGAACATTCTCTCGTGAATACGGAATGGAAAAAGGATATTGTTTATGTCTTGATTTAACTGCAGATAAAACTTCTGCACAGCCTCCTATCCAAATGTTTACATTGAAGGGTGGAGATTTCATTACTAATAAATATCCTGGAGTTGGTGGTCTTGATGGATTAAGCTCTGGAGTTGTTTCTAGTCCAGTTGCTGCTTCTAAGTTAATTAACTGGGGCTATTCTGGAGTAGGAGTATTTAACCCTTATAGAAGCTTCATTTTAAGAGAAATCTAAGATAAATAAGATAATTAAACAGATATAGTAAGGGAGTTGAAATAGGACTCCCTTACAATTTTTTATATTGTAACCAAATTTAATGATTTAATATGAGTAATGTTGTAACCCCTGCTGATGATATTATCATTCTTAGAAGTGTTTATGGAAAAGTTGGAATGAAATATTATATTCAGCCATGTAAAGACCCTAAGACAGGCCTATATCCAGAATGCGTAAAACCTGTAAATAGTTTAGGAGATATTGTTTTAAGTGAAAAAGAAAGACAAAGCGGAAAGGTTTTCGTTAAAGAAACCGAAACTTTTATTATTGAAGACGGAACTACTTTAGATATTGGCAGAAATCCTCTTCATGCCGCTGAATGGGAAGCAATTAAAAATTGTGTTCTTATTGCTCCTGAAAGATATGCAAAAGACCCAAAGACTGGCGATTACTTGATTGATGGTACTGTTGGATGGAAATCCCAAAGACCTAGATATGGTGTTGCAGAGCTTTATGTTGATAGACCTGGGTATGAAGCACAAAAAAGAGTTTCTAAGAAAAAGAAAATTCATAATGCAGGCTCCTTTATTCTAGATGATTCAGAAGAAGGAAGACTAAAGATGGCTAGATTATTAGGTAAGCACATGAAAAATATTGCTAGTGCCGATATAACTGATTATTTATTACTTGTTGCAGAGAAAGACCCAGATAAAATTATTGATTTATATACTGGAGACGATATTAATCTTAGAATCCTATTTATGGATGCTAGAGATGCACATGTAATATATGTAAAGAATAAGTTGTATCTATACGGAGATAGCGTAATTTTGGGTGCAACAGACGATGCTGTTATTACGTGGATGAAAGATTCTCGTAACAGAAAGACTCTTGAATTAATTAAAAAGGATACATATCCTGATTTTTACGAGGATGAGGAAAAAGAAGAAAAGGAAGAAAAATCTTCAGAGCCTAGTACTGCATCAGGAGCTAAAAAGTAAATAAATGACTTTAAGACAAGTTTACAGAAGAGTTCTTATAGAGTTAAATAAAGAACATGCCCCCGCCCTTCTTATAGATGATTTTAATCACTTTGCAATGAGGGCTATATATCAATATATAAATAAGAGATACAATCTTTATGATACTACTCAGCAAACTTCCGATGATTTAAGAGTATTGAGTACTACTGCAATTCTTCCAGCTAAACTGTCTGATAAATATAATATTACTAATGTGGAAGGCATTGCTAGTAACTCAATTTATGAAGTAATGCTTCCTACAGATTATTTTCATATCTTAGGATGTACCTGTAAATTTAAGTCAAAAAAAAATATAGGATGTCTAAATGAGGGAAAATTTATTGATAAAGTGGCAACTAGAATGACCGCAGATTTAAATGCAATTATTAATAACTATTATTTTAGACCTTCATTTAAAAGACCTTACTATTATATACATAATGTAAATACTAATGTAGATAATCCGACTAATCCTTACAGTGAAAATAATATTTCTGGAACTGATATAAAAGAAATCGATGATTCAGGGCAAGTTATCAGTGAAAGACCAAGAAGTATAAAGATTGGAAATAAATCTACTTCCTTAGTAAAAAGACAAGGAGAAGTACGCTATGGAAACGTATCTCCAATTAGAATGGAAATTCGATACGGAAACGACGATTCTAAATTTGAATTGGTAAGTGTGTATGTAGAGTATTTAAAAGTTCCTCAACAAATGGTACTTACTAAAGAGCAAGTAGACTTAGTAGAGGATACTTCACAAATAATGGAATTTCCAGATTACGTCTGTTTAGAGATAATTAATGAGCTGACCCACATAATCATGGAAAACTCTAGTGACCCACGATTAAGTACCCATATTCCAATATCAGTTTCTATTGCTGATTCAGCTCAGGCAGTAGGTAAAAATAAAAAATAAGTAACGTATGTTTCAATTTACAACAACTACACTAATCAACGACAATTTAGATTATACTACTAAATTACCTAGATGGACTGTTCAACAAGAAGAGAGCGATAAGGTAGGTAGTTTTAATATTAAAAGAGTTGGAAATTTTAAAAAGCCTTATGTAGCTGCTATTTATAAAAAAGAATATTCTGCTCCAGTATTAGCTAAAGCTACATTAGACCTTACAAAGATTACTTCTGATTCAGGAGTATTTAACATCTTTATGTATATTAGACTTTCTGGAAATCAAAACTCATTGTATTCTAATGATATGGTATTCAAAGGAAAGCCTTTTAATATCCAATTTGAAAAGAAAACCGGGGAATCTGCTAGCCAATTAGCAACTAAGGTTGCTGGTATTGTTAACAAGTATTTAAATATGTATAACTATAAATACTTTAACGTAAAAGCTGTTGATTCCAAATTAGAAATTAAGGCTGTTGATGAGTATCAAAGATTTACGGAGTTAGACGTTCAGGAATATGATGAAAATGCTGGACCTGTAGTTTATGCTGATAGAGCTGGTGGTTTTGTTACTATATTCTCTGCAAAAGAAGCCTCTGACCCAGAATATGATGGAGCTAATATTTTAGTTCAAGGTAAAGAAGGCTTCGGAACATATCAGCATATCATTAAGGATTTAAGAATTCCTACTTTAGATGTGCGCAGATGGGAAGCACCTCTTCAAGATGAAGTTCCTATTATTAATGGTAAATATAACCAATATATTATTTACTACAAGAAAGATAGAGGTCTCATGGGAGGAGCTGCTGTAGGACAACAAGTTATTTCTCAAACCACTCATGTATTCTATGTAAATCAGTCTATAGCTACTGATTTTGAGGCTGGACTAACAGCTATTGGATTTACTGGAGGAACTGGAGGTCCTACTGGAAATAGTACTTCCTTTGAAGAAACTCAAAAGATTGCACAGGAAGCTCTTACTAAAGCAAAAGCCGTTGAAGCTAAATTAGCTGAAAAAGCAGATACTACTGCTCTTGAAGAAAAAGCTGATGCTGATAGTGTATATACAAAAACAGAAATATATACAAAAACAGAGGCAGATGCTAAGTTTGAAGCAAAAGCACAAGAATAAATTATAAAATTGTAAGAAGGCGAGGGCTCTATTAGCCTTCGCCTTTTTTATTATATAACTATGGGATATTACGGAAAATTAGCATCTGCAATATATAATGATGTTGTTTCTGGACTAAGAGGAATTCATTCTGGGCCAACAATGTCACTAGAACAATTAGAAGATGATATAGCAGATGAAAGGTTACAAATTATTAAAGAATATTCTTTAAAGGGAATTTTGCCTAAAAATGATTTGTACCTTTCTATAAATTGCATTGAAGTCGATTGTAAAGATTTGGATAGATGTAGATGTGGACAAGGAGGATGTGAAACACCGGTAGCTCATTTTGAAATTCCACAACTATTAAATGATTATGGAGAGCTTGCTGTAGATTATATAGGTTCTACCGATAGACAGGTTCCGTTTATATATTATACTTCTTCTCAGGCATGGCAATATCATCAATATAGAAAAAGAGGGAGATTTCTTCCTTATGTATATATTGATATTACTCCTAATGAAAACAATATGTGTGATTGTTTTATCTTTAACGCTCCTCTTATAAAACAAGTAAGTGTTGTAGCGATATTCAAAGACCCTAGGCAATTAGAGGAATATGGATGTTGTACTCCAGCAGATATAGAAAATATGTCATTTATAAATAATGAGATAAAGAAAAGACTTACAGAGAAGAAGTTGAGATATTATAGACAGTTTGCAGCTCCAATTACTCCTAACGACCAAACTCCTAAATAATGGCACAGTACAATTTTCATCAAGCTATGTTTCAAGCTAATCTATTATATGGAATTGAAATGCTTCCTCAAGATTTTGAAGAATATGGATTAATTGCTTGGAATTTAATCGGAAATAAAAATGTTAGATTATATAGATTTTGTACTAAAATCCAATGTCCAGATTTTACAGTAGAATTACCCTGCAATGCAGATATTGTAGAGGCTGTAACTTATCGCGCAGAAGATTGGAATTATGTAACAAATAAGACTCCTAATGGAGATTATAATTCTCAATTTATAGAGAATTACATTGAAGGAAGAAAGTTGTTTGAGAACCCCTTGTACATGTCTGGGAAGTATGCAAAATATGAAAGAGTAGGGGATACCTTATATTTTGATAAAAATTATGGGGAGGTTCAAATATTATATAAAGGAGTTATTCTCGATGAAGAAGGACTCCCAATGATAAACGATAAAGAAAGTATTGCTATTGCTACATTTGTGGCTTTTAGAAAAAAGTATAAAGAGGGTCTGATGACTAATAATCCAAATATTATTCAATTATCACAATTACTTCAACAGGATTGGTATAGGTATTGTGATGCAGCTAGAGTTCCCGAATACATTGACCAAAACGATATGAATGAAATTTTAGATGCGAAAACAAATTGGAATAGAAAAATCTTTAATAAATCTTATAAACCAATACGATAAAATATGAATTATGCTGTAGGTCATTCATTTAATGTGGATGAGATGTTTATGAATTTCCCGTATAAAAAATTAAAACTTACATGTGAAGATTGTAAACGAATAAATGGGAATAAAGATAGAGACACTCTTGTAAAAAAAATTTTTAGAGATTCTGTTAAAGTTATTTTAAATGATATAATTGACAATAATGTAACTTTTAAGCTTCCTACAAATAAAGGTATTGCTGATATTCATGTTAGAAGAACTTACGGTGAGGATTTTAAGAAGGCTAGAAAGAGAGGAAAATGGAAAAATGTAGATTTTCTCTCTTCTAACTTTTCTGGCAATGAGCTAGTTCTTAGTATGAAGCACAATGTTTTCTCTAAAGAAAAAATAATTTATGTAGATAAAAATCTGAAATCTAAAATTACAGAAAACACTAATAATGGAATGCAATATTGTTAATTATGCAAATAAAGAAAATATCAGACTATTACAAAGCTCTTTATGAGTTGTATCCAGAAGTTCCTAAAAAAGATATAGAAAGGATTATGACTTATGGATGGAAATTATTATATTTGTATAATATTTATGGGGGAGATACCTTAATACAAGATAGAGGTATTTGGTGTTATATTGGAAGGCTTACAAAAGATTCTGTTAAACATTTTCACTATTATATAAAAAAATTAACTATCAAGTTTAGGGTTCTGTATAAAAAGAAGAAAATTCCATATAACGGATATTACTATTTTGCTTTATCGGATTCTCAATATGAAAATTTTCTGTCTCAACACAACAAAAGAGGCAGAAAACGTAAGACATTTCAATACGGAAATCAAGTTCTATATAAGATTCTTGATGAATGTAGAATAAATGAATATAACAGAAGATATATATTTAAAGTTCCAATAATAACGGATATGGGCTTTAGGTTATATAAAGAAAATTTTATATCTGGAGAAGCAGAGCTAGTGGAGACTAGAGACCCCATGAAATTTAAAGATATATTAGTTAACAATAATGAAAAATATGAATATTTGAAAACATGAGTAAACAAGAAACAGTTAATACGTTTACTGAAGGTTTAGTTATGGACCTTAACCCAATTACTACTCCTAATAACGTATTAACAAATGCTTTAAACGCAACTCTTATTACCTATAACGGTAATGAATTTGTGCTTCAAAATGATATGGGTAATGGTAGAGTAGAAACTGCTTATCTCCCTGCAGGATATGTACCTGTAGGTATAAAAGAGTACGGGGGAATTATTTATGTTGCATCATATAATCCACTTACTAACAAAGGGCAAATAGGTTCGTTTCCATCTCCTGAGAGAAATATTAGTAGCAATGAAATCAGTAAAGCATCAGACCCGATTATATCACCGGATAAGTTCTCTATATCTGGCAATTCGCAGTTTATATACAGATTTAAACTTTTTGGCGATGATACTAGTACAATTATTAGACCAGGTGATAAATTTTCTATTATATTCGAATCCTCTCAAACAATAGAAGCATTAAAAAAGTTTGTAAGTAATTGCCTTAATGTGGAAACTAACGGTAAAATTAGTAGTCCTAAGAATAAATTACTCACTATAACAGTAGCAGTGTTTGACTCTAATAACAACCTACGTGATATAACAGAGCAATTAAAAAGGTTCAATCCAGACAATACTGAGATAGTATTTGATTTGGAAACAGTTCCCAAGGTTAAATTTAATTCTGGATATTTTGCTCAAACATTTCCATCGTCTGCGATTACCGAAGATTTAGTTGATAATTATAGAAAACGAAATGCCGTTAACATATATAACAATAAAATATCTGGAGAGTTATATATAATAACTCAACTTAATACAATTAATTCAATAGATGTAGCGGTTAGAGGATATAGAAATGAAGGGGATTCGATGACTGCCGAAGGAGTTGAATTTGGCAAAGGAACATTATTAATATTTGATAATACTTTTAAATATAATTGTCCAGATGGGTATTATGCAAATAATACAGCTAAAGAGGGAACATATGATATATATGAATCATATTATGGTAAGGAAGAAGATTTTGAACCGGCACAAACTATTAGTGGCATAGAATATGATATCAAGAGCCCAGGAGCTGATTTTACTAAATATATACTTCCATTCGAGGTAGATGAGTCAGAAGAGGGCTCAATACCCTTATTAGATTTAAACACTTTACTATATACTAAGAAGCAATTAGCATCTTATTACTTACCTAATAAGTTAACCGGAATTGTAGATTATAAAGCAATTCCCTGGATGACTTATGGTGCTATTAATGGACTCTCTGTAGAGAGTACTATAGAACTAGATTTACTCGGCACTGGAACTGTATCTATTAACGCCTGGAGATATTATTATGGGACTACATCGGTAACACTCACATGGGGATTAAAAGCATATCCTAAAGAAGGAACATCAATAGCTGAAGTATCTTTTGTATTCTATAATGCTTTTACAGGAGTTGAAGAATATGTATATGTAGCACCTAAGAAGAGAAGCTATAATGGAACATTTACTGATAATATAACATTAGGAAGTATAGCTTCTAATTCTTTATATTTGGTAAAATTGCAATATAGATTATCTGACTCTCCTGACAATATAATACTAGGTTATAGATGGATATTTACAACTCCTATATACAATGAATATTATTTTGATAGTGTAAAAGACTTTAATGATTTAGTCGTATCTAACGAAGTTAAACTTAATCTTAATGTTACAACCGGTACAACATCTAGAACTGTAGTAGGTTCTATTACACAACCAGAACCTAAATATAGTAGTCCTACGTATAGTTCTGCAGATACTGAACAGCTGGATGTAAGGAAAGAAACTGAAGTTAATATGATGACTCCTATCTCTAGTAATTTATCCATAGATAATAGTCAATATTATCCATTTAGTCTTTCCAATAATTATGATGTTATGTATAATGTAGAGTCTGCTCAGTACACTGTTCCAGACTTAGTAACTATAGGGTCTAAGAATGTTGAGAGCATGTACGATTACTCTACCAGGAAGTTTATAGTGGGAGAAACAGCTAATAATTCTACTTATGATATAACTACTGGCAGTTATGATTCTAATAAATTATATGTGTCTATAAAAGATGGCTCTATAAGAGCTCATGTAATTGCAATATCTAGAATTTATGCTAATTTACTTAATAAATCTATAACTGTCACATACAATAATGCTTATACTCCGTTTTTAGACAAAAGGAACTCAGCTTCATTTTCTAAAGTGTTTGGATATAGTAATGGTACAGCCGATGCTTATGCTGCTAAAGAAGTAGCATTTGTGTCCAGAGATAAAGGTAAAAAAAATCATCCAAAAGTTGGAATGATGAATAGAACTTCTAAGTCTTCCTCAGATAGAGAATATAAATTAACAGAATGGAAGGATTACGGTGAAGCTAATTGCTATTTATCTAATCATATGCAAGAAATCATAGATTTTATAAAAAGGCGATTTGGGACTGGAACTCCTCCAACTTGTGTTGTTATGGGTAATCCTGGAGCAAGAGCTAATAATAGACATGCTTATGACGGAGATTCTGATTGTGCGTTGATAGATATAGTAAACAATGTAGATGTTAACACAAATCAAATATTATGGTGGTGGAATGGTTCTACTTATGTGATGGTGAATCAGTTTATATATACTACAACACAGAGCGGTTCTATATATTTCCCTAGTGTGGAAATGCCTGAGATTATATACAGAATATTTAAAGATATCTATATACAATCTGGTGAATCATATAATGACACATATTATGGAATGGATAAGGATTCATATGTATATAATAGTAGTCTCACTGGAAAAGTGACATCGAATATAGGTTGCACAGCAACTTTTAAAGCTGACACTCCTATATTTTTAGTTAATGGAAGTGATTACATCACGTTGATAGACGCTACTGTGCGTAGTATAGTCTCTGATTCAGATGAAGCATCTACACTTATTAATAAGGTCAAATTTACCGCGAATAGAATAATTGAAGGAACTACATCAGTTATATCTGATATAGTAGTGCCAGATATGTCTTCAGAATATTTTGCAATGGATACATTAGCTAGAAGTGAGGGTGGTTTAAAAACAGTAGCTATTACTACTACTAATGTTCCAATTTATCAGGATTATTTAGGCAATCAGTTATTACCTGATAAAATTTATTGTTTAGAATCCGACGGCACTTTAAAGTTAGCCGACACTTCTTCTAAATCTAATGTTGTAAAGAACTTAAAATTAGATAATGGTACATTATTAGTTAAAACAGCAGCTGGCACTACTAAAAGCTTCTATACCAATAGAAGTAATGACACGTTCTGGAGATTCCAGGGAATACCAGTTGTTAATATAGAATTAAAGACATATTTCCCCGCCCAGGGTAATGTTAAATGGGGCAACACAGCGTCATGATAAAATCTTTAATACAAGGAAGTTTTACGAAGCAGCCTCTATCGTTTCCAGCAATTACTACCTCTTACTATCTTAGTCAGATAAAACCAGAGGGCAAGATAGTATATGAATATAATCCCTTTAGAAATTATAGGCTATCTGAAGACGAAGGAGATATGGAAGCAGGTAGTATAGTAGATTTAGATACATCTTTGTTGAAATTTGACTTAAACCATCCGTTGGAAATAGAGGCGCAAGCCTCTTACGATGGGTCTGTTAATTTAATCTTCAATGATAATAATAACATACCGAGATTAATAAACAGTAGGTTTTCAGTATTGCAAAATAATACTTATGAAGTAGTAGACAGAATAGGTAATAATGATACTAATCTGTATGATAGTGGGCAATTTGATTTAGATACATCTCTATATAAAAGGGTTAATTCAATACCTAAACTTGAGTTTGCAGGATTGCTACATTCGGGAAATTTAAAAGTCGGCAATTATGTAATATACATCAAGTATGCAGATGCCGATGATAACGAAACTGATTTCGTTGCAGAATCTGGAATTGTATCATGTTTTATAGGTAACGATGGGGACCCTATGTCTATTAATGGCGGAATTAGAGACGAGAACAGTAATAAATCTATAAATTTAGTCGTTACTAACATAGATGATAGTTATGATTATATTAAAGTATATTATACTAGAGCTACTTCTGATATAGATGAGAATAGAATTGTTACAGCACATAAAGTAGTTAAAAAGTATCCAGTTCGTAACAGAACGTGTAATTTAATAATTACAGGTAGCGAAGAAACTGACGATATATCTATTGCAGATATAAACGTTCAGTTCTTTATGGTAGATAAAGTAAGGGCGCAGACGGCTTGTCAAAATATGTTATTCATGGGTAATGTGAATAAGCCAGATTTAATGTACAGAGATTTATCAGATATAAGTCTTAGAATGCTTCCGTATTTAGAGCCTACAGATGCATCTGAACTTATTGGCAATGTTAATCATGATTACTACGACGAATCTGCTTCATCTACACCGTTTGAATATTATAACAGTAAGAATATTTATTATCATGTAGGGTACTGGAACGAAGAAATATATAGGCTTGGCGTAGTCTATATAATGAAAGATGGGTCATTATCTCCTGTGTACAATATTAGAGGGAAAGATGGAATTCCTGTAATATCTAACTTAATATCTCAAAGTAATGGATATATTTGGAATGACGAATTATTTGATGAATTTGGAGATAGAAAATATTTAGAAGTTGATGAAAATACTTACGAGCTTAATAATTCACACAATTTAGAAAATGCTAAAGGTGTGATTAGGATTAATTATACAGCATCTACTAGGTGTGTGTATGGATTGGGAGTGTTTATATCTCAAAATGTACTAGAGTATTTGAAAGGGCTGGTATCAGGATTTTTTATTGTAAGACAAAAGAGAATTCCTACTATTCTTGCCCAAGCTTATATATTACCAAGAGATAGGGAGTCTGAATTACCTATTATTAATTATGGGGGCAACTTTATTGCCGAGAGGTTTTTAGATGATAATCAAATACTTAATCAAGATTATAGAGCTAGACTTTATACTATCAACGATTCTGAATCTGTAAATCTTGGAGCTAGAGCTGCTATATGTCCAGAGTATACTAATAGACAACCTTATTTTAACCAATTGTTTACTGGAACTAATTATATAATTAGGAATTCAGAAATGATACCTACTATGTCCAGTCTTGAACGTAATATGTATCAGGATAGACAATATTATGTATCTGCATACAGCCCCAGAAATGAAGATTCTTATAAGGAAGTAAAGGTAGTTGGCGTAGGTGATAATGTTCCACTAGTAACTGTTGAAGATGATACATTTAGAGGTAGAGCGGGAGAGGCCGAAGAAGCATTTAGATTTAGATATTTAGAAAATGAGAACAAGAAAAATACTGCAACTAACTTAATAAGAGGTTCATACTCTCCATACCTAGGTATCATTGGTAATGCTAATATAGGAACGATAATAAATATATATATCCCAGGGTATTCTTCTGCTTTAATGTCTTATTATTTTGCAGATAGATATGAAGATAATTCTCCATACTATGCAATTAGCGATAGGGTTAGTATAGAGGATATGTTATATGAGAATCAGTTAGTTAATCCTATTGACAAATACGGGTATCAGCTTAAATTCTTTAGAGGTGATTGTTATATATGTACTTATACTCATAGACTTAATAGAAACTTTCAAGACCCTGATGCTCCAATAAATGATGATATTGTAGACGAGAACACTTGGAAATCATCTTATGATATTGATAATAAGGAAAAACTTATAAATATTAATAGAGGTGATATTAATGCTATAAAAATTGGAAATTGGATTACTTTCAAGTTATGTACATCGTATAATCTATCAATAAGGTCGCTAGACCCATCCTGGCCTGAAGAAGAAGGTCTCACTGGCTTAAAAAGAGGTTTTTATCCACTGCAGGACTTAAGTGTGGATGGTAATACTAAAATTCCAGAGTCTGCAATAATAAACACCGGATTAAGTTCAACTGTTAGTGAGAAACAACAATTTGTGTTACCCGATGTTCCATACATAAAAAATAGGTACGATACTAGAATTATCTATTCTGATATATCAGTAGGAGACGCATTTAAAAATGGATATAGAGTGTTTCAATTAACACACTACAGAGATTATCCTAGAATCTATGGGGGAATTATGAAGATGGTTGAGTTATTTGGAAATATTCTCTGTATTTTTGAACATGGGGTGGCTTTAATTCCAGTTAACGAACGTGCCGTTGCTGGCGAGGGTTCAGGTGGAAATGTCTTCATTAACACCTCTAATGTGCTTCCAGAGAATCCAAAAATGCTGTCGGATACCTATGGCACTCAGTGGCCGGAAAGTGTCATCAAGACTCCCTATTACGTCTATGGAGTGGATACTGTTGGAAAGAAAATTTGGAGAACTAACGGAACTCAATTTGAAATTATTTCCGATTTTAGAATTCAACAATTCCTAAATAGAAATATTTCATTATCAGAAAGGGAACTTACTCCAATTATAGGAATCAGAAATGTAAAGAGTCATTATAATGCATTTAAGCAAGATGTAATGTTTACTTTTTATGATAATCTTCACGGATTTGAAGAAAAAGTTTGGAATATCTGCTACAATGAAGTATTACAAAAATGGATAACTTTCTATTCCTGGGTTCCTTCATATTCTGAAAATATAGATAATATATATTTCAGTTTTGATAGAAATACATCTAAATGGATTAGTAAATTAGGAACTACTTCTAGTGAATCTACTTCCGCTGACGGAATAATTTTAGATAGTGCAATTATTGATGAATGGGAAGATTTTGAGGGGCATAAAGCTACTAATCTTGATATAGTCAACCGAGCATTACCTAACATAGATAAAACTGGGGTACTTATGAAAAAAGAATTTGTATTGGTTAGAGACAATTTTAAGCAATACAAAAACTTTGAAATCAGAAATATAAATGCCTCAGAAAGCAAGTTAATTTATTTAGGAGAATTATATACAGACGAATCCGGAGCTAAGCATCCAGTTATTGATAATTGGAAAACTCCTGTTATTCAATTAAATATTCAATGTAATGTATCTGTAGATTATAAATCCGGGACAGTGCCTGCAGATATAAATGAATATCTAAATGGATGGCATGAATATGTTACCTATAATGTAGGGCTTTATCAATCAAGTATAGCAGTTACATCGAAGGCTATTATTGAAAACGGAGTAAATGATGGATTAAATTTAACTACTGATTTCTGGAAACATGGTCAGTCTGGAATTATAGATATCAAAGATAAACTTAAACCAACTTATTGGTATGGTAAGCAACATCCATTTGAGTTTGAATTTGTTGTTGTAGATAACCCATCTACTCATAAAATCTTTAATAATCTTCAGATTATTTCAAATAAGGCTGCACCTGAGTCTTTCCATTACGAAATTGTAGGAGAGGCTTATGATTTTAATGAAGATAAGCCTAATATGTATTATAGACAGGAGGCTACTAAAGAATTATATCAAAATCTTGGTTCGGATATATTATTTGATTCTGAATATACCGACATTAAAAACCAATTAACACATCCCAAATTAAATAATGGATTTTATACTAAGTCTACTCTTCTTCCATCTTATTACACAAGAGTAGATACTTTCAATGAAATTGAAGACTTCTATCATAAAAAAGATGCTATAGAAGGTGCTACTTATGCTGGATTATCAGGAACAGAAGTTGTTAGAGAAGATTTATTAAATGAATTTAGACTATGGACTCACTCCGAGGCTTTAGACCTTCAAAAAGTGGGAAGAATGAGGGGAAATATGGATTATCAAGAAGATAAGTGGGATGTTCAAATTGCTCCTATTACATTTATTCAGAAAAATGAAGATGCTTGGCCTACTTCTGATGAAGATTCTCCAGGACTTCCTCCTATAGTTTTAAATCATTTCCCTGAAGATATTACTAAAGAGGAAATAGCTGAGGAAGATTTACCTAGAGATTACAAAGATTATGAAGTTCCAATGTATGATGCTGTAGATATTTCTTTACTTGAAGGTGCTGAAATGGAAGACACTCAAGACAAAATAGACTGGAATAAACAAACCTCTAAATGGACGAATCGTAAAGAAACTAGACTTAGAGATAAGTATATAAAGATTAGGGTTAGATATTCTGGAAAAGATTTGGCAATAATTACGGCATTAAAAACATTATATACTATAAGTTATGCTTGAAAAACGAAAAAGAGTTAGAAAGTGGCAAAGTGGAGGGTTTAATACCCTCTTCTCGGCTGCCGGATTAAGTCAAAATGGAACATCTACAATCGTTCCTCAACCTCCTAAAGCACCGATAGATTTTGGGAGCCAGACTAAAGGTATATTCAGTAAAGCTAATATAGGAAATACCATGAATATCGCAGGGCAGGCTGCTAATATATTAAGTTCATTCTTACCACAAAAACAGGAATATTCTGGAGATAGAGGAGGTCTAACTGCAGGATTAGATGCTGGATACGATGCTGTTGCTTCTGCTGCTGGAGCTATTCCAGGAGTAGGTTCTTTAGTAAGTGGAGCTATGCAAGTTGGAAAATTTGTCGGTAACGGATTAAATGCTATTACTGGAGGAACAGATGGAATGACTGGAGGAGATGCTTTTTTAGGAAGTACATTTGGTACTACATTAGCTATGCCTTTTAGTATTATAAATAGTGCTTTTGGAAAAAAGGCTGATACTATTTATAAGGATAATGAAACTTGGGAAAGCCAAGGTTCGGCTTATGGAGGCTCAATGGCTAAAGTAGATGATGCTCTTACTAAGAGTGGTAAAAAATATGGTGCGTTTAGTAATAAAGCTAGGAAAAAAGCTAATAGGCAAATCGCAGAAGCTAAACGACAACAAAATGCAGTTTCTGATATTAATGAAGAAGCAAGAGATGCATTCCAATCTCAGGCAGGTTCCATTGATAGACTTAATAGAAGAAATGCTTTATCTATGGCAGGCGGATACCAATCTAGAGGAATGAGAATAGGAAGAGTTGGAGTAAAGTTGCCCACTCAAGAAGAATTAGCTAGAGTAAGAGAATTTTTAGCTTCAAGAACTAAAAAGTTTGCAGAAGGAGGAAAAATGAACGTAATTCCTGACGGAGCTTTACATGCCCATAAAAATCATATGAATGTAGATGGGATTACTCATAAAGGAATTCCAGTTATTACAGAAGAGGACGGTGGAGTCATACAACATGCCGAAATAGAAAGAAATGAAATTATCTTTACTAAAGAAGTTACTGAAAAGCTAGAAGCTTTAGCTGAGAAAGGTACTGACGAAGCTGCAATTGAGGCAGGAAAAATTCTTGCAAGAGAAATAATAGAGAATACTCAAGATAATACTGGATTAATGCGAGAAGTTACGGTATGAAAATTGAAATAGGTGATAAGGTTTACAACGTGAAAGTTGCTAAAACTGACGAAGAAAAAATAAAAGGGCTGCAAGGAAAATCAGCTCTAGCTCCTGATGAAGGAATGCTATTTGTATATGAAAAGCCAGATACTATTGCTTTCTGGATGAAAGATACGGAAATACCTCTTGATATAGTTTTTATAGATGAAGATGAAGAAGTTATTTCTGTAAAGCAAGGAATTCCAAATGATGAAACTCTACTAGAAGAAGATAATGTAATGTATGTTCTAGAGGTTAATAGAAATTCTGGAATTAAACCTGGAGATGAGCTTGACGAAATAGACGAGGATGATTTAGAAGTACCTATAATGAAAGTACTTGCTCCAGATGGGTCTACTCAAATGGAATTAGAAGGAGGAGAACGTATTTTTAGTAGAAAAAATACAAAGACTTTAATAAAAATGGCTAAACGAGCATATTCTTCCGAGAAGGATAGAGATTATAAAGCCTTAGGAAAAAAAGTTTTTAAATATTTACATATACAAGATACAAATACTCCCGAATATGTAGATGCGCCTAGAAGCAAAGAAGATTAAAATACTTTACTGAAAACAGACTCATATTACTAAATAATTATTTATTTACTTTGATATGTCTGTAAATATTATTAACTTTGTCGAGTATTTAAACGTTTAATATAAAAACACTGAAATTATGGAAGTAAAACCTAAAGTTAAGAAATTTCAAGAAGGTGGTCAAGCTCCAATGCCTGCTGACCAGCCAATGCCTGCTGAACCTCAAGGTGGGGCTCCTGCAGAAGGTGGAGTAGAACAAGTACTAATGCAATTAGCTCAAATGGCTTCTGAAGCACTTCAAAGTGGAGATTGCAATACAGCCTTGTCTGTATGTGGTGGTTTTGTACAACTAGTTCAGCAACTCACGCAGGGACAACCTGGACCAGAAGCTCCTCAGGGAGAACCTGTTTATAAAAAAGGTGGAAAATTAGTAGGTAGACTTAAAAAGTAAGAGTTTAAAAGGAGTGTACAGATTTAATGTATACTCCTTTTTTATTATAATCAAATAATATATGGCACAAGCGGTAAGAAAATTTGAAAATGGAGGCGGTGTCAATCAGGGTACTAATAATACAACAAAAGAAACTCCTGAAACTAGACTTTTTAAAGTAGATAATAGAAATATAGCAACAGACGATTTAATTCGTAATGCTAGTTCTAATTTGGAATCTTACTTAGAAAGTACTGGATGGAGTAGAAGAAAGAAGGATGCTTTTAGAGAATCATATGGAGATTATATAAAAGCAATTGATTCTGGAAATATTTCTTCTAGAGACCTTTCAAGAAATTGGATTGATTCTTCCGGAGTTCTTTCTAATACAACTGGTCGAGGGTTTGATGCTAATGGAGCAGTTGCCCACTATTTAGACCAAATAGTAGATGTTATTCCTGATTACACGAAACCTACTGTAGAAAAGAAATCTAATCCAAAGTTAGATTTTGGAGTCGGATTTAGAAAAAGATTATCTGATAAGATATTTGGAGGAAATTCCTTTAATAAATCTGTTTGGTATGGTAAAGACCCTATAGACCAAGCTACTGGAAAAAGAGGGATTTCAAATAGATGGAAAGAATATGTATCTATATTTAACGAATACGCAGATAGCTTATTAAATGACCAGAATGTCAATTTAGAGGGCACTGCATTTCAGAATAGGGACGATTTAATTGCAAGAATTAATGCAGCTAAAGAGGAGTTAAATAATTCAGATTATACTAATGCAGATTGGGAAAAACTTGCGGCATTGGGAGTTAATAAAGATGATTATAGAGATTGGTTCGGAGAAATTGACAATGAAGAGGTTCCCAAAACCGACAATTTTGAGGGAAGACAAAATACTGCTGGAAACTACAATAAAAAAGCTACAGATTCTGGATTACTTGCTAGAATAGATGATAAAGGAAATACTTTTTATTTAACTCCAGAAGGAAATAGAATTCAAAATGGAATAATTTCTAAAACATTTAATCCTACATTAGATAAATTAGAAGGTTGGTATTCTGTAGATGGTCAGTTATATGACCCTAGTGAATATTCTAGTTGGAAAGATGATATAAAAAATTCGTATAATAGACTTTTAAATCAAAAAGATTTAAATACTATTTGGACTGACCCGTTGTATGATTTTCTTAGAAGCGAGCATGGATACACTCATATGTTAGATGCTAGCTCATTCTTCGAAGGATTAAAACCTGGAGAATTAATTAGAGCTTATACAAAACCAAAAGCTGGGGATTCATCTAGCTATAAATCTCAATTCTATCAAAATATAAATGGAAAATTAGTTCCTGTTATAGTTGATTATGACAAAAATAATAATCAATACTATATCAATAACAATGGAACTACCAGAATGCTTGGAAAAGCTAGAGCAGTTGGAAGTCAAATAGCCGAAGGAAGTAATGAAAAGGTTGGATGGGGTAGAATAAATCAGTATTCTTTATCCAATAATCCATATTCTCAAGAGAATGTTATAGGTTTACTGAAAAGAATCTCCTCTTATCCAGAACTTCTTAAGAACAGTAAAGTGAAAATTTGGCTAGAAGATTTATTTAAGGCTAAAGAGCAAGGATTGTTGGACGACTATATAATAGATGGAAAACCTTTATCTAGATATATTCAACCTGGAGTAATAAATGCTGCTCTTGTTCCAAACACAAATAATGCTCCTCTAAGAGCTATTATTGATTCTAATGGGCGTATTACTGGATTCACCTTTGATAAAACTCCTATCTCTAAAGAGCAGAAAGAAAAATCACAGGGATACAAAGAAAATGTTCCTTCGTTTTTACGACCAAGACCAGTTAAACCCTTATTTAAAAAAGGAGGAATTATTAAAGAACAATGGGGAGGAACAGTAAGTAAACTAGTTGATACCAATATCCCTGTAATTAAGGATGAAAAGAAAGCTAAAGAAGATTCCAAAGTAAATGAACGTGCTGCAGACAGTTACAATAAAGTTTCTGGAGTTGCTTCACTAGGTAACTTGCTAAATGATAAACCTTCTCCGGAAGAACAAGCATTGATTGATGCCGGTGGAATAATTAAAACTTCTGATAAAGTAAAACTTGGAGCTGCTATTACAGACTTATTAAGTGCCGGATTGGGTTTTGTACCAGGAGCTCATGTAGCTTCTGCTGCAACTGGAGCAATTTCTTCAGCAGCGACATTTGGTGCAGATTTATCAGATGGATTTGATTGGAGTGATGTAGGAAATTTAGGAGTTAATTTAGGCCTTGATGCTATTTCTTTAATTCCTGGACTAAAAACAGTAAAAGCAGGTAAAGCTTTGCAAGTCATTTCTAAATTAGTTCCAGCGTTGAGTACTGTAGTAGCTATGTCTGGAATTCTAGATGAAGAACAAAGAGCTTCTATATCTAGTACTTTAGCTAAAGTAGGAAATCTTAATGTTAAAGATTTAAACACTAATGATTTTAAAAATTTATCTTTAATTGCAAGTACTTTATTAGGTGCAAGAAATTATGTTAAAGGAGGAGATTCAGGAGTTGCAAAATGGATTAGAGGAGAGAAACGACTTCCATCTCAAGAAAGAACTATTCAAGTATTAGTTAAAGGAGAGTCTACACCATTGAATGTAACTCTTAAAAACTCCCAAATAACCGGAAAATCTTCAGAAGAAATTAAATCAGCAGCAATTGAGGCAGCTAAAAAGAAACTTGTTTCTGAAAGAGGATTATCTAAAGAGGGGATTGATAAATTAAATGATGATGCTTTAACAGTTATAGAAGGAAGAAAAAAATATGGATTATGGGGAGAAAGAAAAATCCCTACTAAAGAAATCCCAGGGCAAACATATTCTGAACAAGGATGGTTTAGAAGAGCATTAGGATTCACTCCTTATAAAGCAAAAGGTACGGATAAACATATTTTTAGACGTATTTCTCCAGAGTATGAAGCCTTAGTAAAACGCAAAAATTCTATTAAGTTAGTTCCTACTTATATAAATAAAAGCAAGCCGGGTTATATTCAGCTTCCTAAATATCTAAATCCTAAAACTCCAGGCTCTTCTATACCTATGATATTTAGAAATAACTCTTTTACACAGAGAGGTCAAGATATGTATCAAGCTTATTTAAAGCGCAATCAGTATTTAAGTAATGTAGGTAATAATTACATGGAACCATGGTATAATCCAGGAGCATATAAAAAGGGTGGAAAAATTCCTAAAGGGCAGAATGGATTAATTACTGGGGTTAAACAATTAAAAGGAAATTGGTATAATGATATATATACTCCTTATTCACAAGGACTTTTAGATTCTTTAAAATCGGGAAAAATTACCTATCAAGATATTAATGAAATGCAAAAGCGTCATGCTGGGCTATATAAAGATTGGGGAGTAAAGGGAGATTCTTATAGAGGAGATAATGTAAAACAATATCAGACTGATATTAATAATAGCTTTAACTATGTTAATGATAAAGGCATTCGTAATGCTTTTAATTCAGGAAGATATGGAATTTCTAAAACTGCATATACTGGAGATAATCCAAATAAAAATTATGTAGCTGACGGATATTACAGTAGTATTACTGATGATAGACGATTACTTGGAAGAGAAGGAGATTATACTCCAGAACAGCTTCAACAAGTACGTAATACATGGAGAGATGCTGGATATAATATGGATTTAGATAATACTACGGGATATTATATGTTAAATCCTTTGAATACTCCTCCTCAAATTCCTATATCTGAAATCTCTGAAATAGATGATACTGTTCCCGAAGTTGAAGCTACTCCTCAAGATATTAAACCTTCTCTTGCTTCAAATACAAAAGGCACACAATCGAGAAATGGATTTAATTGGGGAAACCTTTTCTCTAAATTAAATCCCGCAGCTTTTATTGGAGCAGGACGACTTGCAGGAAATATATGGAACAATAATAGAGTTGCTAAAGAAACCATTAAAGGGCTAAAACCTTTATATTTAGATACTTGGGAAGTTCCTAGACAAGTTGTTGGAGATTTAGCTACTAAGCAAGCATATTATGGTCAAGCTGCAGGACTAGAATCTTTAGCTGCCAGACCTCGAACTTCTGATGCGTCTCTTCAATTAGCTGGTCAATTGGAAGCAGGTAATAAAGCAGCGGGACTTAGAATGGAAGGGGATTTAATTGACAATCAACGTATTAGAGAAACTAATGAAGCTGCATGGCAAAATACAAGGGATGCAGTTGCACGTAGAAGTGATGTCACTAATAGAAATAGGGCCTCTGCTCTAGGAATTGATAAAGCTAAACACGATGTTGAAGCTGCAAAAAAATCTGCCAATTGGACATCTATAGAAAATTTCTTGAAGGAAAGACAATATAATTCTACACTTAATAGAGATAGGCAAAAACAATTTCAATTAGGGGTTGCAGAACAAAACATTCAAGATGTAGCTAATGCTAAACTTGAACCTTTAAGACGTCAATTACAAGCGATGGAAGATAAGGGAGAAGATTATACTAAATCTCCTCTCTACCAACAATATCAAAGACTTGTCGATTCTACTGGAAGAGATGTGCAAACTCAAATGAATAAAGCATACTCTGATATTTATGGATGGAGTCTTCCTTCTATTAAATGGAGAGCTAGATATAATAAAAAAGGTGGGACTTTGACATATGCAGAACGTTCTAAATTACAAAGACAAAAAGATATCTCTGCCGCTGAAAGACAAAACGCCAAACTTTTTCAAAGAACAATAGAAAAGTCAATAGATACTAATATAAAGATGATTAATAATTTATCATCTGTATCTAAACAACTTATAATTAAATCAATGACTTTATGAACTTAAAACCGGTGGTTAAGATGCAGAGTGGGGGTGGAATGCCCCCATTTACTTATTATGTTCCTTTAGGCATGACTCCTCCAGCTCAAACAAATACTGCGTTAGCAACTAGTTCTGAGTCTGCAAAATCTTCTAATGAAGGAATTACTGATAAAGATGTGTTAAAGATGATAGGAGATATTGATGCTTTACCTAGTGACACCAATAAAATTATAAATGGATTAAGTTGGATTTATAGAGGAGATAGTTTGTTTTCTAATGGGAGAATAAATACTTCTAATATAAGTTCAAGATATTTGCAGGCGTTAAAGCAAGTAAAAAATGCTGCTTTTAGTAGAAAAGAATATGATTCAGCTTTTGAAACTGTTCAAGAAAATGGAGGATTAAATGAAATCGCCATTTCTAATACTGGTAAAGTCGTAGTTCAAGATGAGGAAGGAAATATGAAACAAATTTCTCCAGAAGAATATTTAAATAATCAGGATAAATATTTTGCCTTAAAGAATTCTGATTTACTTTATTTACGTGCCCACAACGACCAAATGGCAGGTAGAAATGAAGTTTTTAGTGTGGTGAAGAATGGAATTGGAATGTCTACAATTAACAAAGCTATTCAAGACACCATTACTAAAATAGGAAGTACTACTGTTTCTAAGGAAGGATATGCTCATAAAAAAGGAGATAAAATACTTCAAGGTTTAGAACATTTACAACAGTTAGTAAACGAAGGAGCTGATTTGTCCGGTCTAGGACTTGATGGAATTTACAAAACAGGGCTTCTTAGTAAAAATCAAATGCAACAAGCTGCTGATGCAGTTAAATATATAGCGAGTACGTTAGATACGAATGCAATGACGTTACTTGAACTTAAATCCGGAAATAAAAGTAACCCTAGAAAAGGAGCTCTGGATTTAATAACTACTATGGTTACTAGTCAACTAGATAATACAACTGATTTTAAACTTAATTTTGAAGATAAGCTTACAAAAGACTTAAGCGGGTCTGGAGATGACGGTAGTGGGAGCAGAGGTGATTTAAAACAACTTGACGCTATCGCAAGTGGAATTGCAACTCAACAAAAGGACTTTGTATTAAACCCTCACTCTAATTATCAATTAGTATCTCCTCAATCAAATTGGTGGACAGCCCCACAAGATGTGGAAACTGGAAAGAGCATAGGTTCTGATACTTTAGCTTCTCTATTACAAAAATCTGGATTCGATTCTTTAATTTTACAAAATTCAATATATTTTGGCTCCGATAAAGTAGAACCTGTTGCTGCAAAAAATGTTATAGTAGACTCGTCAGAAGGAGTTGCTCAAGTATGGCTTCCTTACACAGAAACATCTAATGGAGGAATTGCTCCTAATTACGCTTTATTAGATACAATTAAAAGAATCGAAGATAGTCTTTCTAGAAAAGGAAATATTTCTGAATTAGAAAGGCGTCAAGCATATAGAGCAGAAGGTATAGAACCTTATTGGAACGTTATGAACGACCCAAAAACTGCTGGAGAACAAGGACTTCTTCGTCCATTTTTAGCAATGACTGGAGTTGCTCCTGACACTACTGCAACTATTGGAGGTATAGTCACTGACCAAAATAAAGCAGTAGACAGACTTAAAGGAGATGAAGAAGCTAGTTGGAAAAAATATATGATGGAAATTTTAAATAAGCCTGAAAAAAATGCAGGAAAAAAAGGACATAATAAAATAGATTCGTGGTATGAATGGGAATGGTTAGGAAATACTGCTGATATGTTCAGAGGAACAATATTAATGCCTCTTGCAGGAGATAGAATTAGTGTTGCAACAAGAACTGGGAATATTAATCTTCCGAAACCTATGTTTGATGCAAGAAAAATTCAACAAAGAGGCCAGATACAAAGTAATTTTAAACCTATGGGTCCAACAAATTTTTAATAAGTAACAATGAATAATGAACAGCAAAACGATTGGCTAGCAACTATACTTTATAATCCAGACAAAGATTTCGCAAACTTTAAAGCAGCTGGATTAGATGCCTCCAACACTACTCTAGGAAGTAGGGATTCTTACTTAGATATCCCTGCTATCCAAGAAACTTTTAAAGATTCAGAAGGAAACTTCGATAAAAAAGCGTTTGACCAATTCTATGATAGTGCTAACAGAACTTATAATACATTTGTGCAAGATGATTTAGAAGATAAATTTCTTCACAAATTAGTTACAAGTCCTCTAGATATTTTTTCAGATAATGAATCTGTAACTCGTACTCCATTATTTGTAGTACAGAAAATATCAAATCCTACGTTAAAATCTCAAGGAATTAATGGACTATTTGGTGAGGGTGTGGGAACTCTTTCGATGAGACAAGCGGCACAAACTCAAAGGGTATTCGACACTAAATCTGGTAAGGAATTAGACTGGACTCCGGATGATGATGATAAGAGTGGATTTTTTGATTTTATGTTTATAGACCCACTGGCAGAAGCTAGATGGGAAGAAGACGGATATCATGAAGACGCGGATGGTAGAAAAATTAAACATTATAAAGGAGATTATAAATTAAATGCTAATGGGATGCCTTATTATGAAACTTTAGGAGATAGAGATGCTGCCGGTAAAAACTTTTTACATTGGACTGATACACTTACTTCTGCTGGTTCTAAATGGGAAAAATATAATTTCTTAGCTTCTGATGGAGTTGAAAAAAGTGCTTTAGGAACAACTCTAAAGCTTGCTGCAACAGTTGCTCCCATGCTAGTTCCTTATGTAGGACAGGCTTATGGAATTGCTACAGGAGCTATGTATTTTGGGCAAGCTCTTTCTATATTTGGAAAAACATTAATTGATGCTGTGTCTGATAGCGATGCAGAGGATAGACCTGGAGTATGGAAGTTATTAAACAAAACTGATGCTTTTGTAAGAAAATTCGATTCTTCTACTAGCGATGAGGGCAGCCAAGGAATGTTTAATTATGAACAATTTGCTACACTTATTAGTGATGTAGTTGGACAATTGTATCAACAACGTTCTATTGCAAAAATTCCTCAATGGATTGGATGGGACGGAGGAGCAGCTCGTAAAGCTAAAGCGTTTGTAGATTCTCATGAAGCCGATTACATAAAAAAATACGGAAAAACATTGAAGCAAGCTATATCTGATGGAGATGTGGCTACTGATTATAAAAATCTAGTTAACAACGATTTATTAAATATATTAACAGATTCTCAACTTGCAGTTAGTAAATTTGCAAAAAATAGTTCTCAATTTTACATGGCAATGACTCAAACAAAAGACATGTATGACACATTTAAAGAGAATGGTTTTAGTGATGCTACAACTGCAATTGGAATGGGAGCTGCACTATATGGATTTAATAAATTATTTAATACCTCTCTTGGAGAAATTGCTTTAAGCGGACTTGGATTAGATGAGTTAAAACAAGCTAACAAAAGACTCGTAAAAGGATTTATAAATGAGTTAAAACCTCAACTTGATTTAGTAGAAAAGGGAGCTGGAACAGTATCTAATGCTGGAAAACTAAAGTGGATTAAGAGCTTAGGAACTAAATTTAAGGATTTCTATGAAAAACATATAGTTTCTGACCCCGAAGGATGGATTGCTAACTCTTTGAAAGAATCTGTTGAAGAGGTATCAGAAGAAGCATTACAGGACGCTGTATTTGAAGCAAGTAATAAACTTGACTGGGCATTTAATCAGCTTGGATGGACTCCTAAAAAAGGAAATTATAATTTTTTAGCTAGCAGTCCTTTAGAAAGATATTTTATGTCTGCTTTAGGTGGTGCTGTTGGAGGGGCCGTTTTTCCAGCAATTACTAAAATGGAAAATCTTAGAGATGGAATACAGGAAATACAGAAGAAAATTCCAGAATCTTTAGCGATGGATATTGCAACCACTATTAGAAATAATGGTGTTAAAAAATCCATTGAATATATAAAGAAAGCAATGGATAAAGGAGAACTTGGTTCTACTACTCTATCAATGAATCTCGTTACTAATAAAACTGACGATGGTAATGTTTATTACGATGTAGCTAAAACTAGAGAGGAAAGTCAAAATAATGTAATAGGAAATTACTTGATTAATTATTTAAATTCTCTAGATTCTATTATTAATGCTGAAGGTTATAACATGAAGGATTTCGAGGTTATTGATAATGCTTTGATGAAAGATTCTAGACTTACAAAGCTTGCTCAAACAGGAGTAGGAGAAGACATTTTATGGGATTTTAGAGAACAATTAAAGGGTTACATAGATTCCACTATTGAACTTCGTTCCGCAGGGGAAAATGCAGATGTTGGAGCAGCTAAGAGAAAACAAGGAGAATTTAAACAAAAACTTGACGATATTATAGCTGGAAAAAAGAATGGAGAATATGTAGAAAAAATGGCTTTTAGACTTAGTAGAAGTTTAAGTAATCCATTTGTTGCGCCTGACATCTATTCATATGCTAAATATGCTAAAGGACTTAATTATTCTACTGCCACAGAAGAACAAAAGAGAGACATTGAAAAAGCTTATGAGGGATACACTAAATTAGGAGAAACCGATAAGTTTAACTTAGGCTTTGAAATGTGGAGAAACATGAAAGCCGAAGTATCTCCTGCAATTTTACGTTATAGAGATTCAAAAGTCTCAGCAATGAAAAAACAATTCTATAATGTGGTAGAACAATTAAACGCCTCTCAAGGAATAAATCAATTATCTGAGGATGAAATAGTCGCGTTTAAAGATGAGGTTAGAGCAGGGCGAACCGATGATGAAATTATCGCTGAAAATAATCTTAACCCTAGAGAATTTGCTTTAAGTCCTACTGAAAAAGAAGAAATTGTTGATGCTTATTTAACTAGAGAAATCTGGAAAACTGGAGATGATTCTAGCAAAATAGGACCTGCATATAAACAACAACTGTCTAAAATAGTTAACTCCATGGGTCATAATATGGCTATCGGAGTAGACCCTATTCTTAATCAAAGGAGGACCGGAGAATTACAAGTCTTATTTGAATCTATAAAAAATTTAGTGGCTCAATCTGGATTTATAGATAATGAAATCAAAACCATGATTGATTCTGTGAAAAATGGATATAATAAATTTAATCCAGAAAACTTTATTAGATATTTATCTGAAAGAACTAGTATGGAAGCTTTAAAAGGCTTTACTATAGAGGATGAATATGAAGGAATTCAACAAGAATCTACATATATTGGGACTAGTGATGAAGTATCTCCAGATGATATGCAAGATATAAATTTTGATGAATTAAAATCTGAAAATCCTAATTATACTGGATTATACTATATATTTGAAAATCCTAACGGAAATTATGCTTTAACCCAAGACCAATTACAAGAAGCCTTTAGAGATATGTTTTATACAGAATTTAAAGGCGAGGCATCTGATGTTCTAATTGGAGGAATATTATCTGATGGAAATCTTTCAATGAACTCTTTAAATGCTAAGGAAAGTTTAAAGAAAGTTAGTGATTATAAGAAATTTAATGATTTCCTATTAGATTATTTAAAGCATGATGAAGAAAGAATTGCATTGATTGCAGAGGTAGATAGATTATCTCAATCAAGTATGGTTAATAACCCTATGTGGGAAATGTTATCTACTTTATCTCAAAGCATATCTGGAGAGGATGTGTTTAAATTAATAAGGGATGAGGAAGGGAATTATTCTGGATTAAATAATTTAAGTGATTATGTCATTAGTAATAGCCTTACAAGAGACCAATTACAGGTGGCTTCCGCGGCAATTACAGTTCTTAATGAATCTATATTACCTTATCTTGTACAAGGTACGGATTTTATAGATATGTCTAATCAATATAAACGAAATATTGGAATGGTAGAGGATATTCCTTTAACTTCTGAAGAAGTTGTGCTGATTAGGAAGGAACTTGACAATTTACAACAAAAAATATCCTGGCTTACTTCAATTTCTGATATGAATAGTTTAAGTAAAACTGCGGACAGTAATAAAACAATGAGTAGAATTAACAGCATGTATGCACTTATTTTTAGTGGAAATGTTGACCAAAGTTCTCCTTTGTCTAAATTTAAAACTATAACATATACGGACGACGATAAAAATAAGCACAATTTAATTACAGAAAATTTTCTTACTGGAGACGAGATAGCTCTGGCTAACGATATTATCAATAGTGGAAAAAGTGATATTCCTGCTATTTCTGCATCAAATGAATTAATACTAAAAGTTCATAAGCAAATATTTGATAGATTTACTAATTTATCTTCTGACCAAAAAGAGGAGATTATTTCTCAACTAGCAAGTGGTCAAATAATAGATTTTAATAATGCTCAATCTACTAAGCTAAAAAGCAATTCTACTTATTCTGACTTAAATGAATTAGATTTAGCACAATACCTAATAACTATGATGGCTGTTGAGCCTGAATATTTACAGGGAACATTAAAGCAAGCAATTCTTAATAATAAATTACACGCCCCATTCTTTAATCAAATGATGAGTGTTCAAGAAATGTTTGCATTATATAAAAATCCTGATGTATTTAATACATTCTTAGAAAAAGTAAACGAGTTTAAGCCTTTTCAGGATAAATCTTGGGGAGATTCTAATACTATTACAAAGAATTTAATTACTTTATTGGGTGGTGCTGGAACTGGTAAATCTACTGGGGTAGCTTTAACAGCTTACAATATGATTAAGGTAGATAATCCAGAAGCTAAAATTATGATAGCCGGGTCAGCAGAAGATGTTGCCGAGAGACTTGCCACAACTTTAGGTGAAGAAAAAAGTTACGATAGGCTTCAACTATTTAAAACACTATTAACCGATAGTGGATGGAATAAAATGAGGGATGCTATAGCTGAACTTAGAAATCCTGAAACAGAGCTTTCCGAGTTAGAAGAAGCTAAGTATTTAAAAAATGGAGCTTATTCTATCTTTAATCCAGACTTTTTAACAGAAGAAGATGTAAATGTAGCAGCAATTCCGGACGTGTTATTCATAGACGAGTATACTCATTTTACGGGGATAGAAATTCAAGCTTTATCCAGTTTAAATAAGTTCCTGCCGAATGATAAAAAAATGATTATATTTGCAATTGGAGATAACAAGCAAGAAGGAATCATAAATAAAAAATCTCATATAGACATTGATTTGTCAGGAATGTATTTAAATACTCCTACTCTAATGTCTAGTATTAGAGCAAATAATGTTCATAAAAAAGATAATCTTAGCAAAGTAAGCGGATTGTTAAATGTGTTGCTAGATATGCAAGAAGCCTCAGCTAGAACAAATACTCCTCTTAGAATAGACTCTTTAATGAGAGAATTAAAATCTAAAACTGTTCTTAAATATTATGAGTCTGATGAAGAAGGAATTGTATCTATACATGGAGATAAACTAGCTAATGTATCTGAATTAACTGAGGGATATCTTAAAAAGATAGCTAAGGGATTAAAAGAAGGGGAACGAATTGCCTTAATTACTGACAACGTCCTATCTGATTTTAGAACTAGTGTATTTAAAAAGTTGGAGGATGCTTATCCAGGACAAGCTGTAGTTAGAGATTCTCATGATGTTCAGGGTTCTGAATTTAAATATACTATCGTAGATGTTAATTGGGCGAATTTAAATACTCCTACTGCATTTCCAAGTAATTTACGTTATTTTTATACTTTAATGAGCCGTTCATCTGATGGAAACATTATTGTTAAAAAAGATAGAAATATAGTAAATAAAGCAGACAAAGCAAATACTACAAGTACTTCTGAACTCAAACAGGAAGATATTTCTAATTATAAGAATACAATGTTAGAAATACTAAAAGGTAAGGCTCAAGAAATTTTTGAATCTGAAGAAGAAACTACTGGAGATGCTACTATAGCCCCAACTATTACTAATCCAGATTCTTCTGATAAAGTTGAACCTATTGTCGATAGAGCTGATGAACAAGATGCCGCTAATAGAGCAGAAGCGAAAGAAATAGATGAAAGAGAAGCGACTAGAGTAGAAAATGATGAAATAAACTCTATTAAAGGAGATAAAAGAGGAAATCCAGGATTAAAGGCTTCTACTTTCCAGATGAACTCCTTTTATAATCATTTAGCTCTTAATATAAAAGAAGACGGAGTTATATCAACTCTTCCTGTTACAAACAATATTTCAGAAGATTTACAAGGATTTTCTGAATTTATTAATGGAAAAACATTAGATGACATAAGAAGTATAACACTTTATGGAGTACATGATGTTGATTTATTGAAATCTCTCGCATATTTACGTTCATTATTTATGAGAAAGAAGTCTGAAATCAATCAAATGTTAAGTTCTAAATTAGCCCCTGCAAGTGATTACTATAGATTTTTAAGGCCGTTTATAGAAAGATATTTTGATGGAGATTCTAAATCTAAATTGCTGGCATTTAAATCTGCAATAGCTAAAGGTAATTTCTTATTCAAAATAACTAAGTTTAAATCGGGATACGACAATGCTTACAATGTAGAAAATTTTGAACCATTACAACAAGACACTTTATTTGGCAGAATTGTTTATCAAATTCCTACTGATAAAGGTAATTTAGATATTACATTAGGTTCAACTTCTGACTTTAGTAAAATTATAGAAAATTCTGAATATCAAAATATAGTTAATATTCTTAAAGATAAGAAAACGCTGTCATCTAAAATAGATTCTAAAGGTCAGGTGTATTATAGGCTTTCTGATTTTGATGCAATCAAAACAAATATATCTTATGGACAAAATATATATGGGTCAGGATATAAATGGAAACCTGAAGTAAGAAACAAATTTAATAGAGGTAATACTTTAGATAAAACAAAATATAATCATCCAGAACTCCAATTCAGTCAGGTTTATTACGATGCAGACCAAGATAGAGGATTAGGCAAAAAATCTATCACTAAAGGATATCCGGTCGTATTTATATCTGATGACTTATGGAAACAAAGTCCTGGTGAACTTTTAGGTAGACATGCTGAAAAAATTTCTACCATCCTATCGTATAAAAATACAGAAGAAGGAAGACCTCCTAAAGATGTAGTATTTGGAGTAAGTAAAGCAGCTTTAAATATGAGAGGACTTACTATAAGAGAGTTTTTTAGCGAATGGAGTAATATGGAAGATGGACGTAAGGGTGGAAGAATTTACGGTGTCGGAGAACTTGGAAGACTTGCTAGGCCAGTAGAAGCTGCAAGATTTCTGTACAGTCTTGCTGCATTACAAGCTGCAACCATAGAAGAAGTAGAAAACTATAACGAAAGGATAAAAACTTTTAATAATTCTTTAGTTCTTCCGGAAGAAGCAGATTGGATTAAATCTCCCATAGCGGTTGGAACTGATGGAAAAGTAGACGAAATTGAATTAAATAAAATTAAGGATACCATCAAGGATATCTTCGACGATTTAGAATCTCAGTTTCCTCAATTGAAAGTAGGTAAATTATTTAATTCTACCACAAAAATTGTTGGAAGATATAAGAATGTAAAAAAAGCCGATGAAAGTAATACACAAAGTAATCCATATACTATAAAGAGTATATCTGAATATCGCACTCAACCAGTTTCTCCAGAAGCTGTAATTGAGTTATTTGAAGATATTGGTTTGGTGACTAAGCATAAAACAGTGGATTCTGGTATAGTCAAAATTCTAAACGGATTATCTGGAAAATATAGAAATATGACCAAGCTGCTAGAAAAATTGACTGACCCAAATAACGATATTTATAGTTCTCCGGAAATTCCAGATATCTATAGAACTGGTTCTGAGAACTTTAATCAAGTATCAAAGACCTCTGCTGTAAACACTTTTGTAGAATTACAAACTATGTTAAGTGAATATGCAATAAATGCTTCAGAAGCTCTACTCCCTAACATTAGAAAAGGTTTAATTGCTGGATTTACTCTGTCTAATTCTGTAATTAGAAGATTGTTTTATAATCATTGGAGTATAAGAGATAGTGGAAAACGGGAAGTATTCCAAAACGCTATTGATTACGCTGGATTGTATAAATTTGGTATATGGACTAATGGCTTAGATTCTTCAAATGTTAAAGAACCTCAAAATGGATACTATATATCTCCATTACACGACATAGATTTATATTTTGATGGCCCTATACAAGCTCCTAATTATTATGTTGATTATAGTGCAATAGATACAAGTGTAGAATTCGAGGTAAATAAAACTCCAGAGATTGTTGCGGAAGAAACTCCAGAAATTGTTGTTAAAAATCCTGTTTCTCAGGAATTAGAAGATAATGCTATATTAGAAAACGCTAATAAAAATTTACAAGAATCTATTAGGAATTCTATAGAAAATAATGTATCTTTGCAGAAAGATGAAGTTTTAGAAATGGTTAATGCTGTTATTGATTCTAATATAGTTCCAATTGGGAATACTTTAGAAGAAAAGATAGCATCCTATAAAACTCAACTAACGTCTAAGATAAGAGAGAATTTAAGAGTTCTGCCTAGAAAATTATTTATAGATTCTAATGGAATTGTTTCCGTTTCTCCTACGTATTCTTTCTCAGGAGACTCTGAAATAGTAGTCGATGCAGATAGTGAAGTTGCATTATCTAATTTTATTACTAAGAATGAGTTGCTTGATGGAACTGATATAAGCTCTGTCATACTTAATCCAGAAGATGTTAAGTACAATGAATCAGATGAAACCTTTTCTATTAAAGTAAATGGTTATACATATACATATACATACGATGGAGAGTTAGGAATTGAAGAGAGGTCTGTCACTCAAGATGAAATTGTTTCGAACACAGAACAAGAATTAGAAAAATATAGAAATATCGTTACAAAAGGTATTCAAGATGCTGTAAAGGAAGGAACGAAACCTGTTGATATTACTAAACTTAGCAAAAAAGAACTTATTGCTTATAATAAGGCGGCTAAAGTTGCAAATGCTTTAAATTCATTTAATCCAAAACAATTGGACGAGATTATCAATAGAGGGTTTGCAAGTAAAGAAGCAAGTTTCTTAGATATTATAGAACAAGTAACAGGATTTGAAATCACTCCCGAATTAAAAACTATTTCGAATATGTTCTCTTCATTAAGAACAGAATATATTAGTGATAAAGACGGAAAATCTAATTGTTAATGGCAAATTGTAAAACATTACCATCTCTGGAAGAAATAGGTGCTGCTTACGATGCAGCGTTTGAAGTTCTTCCAGATGATTTATTAGGAACAGTTGAAGGTAGGAGAGAATTTATCTCTTCTGCCTTAAACTATTTAAAAGATAATTGTGCTGTAGTTCCATCTAATCAAAGTTTAAAAATGATTGTTAAAGAACTAATCTCCTACGATACAGAATGCTACGAAGGAGCGATGGAGTTCGCTGACAATGTAAATGATGTAGAAACTTTTGTTACAGAAAATTGGAATGAAGTATCAATAGAAGAAGATACAAAAAATATAGCTCCTGAGGCTAATGATTTTCCACAGGCCCCAATCCCATCGTTGAGAGACGGATTAAGTACTATATTTGATAACATCAATGACCAAGAAAGATTTATAAGAATTTATCAAAACGATATTGTACGTTTTTCCTTTGTAAATTACAATGGAAAAAATGGACCTGAACTAGTATCAACTACAAGGGAACTTAATGCTTCAATTAGAAACTATAAAAATGAATTGTTTCAATCATTAGCTAGAGATTTAAATCAACCAGTTACTTCAATGTATATTGGGGAAACTTTTCAAGTAGATGAATATAATAAATTAATTAATAATGCAAGGATATTCTTTTATCCATATACATTAGATGGAGTATTTAAGTCTGATGATATAAACATTATTAATGCATATAATAAATTTGTTATGCTTACTAACTTTGATAATTTTTTATACAAGCATAGCAAAGATTTAATTCAAGTTGCTCGAGGATTTATGGGTGGACATATTGAACCTAGAGCTGGATATAAATACACTTATAACCTGGGCAAACATATAAAGCAAGATTATAATAACGAACTTCAAGACATGAATGAACATGTTAATGGTGCTGTTCAACTATTTATTAATTCTTTACCTATACTGGACATTGACGGAAACCCTACTGGGCAGTTTGTAGAATTTAAAACTTTCCAATCTTTGATTAGGATTTTCAGAAATATTTCAGAATCTAATGATGGCATTTCTAAGGAAATCAGAAATAATCCCAGGGAAGCTATAAAAGAAATTGTAAAAATAGCCTATAATAACAGACGTACTTATTTTACTGGAAATGACGCCACTTTATATCCGGCATTTAACAGCATTTATCATTATGTATTTGATAAAAATAATCCATCTAGTTTAGCTTCTTTAGAGAGTAGTATAACTTCTCCAGACCAAATGAATATCTATTCTATGGTTCTTAATCATATTAATAAGACTTCTCCTGTTAGTTATTTACAATATAAATATAGTACTGATACTGGAGCTTATGTTGTAAGTTATCTTGATAGTGAAGCAATTTCTCAAAAGCAATCTGACCTAGAAAAACACTTAATGATTCAAAGCAAATTTGATAATTATACTAGTATGTTTGCAGACCACGGGATTTCTATAAACGAAGACCAATATAATCAAGTGGTAAGTGTTAATTTTAATATTGGAGGGGCAGATTATAATTTTAATCTAGCATCTAAAAATCTTACGAGAAATGGAAGTCTTGTACAAGATTTTAAATCTGATATACTAGGAAATAAACAAGGTTGGAGTGACTTCTTGTGGGATGTTTTAGAAAGACCAATTGATTCTACACTCCTTGAAACTGCGATAGAAATCAATAACAACGAAGACCTAAAAGGATTTGTTAATGTAGCTGTAGCAACGATAATTAGTGCAGAAATTCAAAATAGAGCACGAGCTACAGGAAATACTGTTAAAGAATTATTAGAAGGAGAATTTTCTGCAGTGCTTCCAGAAGGAAGTAAAGCTAAAGTATATTATGAACCAAATCTTGAATCTCCAAGAATTGGAGGAATTTTAAGCTCATTAACCGGACTAAAAGCATTGAGTAGAACAATAGCTGCAAACAATAGAGACACCACTAAAAGCTATGTGAAAAATGCTGAAGGTAATAATCTTCCAAAATATCGTTTAACTAGTGCAGGTAATGACGACATATATATTCTTAATGATGTTAAAGAGCAAGCTGCACTAGAACCTGGGCATCCAATGAATTCTAATTTATTTATTTCAGTGGATGGATTATTAAAAGGAACAGCTCTAAAAACTGATTTTACGAATGCAGATAATCAAACAAAAAATATATTTAAAATGCAAGCTAATGAATTATTGTATTCACAATTTGTGTTTGATTATTTGCAACCCAGAAGTAAAAATACAGCTGATAGACAATCAAATGAACTGGCTGGAATGGCAGCAATTCAACCTACAACTTACTCTGATAAGTCTAATATCTGGGTTAAGCTAATTGACATGGAGACTAAATTTACCTATAGAGATATTTACGGTAATGAAGTATTTACCAATAAGAGTTTGGGAGAAATGTCTGCTGACGAACTTAATCAGCTGAGATTTTCTACATTGCATGGAATGTATGAAAGTTTGTCTAGACAATTACTCTCTGATTATAAGCTATTATTTCTAGGTACTCAACTAATTACTCCTAGCGAAGATGGGTTAGGTTTATCACTTGCAGAATATAACTCATTATCTCCAGAGTTGAAAAATTTATTTGAAGAGACTGAAGAGTTTATTGGAGACAGTTCTATAACTACTTATAATTACAAAGAGAATTTAACTATCAACGATTTTGTTCCGTTAATTTCAAAACTTGATGAAGCCAGAATTTATCAAGCAATATTGTTCCTCCAAAAAGAAGGATTCTATATAGAAATTCTTCCAGAAGTTCATTACAGTAAGACTAAAAAAGGAATACAGTTTAATACTACTTTATTAGAAAATATAAAGAATTATTCTTTAAAGAACCTTTCTAATAAATCTACAATAAATAATATTCCTGAATCTTATTGGGATAAGAAAAAAGCAGAGGATAAATTATATGCGTTAACTCTTAAAATGGGCGGAGTTAAATTTGATTTATATGATGAAAACGGGTCTGAGATTAAGACATTGACCAATAACATAGATATGTCTGTACTTCAATCTGATTTTATCAGTAAATTAACTTCGAAATCAAAACAAGTTCTATACGATAAATTAAAGCTTACCTCAGATGAACAGGCAACGTATAAAAATATATGGGTTGATAATAGAACTCAGCGATTAAATAATTTTTATATCCTTAAAAAGAACGGAAATAAATATGATATCGTTGATAATATAGATTTAATGAGTAAATCTTCTGACCCGGAGTATGAGGTATATTTAAATCCTGAACTTAACACATTTAAATCTTTAGATAATTTAGTAAGTGATAATTATAATACAGCTACTATTGGATTGCCCTTCTTACATCCAGCCAAGGGAGCGTCAACAAATAATAACGCTTCTACTATGGATAAACTAATAGAAGAAGCTGCACGTACTACTGCTATGTATAAACGTGGTGTGGTTGTAGGAGCTACAATCCATCCCTTTATAAAAGGAAAAATTACAGGAATTCCAGATAGATATAAATTAGCTGTAATTGAAGACCTTTCTACTCCTGTATTTAATATACAAGGAGATAGTGACGGAGCTAAACAATTTGATGGTGGTATCTTTTTACACCCAATGATTGCTAGATATGAACAGAATTCTCTCGAAGAAATAGAAATGAGTCCTATTCATAGAAAACCTCTTGGGTACTTTTCTATGTCTAAATATCTATCTTCGGGATTGTTAAAATGTGCAACTTTTGCAGTTACTAACGAGTATATGAGAAATGCACAGTCAGGCTCTATTATAGGTAATTCCTTAATGAAACAAATGGCTGACAATCTTTGGGATATTCCTAACTTAGATATTACTGTAGATAGGAATGGAAAAAGAATTTCTTATAACGGAATAATCTACAGAGATATAAATACTTTAAAGTATTGGAAAATACGAAATATAACAAAAAATTATAAGTTAGGATTTGACGAAAACGGTAAATTAAATAATCAATATACAATTGAAAGAGTTCAGTTAAATAGTAAGGGAAGTCCTATTTTTATTAACGGCAAAGAAGTCATAGAAAAAATCACTAAGGATATAAGTTCCAATTATGATTTATGGATGGCTTTAGGTGGAGAATTTTCTGCACAGTTAGAAAACGGACAAATAAAATATTCCGAAGCATCTCTTGATAAAATTACAGAAGTTGGAAATCTTGTAGCTTTTAATAGAAATACTTATAATCAGCATCCATTAATAATGGAAGCTAAACTTCGCGGTTACAAAATCCATATTCCTCCTTCTTCAACTCAAGAAGTAGATGTTTCTCAGAATACTTATTACCAACCAATGAAGTTTTCTGATATTGCTTATTTAGCAACTGCTGGAGCCGTAAAGAATGGAATGGCTAACTTAAATCCAGGAAATTTATTTAAGAACGGATATAACCCTAATATTCCTGTATTATTAGATTCTGATAGAATAATATATGGACATCCTACAATAGGAAAAACCTATTTAAAAACTATTCATGACTCTTTTATATCATTTGACGATGATTATAAAAGTGATATAAACAGTTTTATTGATGAAAGATTAAAAGAAGGCCAAACTAGACAAGATTATAAAAGAGAGGCCCCTAATGAATATAAGCAACGCCTATTAGAATTATATGAAGAAGCTAAAACTAGAGCTAATCAAGAAAATAAAAGATTTTTCTTCTCTGACCAAGCTCTTCTTAAAGCTTTAGATGAAATAGGAGAATTAGAACAAATTGATAAAGTTCTCAATATTAAAGAAGCTGAGTTTGTTGAAAGAAATAGAAAAAGAGGAGAAACGAACGATGAAAATACGAGGGATTGGAAAAGAGGAATTGACACTTATATAAGTAAGCTTTCTGATAGAACTATCGATGTTGGAAGATATTACTTAAGTGATATTCTTGATAATAGCATTAAAGGAAAGCAACGCTCTTCTCTTACTTATATAACTATTAAACCTGACTATATTGGAATACAGCTAAACGCAGAACATGCGGTAGATGAATCCGAAGTATCAGAAATGACTCAAGTAATTTCTGCATTGGAACAAATGAGTGCAAGTCATGAACTTGCTAATCAGGTATATGAAGATATCGGTAGGGTAATAGCAAAAGGATTACAAGAGTATAACTTTGATTTAAATAGTGAAGAAGACAAAACAAGAGTATACAAAATCTTAGGTAGAAACTTATTAAAAACATTTAGTGGAGGAAATACAGATAGATTAGGACTTGCTTCTGCATACCTCGATTTAGTAAAAGAAGATATTTTAAGTGATAAGAGTTTAAATCAAATGCAATATAAAATTCCATTTGATGATAATAATATCTTCGGTATTTTTACTAATGGATTTACTAATGGAATAAATAGAGATATTATTAAACGTAAGTATAGCGGATTGCAGGCAATCTTAAATCCTTCTCACGATATTGTGACTGTTTATGATAACCCAGCAGGAGGAGTTTGGAAATATACTGATATTTTAGATAGAGTATCTACTCCGGAAGAAAGAGATGCTATATTTAGAGCGATGGATAAAGAAGTTGATATAGGTGAAATAAGAGCTGGGGATTGGATTCAAATAGGTAGAGAGTCTCCTGTTCAGGTTATGAATTATAGAAATAATAAACCTGGACAAATTGGATTGCTTGACCTTAAAGATTTAAGACTTACAAGAACAATTACTGTTAAAAGATTAGGTTCTAAAGGAAGAAATCTTCGTTCTGCAAATCATGTTCTAACATTAGTAGACGGTTCTGCTTCTAGAGGAATTGTCACTTTTGATACTTATGATTTAGACACTTCAAGATTATCATGGACCTTAAACGATAAAAAGTGGAAAACTCTAATAGAGTCTGATGTTAATCTTCAAATTGCTTGGAATGAGGTTGTAGAGCGAGTAAACCAAAAATTTGGACATACTCTAAAGTTAACAGATAATAAAGATATAATAAATAGTTATCTCCGAGACCTTATCAATGAAGATTTAATGGATTTATCAAATGGAAGATTTAGAATTCCAGTAGCTTATAGAACGACTGATTCTATTTTTGCTAATATAGCTAATGATAGGTTTGATGCTAACGAATTAGCTATCGGAAAAAATACAGCATCTAAATTCGGATTAAGGGTTGGAGATTCTCTTGATGAAATTGAGGCACAAGGACCTAAGTTTTTTGAAACAAGACAAAGAGAAACTATAGAAACTGATATAAGCTCTAGAAATTATGATATGTATTTTGTAAAAAACAATAAAGAGCATTTACATATAATGCTAAACAATAGCCCAGAAGCTAGAGCTAAAATTGAGTTATGGATTAAATCAGGAATGCTTGTAGAAGACCAATCTATTGATAAAGGTACTGTAAATGGAAATGATTATGTATTAGTTGATGGAGAAATAGGATATAAGATATCAGACGAAGATAAATTCTATACTTATATTACTTCCTCTGGAAAGAGTAGAAAAGTGTTAGTAACTTCTAATTTAGACACATTAAAAGCTATTGACCAATCTAGACTTTACAGTAATGTAGTTTATAATTATACCGGAAATAATATTGCAACGCTGTTTCCTTTACAAGTAAATTCTACATTTACTGCACTAGAAGACAGAGAAGCATTAGAAAATTGGGAAGAGCAACTTAAAACTGCTAACTCAGAACTAGAAAAAGAAACTTTAGCTCAGCAAATAAATTCTAGTTCTCATGCTGCATTGAACAATAGAATAAAAAAATCTTCTCAGGATATGTTTACTTCGTGGCAAGAAGCAATCAAGTTCATTGTAGCACGTATTCCATCTCAATCAATGCAGTCATTTATGAATATGAAGGTTGCAATGTTCACTGAGAGCGAGACTAATATATGTTACGTTCCAGTTGAACAAATTTGGTATCAGGGTTCTGACTTTAAATTAAAATTTTAACCTTTAGGCTACCACAAAGCTTATAAAAATATTGAAGTCGTTAAATCTCGTGAATTGACGGGGAACTCCTTAGAGCTTAACCTACTAAATTAGAGTAGTAATACATCTAATGGCGATAATCAACTACTATCGGTAAAGTAAAAAAGGTTAAGATTGGACAATCCGCATCTAAGCATCCTAGATAAATATATTGATATTAGACTTGTCAATTGACAAAACATTCATTATCTTTGTATTTTATAGGATGAAAGTTCATCGACTATCCTGAAAGGGAGTAGGGACTTTCATTTAATACTAACAATTAATATTAAATGGAAAATGTCTAGAAAAATTGCAAAGAAACTTAGTAAAGAACAGAAGAGTATTCTTATAGCCCTTCTAATTGGAGATGGTACCATCTCTAGTAATTACGTATTTAAATTAAGCCATTCTACTCATCGAAGAGAGTTTTTGGAATGGAAAATTAATCTATTAAATACGTTGGGGATAAAGAACAATGGGATAAAAGAGTATGTATCTAAAACAGGATACAATGAAGGAAAGCAAGTATTATATTCTCAAATGTCAATTAATCCAACTATAAAGGCATTAAGGAGAACAGTATATATTCCTAAAAAGACATTGAGTAGAAAATTACTTAATTGGCTAACTCCTTTAGGGTTAGCAATTTGGTATATGGACGATGGACATATTAATGTGAATACTTCTTCTCAAAGGTCGTCTATTCAGCATACAATAAAAATTGCAACTTGTGTAGACGAAAATACTGCAAACATGATATTGCAATATTTTAAAGAGGTTTGGAGTATAACATTTCGACTCTTTAAAGAAGGCAAGAATACTTTTTCCATTGCTTCTAGCTCGGAAGCAGATTGTGAAAACTTCATTAAACTTATTAAACCTTATATTATCCCATCTCTATTATATAAAATAAGAAAAAACTTTACTAAAGAAGAATTTATACAAATGCAATTAGACGGTCTCGAAGTGCGAGACATCATCTTTTGATGATGAAGATATAGTCAGTCGTATATCGAAAGATATATGGTCAAACGGATATTGATAAGGCGTTCATGTTAGGAGCAAGTATTTCTAATCAAGGAACATACTATAACTGGAGTCCTTTATTTAATTTCTTAAATGAAGAAACTTTAAATATATCTCATGATTTACCTTTTCCATCTGGAAAAAGATTTTTCTCGGCTGAGAATGGAATTATCTTAGAAGGAAATTATGATGAATTGCTTAGAAGAACTCCAGAGGAGATTATGGATTCTCCAAAACTGTACAGATTACTAGTTAACTTAGTTAGAGAAACTACTGATTTACCCGCATCTGGTAATAATAACATTGTAATGATTCAGGGATTAGATGAAGATTTAATAGAATTATTAAATCAACACAGTTTATATAATTTAAGTGAGAATGATTATCAGGAGGCAATTAAAAATAAAATTTTTAATGCTTTATGGAGAATTGGTTCTGATATACGTAATGTCGTGTCTGCTACTTCCCCTATTTCTATGGGTCCAGCTCAAGTAGCCGCAGATAATTCAACTTCTGGACAATTTAGCAAACTAGTTTCAAATGAAAATCCTGGAGCGAGAATAATTTTGCAATATCAAAATTCTATTGGTAAAGATGGAATTGGAGTATATGCAACAGGTATTAAAGTATTCTCTATCTTACTAAATTATTACAATGAGAAAGTAAATTCTGCAACTGAAGATACTTTGGGAAGATATACATTTCATAATATAAAAGGTATAGAGTCTAACGCTAATCCTGATGAATTAGCGAAAAAAACTGGAACCATTGATGTATATGATAATGAAGGAAATTTAATAGAGCTAAAAGAATCTCCAACATTACCTAACATTGCTATAAAATCGGATATTAATCCTGCTTTATTGGACCTTGCTGAAAAAGTTTATAAAAGAGGACCTCAAGAAGATGTATTTTTAACAATTTCAGTGCTACTTTCTGCAGCTACTGACAATGCTAAAGAGCTTATTCTTGAAAAGATTAATGCTGGGCCAGATTTAGCCTCTGTATATATATATTTATTAGCCACTGGTGTAGATTTTAAAACTGCTTCAGATTTCATGACTACTAGAGCAGTTACTATGGCTAATAACAAAGCAAAAAAAGATATACTATATATAAATGGAAAAAGGAATAACTTAAAGAAAGCCGTTCAATATTATATTGAAATGGCTGACCCAGATAATTACATTCCTATCATATATCAACAATCAATACTCGATTGGGGAGAAAGAATTCTAAATAAATTAGTTAAGTATCCAGAGTTTAAGTCGGAGTTAGAAGAACTTATGAAAAGTAGTTCTAATTTCTTTGAGATTCTAAACAAAATTCAAAATAAAAACCTGCTTGATGTAATTCATGAAGCTGCATATTCTGGAGCTGACTTATTGAAGGTAACTAAAAAACAGAGAAAAAAGAAGATGTCACGAGAAGAAATCGAAAATACGATGAATGATTTTGATGATTTAAATGACATTGCTTGGGAACAATCAGAATACTCAGAAGAGTTTGATATATATAACCCATCTTCAAAGGATACAAGACCTGAAAAAATGAGACTTTTATTTTCAAGATACATCGATGAACTTAAGAATAGGCGAGATGAATTAAATACTTTAACTGAGAAAGACCTTCACAATATGGAGGTTTTGTTAGATTTAAAAGAACGTTCTGATGAACTTACAAGACTAGGACGTTTTGGAAGCTTAAATCAAGGTATTAAAACTAAGTTAGTCGACAAGATTAATTATATTAATCAATTAGAATCATTTATTTCAGGAAAATTTAAAAAGTTCAACTCTGTAAATAAACTTAAGCCTGACGATGACGGTTATTTACCTACGAATTTTGATTTATTAAACTTCATTCAAGATGAAGATTATAAACAACAAATGATAGATAATTATGAGTTAGCTAAGGATAAGTTTAATATTTTGGATATTATTACATCTGTTCCTCATTTTAGTAAAATGTTGACAGCTCTAGCCGTAGATAGCAAAGTTCTTGGAGCTTATACAGTAAAAAATAATTTGGCTAAAGAGTTAACAATAAAGGCTTTACAAGATAGAGCTATTATACAATTAACTCAGAAAGATATGAGTGAGGTTAATAGATTTATTAGTGATGCTATTATTATCAAATTCTTGAAATCTAATATAGTTGGAAATATATCATTGTCTCCAGGAATGAAAATGTATAATTCTACAGGTAAAGTAGTTCCTGTGTCTTCAGTAGGAAAAACTTTAGATTTAGGAAATGTATTTGATAGAGCTACATTTAAACTATGGTTTGAAGAAGAATTTATTCCAGACCAAAAACGCATCAATCCAAATAATAAATTTATTCAAGCTCTAACAAGTACGTATTTTAAGAATCAATACGGAGGATTTAATTTCTTATATAAACTTCCTATAGATTTAGGAAATCTTGAAGTTGAAGCAAATGAGATAGCGTTTTCTAATTATTTAAAGGCTTTCGATGAAATTAAATATACTAGACCACTATCTAGTACAAATATGACTTTGGGAGATTTGTTCTTCTTATATAATTTAATTGTCAGCAAAAACAATTTCGGAGATAATACTCTAACTAAAATTTTTGAAAATTCTTTAAATATAAAAGACAAAAATGAACGAGTTGAGGTTGAAAATAGCTTACTTCTTAAATTCATGGATTATGAAGGAAAATTAAATCCTGCACTTAACAGTGATTCTAATGGACTTGTAGAGGGAGAAGATTATAAATATGATGATTTATTGATTAGAATTATTAAGAAGGGAGAACCTAATGGAACTAAATTTACTAAAGAGTATGACCCATTAGAAAAAAAGACAGTAGTAAAAGAAACTGAATTTGGCCAAACTTCTAATATAGAAATGTTTTTAGAAAATAATACAATGTTAATGCCATTCCTCACAAAAGGATTTACTAAATTTAGTACGGAAACAAAGAATGATTTCATTTCTAAACTTGTAAATCTAATTTCTAATAATAAAGCAGAAGTAAAATTAACTTGCGATGAATAATTGTATTCAAATAACTATAGGCAAGCAAAAATATCAATTTAGAGACGTTGACATGAGTAAGTCTTCGTCTCTAGATGATATTATTCAAGCAATTGTTTCAGATTCAAATTATGCTAGCCAATTAGAAAATTTAAATGATGAATTGAATCAATCTGACTTAAATATGATAGAAAGCGTTGATGAAATTCCAGAAGATACTTTAGATAGAAATACTTACATTGCTGATTACCTAATAGGTAATGTTAATCCTTATACTCTCGTCCAAATATATAAAAGGACTGGTGTTCCACATTCAGAGTTTTTAACAGCATTTAAAACCATTATGGAAAGAGGTAAATCTAATAAACTTAGTTTTTTAGTATCTACTTCCCCTACGCAAGTATTTCTAGGAAATAAAAGAGATTTAATAGTTCTTAATAAGAATGATATGTACGATATGCCTAAAGTGCTAGGAGCAATGAGTTATGTATATGTACACAATCACTTATTAGATAATCAAAGTGCGGTGTATAAAATAGTAGAAAACACGTACGATTCTATTATGAAGGAACCTACCGCTTTGAGAGAAGAACTTGCAAAAATTCCTGATAAGTATTCTGCTTATAGGCGACTTTTATATTATACTCAATCTGCAAGATATGCGGATAAGCCTGAAATAATAAATTTAAAAACCACTCTAAGCAATCATATGTTTGGAGATGTAGTTAAAACCATTAAATTTAATAAAGATAAAGAATACTTTAAAGATTTACGTTTAAATCATTTACAATTTAAAAGTCTGGAAAACCTTTCGATTAATCAAGAATTTCCATCATCTATAAATTTCGGCAATTCATCTGTTTCAGTTAACGACCTTAATAAATTTAGGGTAGATTTTCTGAACGCTGAAAATTCGGAGGTTGAAGATGTTGTTGATGATGATATGCTTATTTTAAAGTTTACAACGTTAAATCCCAATGGGGCTTTTGATGTAAATTTACTTCCTACTAACAAAGGTCAAAGACTTTTGTTAATGACAAATCCTGTTGCAGCTTTTATATATGATATATCTAATCTCAATAAAATTAGTAAATATGTAGAAAGATTTTCTACTTCTACAACTGAAGAGTCTGAATTACAAGAAAAACTGGTAAATACATATACTACATTTGGAAAAGGTAAATTAGATGTTAATACTTTTATTTTAGATTTGATTCAAGAAGCCTCCACTAATAAGCTCAATTTTAATAATGCAGAAGATTTGCAAGGATTTGAAACTTTATTTATTCCAGATGTTGATGTGCATATGGATGAAAGCTTGACTTCTGAACCCAATCGTCTATTAAGGTTTAACCACTCTTCCAGTAAAAGTAAGTTTACAGAAAACGGGATAAAAATTATTTTTAATCCTAAAGTAAAATATATAGAAGCTACTCTAGGTTCTAGAACTAATAATCCTAGAATAGAGATAAATCCCGATTTTAATCTTAATATTGACGAACAATACGAAGATAAAGTATCAGCTTTAATGAAAGTTGCTGACGCAGTTAATTCTTCTAAAAGTTCTAGAAGAACACTTGTAATGAAGTATGATGAGAAGTATGATTATTCTTTAGAGAATGGAACAACTAATATAAATAAAGCAGCTTCCGCATTTTCTACATTTTTAACTTCTATAGCAGATTATTTAAATCCTAATAAACAGTTTCTATATATGAATTCAGATGGTATAGGACAATTTGCTCAAGCAATGGTAGTTGTTGCAGACCATAACAGTCTCAGTCCTGTCGTATTTGACCAACTAAGTAAAGATGGGATGTATGATAGAACTAAAGCTCCTAATATGACAGAATGGGTAAAAGTGTTTACTGGACTAATGAATTCTGTAGAATTTACCGATAGTGCTGTTCATCATTTTTATAAATGGGACTCTTTTTTAGAACGAGCGTTTAGTTCTAAACGTATAGATAGCTCTGGTAACGTTTGGAAAAATTTAAATGATGCTTTAACTAAGATGGAAGAAGACAGCGAAGAGCCTCTTAGTCAATTTGATTTATTAAAGTCTGGAGTTATTAGTATGATTCCTACTAATAAACAGAAATATAATTACGGACTCAGACATAAAAATATAGGCGATATATTCAGATTAAAGAGTGAAGAAAATAAAGAAAACTATATTGATGTTGAGTTAGAAGATAAATTAGTTCTTACACATAGACATTTAGGAAGTAGGAACTTAGATGAAACCAAAACACTTCAGCCCGGGGATGTATTTAGACCTACCCCAACAAGTAATTATCAAATTACGGTTATAGAGGTTAAAAATAATGGATATCTATGTGCGTGGATTGATGATAAAGGATTCCATTCAGAAGTTTTGACTAAAGAAGACTTAAAAGATGTTGATAGAACTCAATATACCGCTGAAGTTAGAGAATTGCCTAGTGGAGACAGAGGAGTTTATACTAATATAGGAATGTTTGTTCAAAGAGGGGACATCGTTCAATATATACATGTTAGAAACTCTGCAAAAATTATGCCTCTTTTATATGATTTCTTTAGCCCAGAAATTACTGATATTTCTAATAAAACAGGATTTAGTGAAAACTTTATTAGAAGAAATTATCTATCTTCGGTAGATAAACTTAGGGATGCAATCTTTATGGAGTTTTCTTTATCGGATGCAACGATAGATACTAATACTAGTATTGATGCTTTAACTAATTCAGATAATCTTTCTACTCCAGAGTTTGTAGAAGATTTGGCTAAAAGTTTATCTGATAACGGAGTTGGGATTAAAACTCTTACTATGGAGGAAATGAAGGTTCAGTTCCCAACTTTAAACAATGTAAAGGCATTTGTATATGATGGAGAAGTTATATTAAATAGAGACTTAATGACTGATGATACACTTATTCATGAAATATCTCATTTATTTTTGGCTGATTTGAAGTTTAAGCGTCCTGATACATATTATGATTTAGTAAATAAAATGGAAGGTTCTGAAATTTACGAGGACATAAATACAAACGGAGCCTATGATGAACTTTCTCATAACGATAAATTGGAAGAAGCTTTAGTACATGAGTTTTCTGATTATTTCACTAGAGTTCTAAAAGATTATAGAGATAGAGATATTAGTTTAGAAGAGGTTGACTGGGAATCTATCCTTTCTGATGCATTACAAATTGATGTTAGCGAATTTTACGATGAAAACATTTATTCGGTAATGCAATTAACTCTTAGTGAATTTCATAATAATTACTCTACTCAAAAAACAATATATAATAAACAAAATGCCTTAAAATCTATAAGATTAAGTAATATAAAATCCGAGTTGTTGAAGAATGCTAGTACAGACTCAGGATATAGACTAATTGAAATTTGCGAATAATATGGCTTGTTCATATACTTTAAGAGACAATAAATCAAATAAGGTTATTACCTTCACATCTGAAAAAGCATTAGACAACTACTTGAAACTACATTATACTGAATTTGAAGGCTTGATTAATCATGCCTTTAGATTTAGTAAAGACTATACTAATATATTATCAAGTGATTATGAAAAATCTAAAGCTATATTAGATAAGGATAGAGAAGCGGCGAGAGCAGCTAAGAAGAAAAAAGATACTGTTAAAACTTTTGCAAGTTCTGGAAGTAATATTTATGATGTAATTGAATCCGATGATGCAACTTCAGGAGGATACGTTTCTGTGCTTAATTACATTGCTCAGCAAGGTTTTGTTAAGGCATTAGATAGAGATGCTTATACTCATGCATTAGAGAGCGAGGCTTTGAAAGAAGTTTCCTCAGACGCCCAAAATAAAGAAGCAATATTATTAGAAACTAGAAATTATATAGAAAAGGTAGAATTTCCTTACTGGCAATACCTACAAGAAATAGGTAGAGGCTTTCACTATATATTTGACCAAATTATTAATGCTAAGCCAGGTTCTAATGTATCTATAGAAATGATACAATCTATTTTTAGGTCTAGATTTAGAAAAGATTTTGTATCTGGAAAAAATGTTACTCACATTGATGGAGTATCTGATAAAGCCTTAAAATCATTTATTACTCAGATAACTGCACTAAAAAAAAATATAATAGACAATAAAAATAGAGGTAGAAAAGCTATAAAGGTATTTACTGAATATATTGCAGACCATAATGGGGGAGAGGGCAATAAAATAAGAGGTAAAATAGACTTACTAGTCGTTTATGAGGACCAAGAAGGAAATCAATCTGTTGAAATTTATGATTTAAAACTTTCTACAAAACCAGAAGATAGATGGGATTCTGATAAAAAAAATGCCATCCAATATCAGTTAGGGTTTTATAAGAGAATGCTTCAAGAAAAAGGAATTCCAGCTAGAAATATTTCTATGAAGGTTATTCCAGTTCTTCTAGAGGATGTCAATAAGGAAGATTTAAGTCATGCAATAGGTAATGTAAATGTAGGAGAGCCTATTACATATATTCCAAGTGTAGGTCAGCAAACTAAAATAGAACAATCAATTCCCATCCCAATAGGTAAAGAATTAGTAAGTAAGCCATTGTTAGAAACGGTTGCTGGAGTAGTTTCTAAATTTTTCCCTGTTAGTAAAATCAATCAAATAGATGCTATAGATTTCGATGTTCTGTATAAAGATAAAAAATATGGGGTAAGTATCGACCCGTCAACTGGAAGATATAGATTTGAAGATACTACTCGTTCTAAGAAAGAGCATAGATTCATTTATGCTGATACAGAAGAAGAAATCAAGGATGCATTTAAAGATTATTTAAGAAGAAAAAGTGACCATGATAATGATGTTACTAATACAATTTCTAAAGACTTAAAGTTTGCCTTAGATAGAATAAATGGAAACATGGGATTCAATCCGAATAGAGCTTCTTTAAATGTAGTTCCAAGCGGAACATATGAAGATGCAAAAGGTTTACTTGAACTAAACTTATCTAAGTATAAACTGGAACCAGATTGGGAAGTCATGATAAATGAGTCATTGACTTCCATGAACATTATTATGTTGGTAAATAAATCAAGAAAAGAGATGGATTTTATATCTTTATCTCCATATCCTCTTGATAATGTTATTAACCTAGGGAAGGGAACTTCTTTAATGGGACGATTTAAAACTAATTCTCAAATGGAATTGGATAAGTTATCAATAAAAGCTTCTATTGGAAATATAGAATTGATAAAGTTGATGGCGGTTGCCAATTCTTTTTCTGATACAGATTTAGGAGATTTTTCCATTGGAGAATTAAAAACCATAAATATAGACAAAAGTGAAGTAGTTTATTCTTATATAAATCAGGATAAACTTATCCATAATTATAATATGTTGGCTGACGCCGCTGGATTAAAAAGAAATGGATTTAAATTCACTGATATGTTTACTATCGTAATGAGATATTATCAAAGCATTGCTAATAACGATTTACAGACTAGACTTAAAGGTATAACTGAATTATCTCCTGATGGAGATTTGGATTCTTTATCAAAAGCAGCTAAATATGAAGAATTAAAATCTATGTTTAAAAACTTGCAAAGTAGATTTTTTTCAGGAAATGTTGCCCCAGATATTAATAATCCTATCACATTCTTATATCTTCAGGTAGCTAATGCTTTAACTCAATACGGAAATACTGCAGTAGATATATTTAATGATGAACTGTGGAACAAACATTTTGGAGATGTTTTTAAACAGTTAAAAGACGGCTCTCTATTCAATGGTACGTATTTAAATACTATCGATACTACTCCTATCGTTCGTTCTATTGCAGCCAGATTAAGTGCTACCAATAGAAATATAACTAATAGATATGAAGCCTATAAAAATAAAGATAGACAAATAACTAATAAATATTACAAAGGTGCAGGTCAAGGGTTCGTCGGAAAAACAATTCTTAATAATGCTACAGTCATGTTCAAAAGATTATTGGACAATTCCGAGGAAGGCAAGAAAAAATTTAAAGTTAAAAACCCTTGGGATTCCTCTAGCGATTTAAATCCGGCAGAACGTGAATATCTAAAGTATTGGTTAGAAGACTTAAACAGAATGCGTTTCCCTAATCAGTCTAGAGAAGAACTTGGAGAAAGATATTTTGAAATTCCTTTATTACGAGGTTCTTCGTGGTCTAAAATAGTAAACGGAAAAAATAGTTTTGCTACATTTAAAGAAGATGGGGCATTGGAAATGGTTAATCCTAGAATGACTACTACTGAGCAAGAACGTTACATATCAGAAGATTCTCTTAAAACTTTGGTTGAGATGTATAACGTATTTGATGCTTCTAACTCAATCGGTGCAAGAGAAGGAATGTTGGCATCTACAAATGGAAAACCTGAACAAGTTTATGAAACTAACCTCGAGCATATCAAAGATATGTATCAATTCTCCCTTATTAGAAAAGAGGAAATGGATGAAATTCTTCCGGCAGTAAATGCAGCTATCGTATCTCTTCAATTTGTTCAAACATTGTCTCACAAAGATGCTAAAGCGACCATTGACTTTTTGAATGAATATATTAAGTCTTCTGTATTTGACGAATCGCTGGTTCCGAAAGAGAGCAGAGGAATGTACAAATTGCTAGGAATGGCTAAAGGTGTTTCTACCAACTTTATTCTAGGTTTTAATTATTTATCTGGAGCTAAAGAAACTATAACAGGATTTTTTAATCTATATGAAAAGGCTATTGCAAACTCTTTAACAGATAAGGATAGAATTGGAGTTAAAGATATGACCTCTGCATACACTACAGTGTGGGTAGATTCAGCTAAACAAGTAGGAACTATTACTCTTCTAGAACATTTAAATTGGCAATATCGTATGGCAAATGTTGATATGAATGCTTTAGTAGATAGAATGAACTATGAGATTACAGATGGATTAAGATTTAAAGATAGAATGTTTTGGGCTAATAGAGCTCCAGATTTTCTAAATCGTATGACTATTCTTGTAGGATATATGAAAAAACATGGATGTTATGATGCCCATACTTTGTTGCCAGATGGAACGGTAAAATACGACTGGAAAAAAGACAGGCGTTTTAATTTATTAGCTAATCCAAATGCCGATATAAATTCTGCAGAATGGCAATATCAACGTTCGCTCTACAATAGAATGATAGAGTCATTTATAGCATCCAATATTAAAGTAGTAAATCCAGACGGCACAACTAGAACTCTTACTACAGAAAAGGATAGTAGAGGTGTGTATAAAGATGCTTTACCGCAAGCCTATACCGAAGAAGAAGCTAAAATGATTAAGCAAGAGTCAGATAGTATGTTTGGATATATGGACCATGATACTAAATCTTTATATCTAAAAAAAGGATTATTCTTATTCCTTCACCAATTTCAAACATTCTTATCTGCAAAGAAAAATCAGTGGTTCTTAAAACGAGGAGTTTACGATTATGGACACTGGGTGCATTTAACAGAAAACCCCGACGGCACGGGAGCTAAATTATACTGGAAAACTATAGAAAATCCAGATGGAACTATTGAAAGAATAAAAACTACAGAAAATACTGGAGAGCCTATTATAGATTGGCAAGGTAAAATAATGGAAGGAATATTCTGGTCTCTGAAGGATTTATTTAATTTTACTAATCCTAAATTAGCAGCCGAGGCTTGGAGAGACCCTGTTAAAAGAAGAAATTTGATTCTTGCTCTAGAAGATATGGCTATTATAGGATTCATAGCTCTCATTATAGCTTTATTATTTGGAGACAAGGAAAAGAATTCGCTTTCCCCAGCTGAACAAAATGTTGTAAGACTTGCAAATAACATTGGGGGAGAATTTAATATGTTTAAAATATTTACTGGTGCTGTGGATTTTAAAATGCCTATGTTCCAATTCTACGGTGAGGTATTTACTGATGGAGTAAAAGTATTAACCGGAGATAAACATGTATTACGTATGTTAACTGATAATACAGGAACATTTAGGCCATTAAAACCTACTGTAATGGAATACTTCCAAGCTCCTAATTCACAAAAATAAAAAAAAATAAGGGCGACAATCAAGCATATACTTTCGTATATACCTGACTGCCGCCCTTAATATTTTATTTAAATAAATTTTTACTATAATTATAAGCCTTAATCACATTAGTTATGAACTCATCTATTGTTCCATTGTTGTCTATTTCAACCTCCACATTTAATGAGTCTATGTATTTTTCACTTTCATGATTTCCTGCACCACTTCCATTTCTAAGAATTTTCCAAATAATTCCCTTATGTTTATGTATAGCCTCAACTTCATTTGGAAATCTAACGTCTGGAATTATCCACTTAATTTGCCCTTCTTGGCTATGATTATTTATTTCTAGTAAATAGTCATTCATTAATGCCTTTACCCATAAGTCCGCATCAATAGCCCTTCCAACTTGAGTTCCAAATTGTTGAAGAAATTCTCTATTAGTCATAGGAGTTCCGTCGTAATTATATAAATCTAAAATAGTTGGGCTGTTTTTAAATTCAATAGATTCGAAATCAAGTTCGCTACAATTCATAATTGTTGCAGCACATCTTTTTAATTTTTCTGCAAAACTGTGCTTCTTCCAATCTGAGTAGTTGGGGTTGTATTCGTTCAAAACACACTCTTTACAAAAATCTTCTAATGATTTTGCATCTTTAAATAATGGGCTTACTTCCCATACGTCTATCGCTTGCACTATTTTACAAGCTGTGTCCTTTCCTGCTTGAGCATTTCCGGCTATTCCTAGTAGCATTTAGTCTTCAATTAAATTAGCGCCTACAACAATTAACAATAATCCTATTCCTCCAATCCCTAATAAAGTATGAGCCATAAACATCATATATAGTATTAAAGATACTAATATAGCCCCGCCTATTGCTACATAAACCTCTCCTGAATGTTCACACAACCAATTTTTTGACAATTTCAGCCACAATTTTTCCATTTGCACTAGGGAATTTAGATTTAATTTCTTTAATGACTGCACCCATTTCTTTTCTAGAAATCGTATGATAATTATTATTTTCTAGCCAATCTTCTATATCTTTTGTAGTAGGTTCCACAGGTATTAATTCATCCAAAATAATAGATTCTTCCGTCTCAATATTACTTAAATCCTCGCGCCCAGCAGATTGGTATTCAATAGCACTATCGACCCTCTGGTCTCTCATTTTCTTTAATAGAGTTATTTCAGCAATTTCATCATAAGGCTTAGCATTTTTAGCTGTTTTAAATGCCTGAATTTCAGATTTTATAGCTCTATAGGTTTTAACTCGCACCGGCTGTTTGTCCTTCATCGCTTGAAGAATCATTAAATCAATATTTATCATATTTATTGTGCACTATAATTAATACTATGTCTTCTTTTTATATTCTGAGCTGTTCCTCCATTCCATCTATCTTTTTTGACAAAGGCAATATCTATATCTGAAGCTCTTGTCATAGCGGAGTCTCTTTCTTCATCAGTTTTATACCCTCCATGATAACAAATAGGGATTCTGTCTGTTACACTTGGAATATGTCTGGGTTTGTCAAACATATGGTATATTGTTAATGGACACATAAAATTTTCAGCAATGTAATCCATAGCCATTTTATCAACTCCCTCATAATCTCCTACTACGAACTCTGGTTTATCATCTTCATAATAAGCAGTTCTCAAAGCCATTATATAGTATTTTTCAAACTCTTCTTTAGTTATGTCTCTGTGTCCACTTACAAAATATATCATGGTACTATTTGATTTTCTAATGGTTCAGATTTTATTACTTTAATATTATACCAAGAAATAGCTTCAGTGATTCTTTGTTTATGATTGAATGCCCATTTGTATTTCTCGATATCTCTGATTGGAATCCATTGAATTTTTTCAACTTCATTTTTCTCTCCTTCTCCGTTTAAAACAGCTTCCATTGATACTGAGATATCATCCTTCCCATATTCTAGAATAGTGAGATAGCGGAGAGTTACATTTCCGTTGCTATCATTTTTAGGGTCAGTCTCTACACCAAAGAGCGTCCATCTATCTGGATTTATCTTAACTCCAGTCTCTTCAAAAGTTTCTCTAGAACACGCTATTTCAGCTTTTTCCATATCCAGATAACCACATGGACAATTCCAATAACCTTGAAAATCTGGAGTCCCACTTCCTCGCTGATTAGCTAATACACACCATACATCCTTTATTTTACAAAATGTAAATGCTGCAACAGCACAATATCGACCAGACCATAAAGTCTTGCCAGTATGTTCTCCCTCTTTAATCGTATAACTCCAATTTCTCATCTATGTCTTCTTTTTGAAATAATTTTTGAACCCTTACAATCATCTGGACAATATCGTGATGATTTAGAAGATTCGAAATAAACATTTTGAATTCCGTGTATTTCATCGTCTTCTACTATGGCTTTATATACTTGAAGAGCTCCATCTTTACGCATATAAGCAATATATATAGGAAGATGAAGCTGTAATGCTGTATCTAGCTCCTTACGAACTCCTCTTGTTAAATCAGATAAATCCTTTGACCAATAATAACAACCTAAAATAAACACTACTGCGTCAGATTTGGATAGACATTCTTTCTCGTAAGGAGTTCCCATTTTCCAATAAATAGGATTGGCTCCTTTATGTTTTAAGAACTCAGCTACCTCTTTAGCATAATGTTCATTTGGAATACTATATGAAATATATACGTTATTTTTCGACATTTTTGTAAAGGTTAAATCGATGAATGTATTGACTAATTGCTTTAGGTACTAAAGGATAAATTTGTTTCCCGTCTTTTACTAAGTACCTAATCATAGTAGAGCTAATATTAAAGGTATTGCTGATATATCCATCAACTCCGGTTTTGAAAGCTATTCCATCTCTATTTACTACTATGAGTTTAAAGTTATCAAGAATCCATTGACCCTCTTTCCAGCTCTTGATTTCGTCTGCGATGTCTGCACCAACTATTAAGTAAAGCTCTTCATTAGGATAATCTTCCTTCAGTAACTGAAGAGTTTGATAAGAGTAATGAGGGTCCAGAGTTCTGTAATCAATACTAGATAGTGTACAATTATTAATTTCTTCAATAGCTAGTTGAACCATGAAACATCTATGTTGAAAGTCCACAGCTTTATTTTCTTTCCATACGTTTTGCATTGTTGGAACTACTACTACTTCGTCAACTAAATTATCGTTTAACACAGATGTAATCATATACAAATGACCCATGTGAATCGGGTCAAATGTTCCTAATAAAAATCCTACTTTCATTTGTTGTATTATATTAATTATATTTTTCTCTTGATATATAAATTGGGGCTTTCTTACGTTTAAACTCAGATGCCAGATGTCTGCTCCATACCTTATTAACTACATCTTCTCCATACTTTTTACATAAATCAGATTTTTTATCTGCTTGGATATATACTACATTTCCAGCAAGCATATAAGTTTCCTCGGAACTTTCATACGAAGTAAGTGTTTTAAGAATGTCATCAACTTCATTATAACTTTTAGCTCCAATCTGCTCTAAGTCACTATTACTAATGCCAAGGCCATCAGTAGGAGTAAGAGACATTGACTTTTTAATAGCCTCACACATATCACAAATTTTCCTAGCACCATCCGCATCCACTTCTTTCTTTATCCCACACCCATAGTAATGCCTTATTAGCCACTTAGCCAACTCATACACTTCAGTCTTCCATAGTCCTTGGATTGGGTCAAAATCACCTACATCACCATGAATAGTCCAAAATCCAAGCTGGTATTCAGTTTGATTATCGGTAGATATTACCAAACCATTATAAATAGAGGCTAAGTTATAAAGATAAATCATACGAAGTCTAGCTTGAATATTACCATCAGCAATAGGAGTTTGTCTTAAAGAAGTAAGATTATCTCCATCTACTAAAGTTAAGAATTTATTGAATACTTCATAAAGATTTGTAACCTCAAAATTATTACAAAAAGCTTTTCCAACTAACTTAGACACATCAAATTCATCGCTCCTATTCTTAATAGGGAGACTTCTACCTATTAATGGAATGCCAGTTTGTTTACTTACTTCATGGCAAATAGCTGCTACAACAGTAGAATCGATTCCTCCACTGATTCCCAATACCATCGCTTTTAGGTTGTTAGTCTTCACATAATTTTTAGTCTCAGTTACTAAGATTTCAAATACTTTACTATAGTCTAGATTATTCATTTCAATTCACGTTTAAATGTGTATATAAGTCTTGAGACTTTAGTAGAAATAGAAATGTCTGCACATTTAGAATATTCATGAGACACCATTCCTACTAATTCCCAGCCTAGGGTTCCCAAAGTATCTAATTCATTCTCAGATGCAGGACGAACTTTTTCTAACACCTTGTACTCAAATTTCATATTAACTGTGCTTGTAAAATAGATAATTGTATTGGGCTTCTGTTATTTTGACAGCAGCACACAGAATCCATCCTTGAGCTCCAAGCTCATTTAGTTCATCTATACTCATTACTGAACCATATACAGTCTTCCTAAGATATTCTATATCCATATCCTAAATCAATTAAACACCTTTGAACATCCTCAATCTTTCCAGTATGTTTGCCAGCATCATCAGACAATTTAACACAACCAAAAATTGGCTGATTAGGATTCATCTGACAACTAGTAAGTTTCATTACAATATTGGCTGGCCTAAAACCAGTATCATTAGTAAGATTAGTTCCTATTCCAAACGAACATCTGATTCTACCTCTACAATACTCCATAATGTCTTGACATTTATCAAAATCTAAGGCATTACTAAATACAATAGTCTTAGTTGTAGGGTCAACACCAAGTTCTTTGTAACGAGCAATCATATCATTTATAAACTTATATTCATCTCCAGAATCACATCTTACTCCGTCAAACAATTTAGCCTGTTTACGGGAAAGATTTTTCATAAATATATATGAAGTGTAAGTATCTGACAATGCTATACCTAAATCTCCATCATATACGTTTACCCAATTTTCAAGAGCCATATAGTTCGCCTGCCTGTAACCATACATAGCCCCATGAAACATAAACCATTCATGAGGATGTGTTCCCATCATAGGCATACTATACTTCATTGCTAAATAACAATTAGAAGTACCAGTACAATAAATAGAACCTTTTTTAATCGTAGATACTACTTCATCCTGAACATTATAACTAAAACGTCTTCTAGTACCGAATTCTGAAAACTTGATTCCAGCAATATTCGAAAGCTTAATTTTGGGTTCAAGTCTCTTGATAACATCTGTTAAATCACAATTATTATCAAATATACGATTACGCAATTCAGACACGATTGCAAGTATAGGAACTTCATATAAAGTAACTTTATAAAGATAATCTGTCACTTTGATATGTAGATGTCTATTTTCATCCAAGGATGCTTGTATTTTGCCAAAATTAAACTTAAACGAGGATAGCCATTCCCAATAAACTGAAGGAATAAACCTACAATTGTTATTCATATATTCTTGTTCATCTTTGGTTAGATGAAGCATTCCCAAAGAGCCAAATTCTAAGTATAATTTTTCTACAAAATCCTTTGGATATTCTGTATTATCGCGGTCAATAAATTCAAATGTTCCCTTAGCTTGAGGAAATAATTTCATATAAGCATACGAAGTTGTAAACTTATATAAGTCTGTATCTAGTATTGATTTAATTATCATTTAATTTGAATTTAAATTATATTTATTAATTAATTTATCTAATTTATCCCCTCCGTCTATAGAAGCTATATACCTAGTATCTACCAGAATATTATTTTTGTAACCCATAGCTATCAAACTACATATAGTTTCGTACACACAATAATCACCAGCTATGCCAACTACTCTAATTTCATCATCTGGGTTAGATTCAAAATCAACTAGAATATCAGATAAGGCATTGAAACTAGTTATATTATCAAACACGCTATACTCTTCCTTGTCAGGATTGTTTCCTTTAGTAAAGATATTTACATTATACTTATTAAGTACATTCCATAATGGAGTATATATACAACTTCCGGTGGTGCCTGTAACACAATGGACGGGCCATTGACCTCCGTTCTCTTTAAATGAGCAGTGATTGGAAGGATGACAGTCTTTAGTAACCATTACACAATCACAGTCAATATCATCGTTTAATAATGCATTGGCAAGAGCGTCCATTTTTTCCTTAGCTCCTTCCACAGCCAAAGACCCACTGATGAAATCTATCTGTGGGTCTACAATTAATAAAATTTTATTCATGGTTTGTCAAATGCTGCAATTACTATTGTGAGTATAAGAAATCCAAATATAAGAGCAAAAGGTATCCATAGTGGGGCAAACACCCACCACCAAGACCAATTTATAGTACCTATAAGCTTTAACACAAGGAAAATTAAGAAAAGAACTGTAGAAATTCCTATTCCTCCACTTGAATTTGTCATTCTATATTTAAAATTAAAGGGTTATTTACTAATTTATATTGTTCATTTACAGATGAAACATTAGCTAACTTAATATCATCCAAAGTTTGTAGTGTATGTTCTCCAGAATGTATATGTCCGCAGAATACATATTTCGGATGTTTTCTAAGAATTTCATCAGCTAGCCAAGGATTTCCAGCATCTACTCCACTTTGAAAACCTTGGGTAATTGTACCTACCCTGCACAGTTTTGGAGCATCATGACTGAGAACAATATCACAATGTTCTGGCATTGTAGAGTATGCTTCTATCAATGTCTCAGGTTCATACATATATGCCCAATTACCAAAGATTTTACAATATGGAGTTCCCCATATTACATATTTCTTATCCTCGAAGTAATACTCTTCTTTCTCATTATCGAGAAGCGTTATTTTGTATTTGGTAGGAGCATATAGTATACTAGATTTCTTAAGTTGGTCTTTATACATATTTGCTAGTACAAAGTCATGATTTCCTCCTACCATAAAAACATATTCACATGGAAGATTAACAATCCATTCTGCAAATTCTGTTTTAAGCCACTTTTCACTTTGAGGAATATTCCTCTGCATCTTAAGTGGGACAATATCTCCGCAGATTAAATAAATATCACATTCTTCTTTTATTTCTGGGAGGATTCCATGTAAGTCTGATAATGCGCCAAATTTCATTTATGTTTTCTAGTTTTTATATATTCTTTACTTTCCGATTGTTTAGCAAAAGGAAGGACAATAGCAATATCTATTTCTACGATTTCTCCTTTTCTGAGGAGGTCTGCAAAGTCAGTAATGTAGTAATAGATGTAAGTATTAATTTTTTCATACTCTCCGTTATTCTCCCGCCAAACTCCATCTTCATTAAGAGTAGGTTTTATTCTCCACAAACGGAATCCTTCATCGTCTCTCGTTATCCAAAGTCTCATTCTGTTATTTTCTTTTTAAATTCTTCGAACGATTTTATCTCTGGAACCTCGTCTCTGTTAATTATCCAATATTTACTTGGAGCCTTACCTTTATGGTTTGCTCTATATTGGTTATACATATCGCGATTTCAAAGAATGCTTCGATCATAGCATCCGCCAAATCCTCTATTTTAAATATAAAGTATTTGAACTGATTTCCATTTTCATCTTTTCTTGAATACAAGTCTTTTATAAATGTACTCAAAGATGGAATTTCCACTGGCTCGTCTTCCCACGTTTGGTTTCCAGCGTAGAAATAGAACATTTCCTTATATATGGGCATTAAATCTGGAACAAAATCAAACGATATAACATCGTCATCCTCTACCCACTCTTTTTCTCCTTCTCCACGTTTAGGACAACCACATGTATCAACAAGCCATTGCTTACCATTTTTATCGGTTACTGCATATGTCTTTCTCATATTTCAATTTCAAATTTTATAGGTTCATCCATATATGTCATATCTTCTGGAATAGAAAAGCTAAAATGACACTCTGGATGCAAATCATTAGTATAACCATAAATATCGTATTCAGGGTCTACATTCCAACTTTCTCCATCAAAAATAGGAGGGTTGTCATAATACCAACCCTGCCCATCTTTATCGATGGCGTAGTAATAAGTTTTAATCATTATATGATATTAGTTTGTAATATACAGCACTACCTATCCAATGCGGGTTTACTAAGCAAATCTCTAAAATTCTAATGACATTAGATTACATACTATATTTGTTTTGTGGAGATGTTTTCTCAAGATTTATTAATACCTTCATGTTTTAACCAATCTTGGAAGTACCACAATTGTCCACATCCTCCACCAATATCATCTTGGCCAGCAGGATTAAATACTCTCGTCGAGAAACCTAGCTCACACAATTTTTCATTGAAATCTCTGATAAGACAAATTTGTCTATCAATAGAATTCTTCACAGTTTCATCCTTTTCGCAAATTACAGAAAGAGTAGTTTCCCAAACATCAGTCCGGAAAAGTTTGTACAGTCTCTTTGCATCTTCCTCTGTGTCATTTCCTTCATGCACACAGTAATTAAAGAATGGCTTTCTTCCTGTATTGGCGGCCCAAAACTCTCCTGCCGAGGCAATCTGACGGAGGGTACAAGTCTTAGTCGGAATTAATTTTGCTCTAGCTTCATCAGTTGATTCATGGACTGAAAACTGCAATCCGACTTGAGGTATTCTTTTAGAAAGCTCAATAAACTCTGACATTGCATAATACAATGTAGATGGAGCAGATGTAGATATTAATAATTGAGCATTTGGATATAAATCGTGTAAAGACTCAATAGCCTGTTCCAAATTAATGTAATTTAAAAACGGCTCTCCCATACTCATAAACATAATTTGAAACTTCTTAATGTCTTTAGTATCACAATCAATGGTGCTTAGAACTGTAGTTACTTGTTCTACTATTTCACTCCAATCCAAATTTCTTACAAAAAACTTACCAGTTCCACAAAATGCACACCCAACTGGGCATCCTGATTGTACAGAGCAACAAATCACTGTTCGCTTAGAATATTCTCCATAACGATAGAGAACCGCCTCTGCGATTCCCTTCTTTGCTATTTCATTAGCTCTCCATTCAAATACAAACTTCTTAACGTTAGTGTCAGAAGATTCAAAAATCTTATATTCCATTTAACCTCTTAAATTTCTCTTAGTGATTATTTCTTTTAGTTGTTGCCAAGACACCGGCGTGTAATCATTATTATCCACGCCAACATCATATTGATTTGGCACCAGTTTATCATCGAAGGGAGTTTTCTTTCCTTTTTCAGTATGGATGTGTCCATATAATTGCCAACTTCCTCTATGAGAGCCATTCCATGTAATCATAGGGTAATGACTCATAAAAATCTGTTGGTTTTTACATTCATCATCACCAGTTACAGTAATCATCATTTGTTTTTCGACAGCCTCGAACCCATTTTCTGGAATATATGAGTGTTTGTCGTGATTGCCCAGCACAAGATATTTTGAGCCGTTTAGTTGAGGTAAGATTTTTTCCCAACGTGTCCTTTGTCCAAAGCAAAAATCGCCCAATATAAAAACAGTATCGTCCCAGTTAACTACTTTATTCCAGTTCAGAATGAGTTGTCGATTCATCTCCTCAGTAGTTTCAAAAGGACGACTACAATATTTGATAATATTTGTATGGTCAAAATGACAATCAGAGGTAAAAAATACATGATTGCAATCAAATTTATTATTTAAATTCGCCATTTTTATCTAATTTGTAATAATTGTTCGTCGATATTGCGAGCTTCCATTCCAGTTAAATATGGTTCAGCTTTATATGTAGTATAACAAGTACACTTTTTAAACTTCTTTCCAGAAGTACAGAAAGGGCAGATGTCGTTTTTTCCAATTTTATGTCCAGTCAGTCTCAATTTATTTCTATATGGGGTATGCATTTTGACCCACATATTTTTAAAATCCTCATTATTCATAAGTTCTGACATAGTTTCTCTCATTGTAGCTTTATCACTGTTCATTTCCATTATATTCAACTTTTAATTTTTTAAATTTGCCACATTTAGTACATTTAAAAATGTGGATTTTATATCTTGAGCCGTCTTTATCCACAAGAATCTCTCTGAACAATTCAAAATCGTGACAACAAAATAATTTGCCAACAATTTGTCTAACTATTTGTTTTACAAATTCCATATCACCAACATGAAATGTCCGTTATATCTTTTTTAGCCCTACATATGTCACATTTTACTATTACAGCACATCCAAGTCCAGTAGGATAAAATGTTATAGAATATCCTCCACCTATAATTCCTGCCTTCTGTCTACAAGATTTATGCTCAGCTACAAACTTATGATATTGTTCAGTCTCGTTTTCATTTAACGGAAAGGTTGTTGTTTTCATTAAATATGAAAATCTATTACAGTTACAGGAGTATCATCTCTCAAAGTGTCTATATATTCCCAAAATTCCGAGTCCCATTTATCTCGGTCTTTTTCATTAGAAGTCATTCCAAACCATCCCATTTCAGCTGACTCTACCCAATCTCCCCCACAAGTAACATAACAGAAAGGAACGCGGCTATTTTCTTTCATTGCGTTCCAGTCAATTTCATCTTTAGTTGCATACACAGCCTTAAGGGGATTTCCATTTTCATCTTTTTCTTTAAGTAATAACCAAGCTCCCCATCTACCACCTTCAACATACCAATCCCATTTAGAATCAGGATTATAAGTGGACAATAGATTACCTTCATCATCAATTTCGTATCCCCACTCTTTGGCTATTTTCCAGGCTTCTTCATATGAAATATCTATTCCTTCATCTATAACTTTTTTAGCCCAATCTACATTGCTTTGCTCATGTTCTGTACTAGGATTCGGAAAACGCTCTAGCACTCTTAAAGCGTATTCATAAGTATCTATACGCTCTTGTCGAACTCGATTGATTGCATCATCTTTTGTATACTTAATGTATACATCAACTTCTCTATTTTCGTCATACGGTTCTAACAATTCATTATAATTGTATCCGAAGACTAATCCTACAAAATGTGACATACAAATAAACTATTAATCAATTTCTACTTTTGTTTCTGTTTTCTCTAGACAGGCATTTGGATTTGCGTCAAACACAAGATTCAATAAACATTCGTCACTAACTTTATCTTCCCAACATCGTTTATGAAGAGGGCAAGTGTCGCAGTTATAAGAATCTCCCTTAAACTCTGAAAGCTTATATACTTTATTATTTATTATAATTCCGTTCATACTCTATTTGTGTAAGTCCAAGGACTTAATTAAATACTTAATAGCTTCAAGCTGTCCGTAAGTTAATGAAATAACTCTATCATTGATAGTGATATCCCAACCTTCACCATCATGCCATTCTGTTACTTCAATAAAATCTGATTCCTTAGCCAGATAATCATATTTCTTAAGCTCGTCTGATACAGATTGTTTATTATAATATTCCATGATTAAATTTTATTTAATGTATTCTCTTTTAGTAAATTCCTCTCTCAACGGAATAGCTAATTCTCTAGCTTGAGGATGAGCATCCTTTGCACACCTCAGCTTAAAGAATCCTTCCCATTGTTCAATGGTACCAGTCATAATTAACTCAGTCTTTAGAGAATTAGGAAGAACTGCTCTAGCTTGTTGTGGTTTCCATTCTTGGCTTATTAGGTCAAGATAGTTTGATTCTGCCCAATACAAATTATTTAGGAACACTCTCGTAGCAATTCCTTGTCTTTGTTCATGAATATAGAACTCCTCAGAACTAATATGTCCTTCAGGTAACTCTATCCAACAAGGAATTACAAAAGTAAGCTCATTGTTAAATTTATTTTTGCTGTAATTACAATATCTTGTACTTTCTTGTGCAAAAGAGAATACTCTATGCCTTACAAACTCGTGGCTTACGCCTCTGTCACATATAAACTTAACAGTGATACGTTTAACGTGATATTCTGTAGGTTCACATAGATACTTAAGGTCATCTAACCAACCATTCTGGAGTAGTACTCTATAGTTAGTAGTTATAGCTACAAATCCATCAGGAACTCTTGGAACAGGCTGTGCTTGTATAGCTTCTGAGTACTGATTCTCATTATACTTACTCCAAAGTCTATAAGCAACGGTATTAGAATCGTCATTAGCTTTAAAGTCATATCTGAGATAAACAGTACCATGTTCAAGCATTGCAGTATGACCACGATTAGTAATCATATCTACAAACTTCTCTGCACTATCTTCTGTTATTTTGTCTAGACTTTTATAGCAATGACGTCCCACCCACTCAATATGTTTAATTAGTCCAGCGTGTCCGCTTTCCTGTTCTTTAATTTCAAAACTTGGTTTGATTAATTTCATAGTTTACATTATAATATAATAACTCAGCATCTCGACGTGCTTTAGTGGCTTCTTCTAAAGTATTGTATCTCCCAATGTATTTATTTTTACCATTAACCCCTATCTCGACCTTCCATTTATTTCTAGACCTGTCAAAGTGTACTCCAATGATTCCAGATGAATTATTCGTAGGAATATTCACCCTATTTTGTAGATTTTCGGCGTTGGTACACAGCCTTAGGTTTTGTTTTCGGTTATCCAGCGTGTTGCCATTGATATGGTCTACATAGTCACAATCCTGGGCAGACATAATTAACCTATGTAAATAGGTGAAAGGCTTTGAACTCCCACTTATGACATAACCATTCTTATTACAGCACCACTTCTTAACTTTTACTAGTTGTTTATCCTCCAGGTCAATCAGAGCCCTACATTTCTCGTTATTATCTTTATCGTATAGCACTACTTCACAGTGGTTCTCGCATTCTATGACTTCGTTAGGGTCGAATTTAGTACGAGACTGTATTCTTCCATGCCTCCTATATTGTAGATAGTGCTTTCCACATAACAACCCTATCTCAGCTTGGTAGTACTTCCACAAACCTTACACTTCTTAACTTTATTCATAATTTATATCTTTCTACAGAAGTTACATATAAATCTGAAGACTTCCAAATTATGTCTGTTAATTAATATGAAGTTCTCCACATCTCTCTATGTGCCGCAGCAGCCCATCTGCTCCAGGCTCCTGCTTAATTATTTCAAACGACTTAGTTTTTAAGTTTATTGATAGTTTCCTGAATAGATAAATCTCCTAATACTCTCGCATATTCATTTATCATTTCTAATCCGTACTCTTTATTATAACCTTCATCACGTCCTATAGTATTTGAAACCATTTGGATTGCAACAGTTATTAATCTAATATCCTTTATTGTAGCGGGGATTAAAGTATATGTTTCGTCTATCTTATCTCTAAAAATAAATCTAAAGCTAGATATAATATATTGTTTTTTGATAAATGTAACATGCTTAAGATTACAGACACTATCGCCCAGTGTCTGCATTGTTACTCCATTATAAAAACCCATTCCGATAAGAAATCCGTTTCTATATACTTTATATAAAATATCTTTACTATACTTATTGTTATACCATTCGTAAAATTGTTTATAATTTAACATATTAATGAATCCAATGGTCTCCTATTGATATATCTGCTGTTAACGGTGCTCTAGTGCAGAAAGGTTTGCCTCCACTCTCCATACATAGTTTAAGAACTTCTGCAACTTTATCTGCAATATCTACTGGAGCTTCAACGTTATGTTCATCGTGGACTGGCACACAATAAAGTACTTTGAATAATAAATTATTTTCTTTAAGCCAGTTAAAAAATTTTATTGCAGATAATTTAAAGCATAGGGCGCCAGAGCCTTGTATTGGATAATTAACAGCTTGTTTCATAGAGTCAGTAAGTCTCCTCCTTAAAAAATCAGCTTCCTGAAATAATGGGTCGTCTTCAATTCTATTTTGCAAAACATATTGTCCGTCTACAGTACCCAAATCATCATTAATTCTGTTTAAATTATCCCAATCATAAATAAAGGCTTTATGTCCAGTTACAGGGCTTAATAAAATATATCCATTTTTTATAACAAACTCTTTTTGCCTTTCTTGATATGCTTTCAATCCTGCAAAACCATTCATATAATTCCTTTCGATTTCTTGAGCCCTTTTTTTGGAAATACCATAATTTTGAACTAAAGTATTCGCATTTCCAGCATAATTGAAACAAAATTCATATCCTTTAGCTTCTTGTCTGAGGTCGTGAAATTTCTTTTTAATATCTTTAGTAGGCATATCTTGAGGAATAACATCCTTAAATACCATTTTAGCTGTCAATGCATGCATATCCTTAGAACCATTGATTAGTTCGTCTAGCATAGCTTTGTCATTGGCTATGGATGCCATTAAGAAACTTTCTTGACCTGAATAATCAATACTAATCCATTTATTACCTTTTTCAGCAACAAAACAAGACCTGGTTATTTCATCATGAGGAAGATTTTGCAAATTAGGGTCACTAGAGCTTAATCTACCAGTATCAGTTCCAAGTTGATAAAAGTTAGCATGAATTCTACCAGTCACAGGATTGATTAATTTTAAGAATTTTTCTCCAAAAGACTTTACTAACTGACCAAATTTCTTATATTCAACATAAGGTTCTATAATAGAACATTTATGTTTTTGAGGTTCTACCTGTTTTATATTCACAGACTTTGTCTTCTGCTTAGTTTTCTTATCAATAACAGTACAATTTAATCCAAGCAATTCAAATAAAGGAACTACTTGTTTACTGCTGTCCCAGTTTATTACACATCTATAATTAGTATCAAATCCTGAAAACAAATCGCCTTGAAGATTTTGTTTTACATAGTCAAATGGAATTCCGTATTTGTATTCAACACCTTCATCAGTAATAATTCTTCTAACTCCGAATGCAGAAGCTGGAATATTCATGAGGTCTTTCGTTTCTCTCTTTAAAGTAGTTTTCATTGTAGCCTGGACAAATGGCTTACCTTTATATTCTGGACTAGGATGCTCTATTTTGTGTTGATTGTAATAATCCTCAACCCATTTATTAATTTTAGCTTCTGCTACATGCATACTCTCAATATCTTTCTTCATCTTAATTCTCCACTTATTCACATCAATTTTTGCACCACAATATTCAATGTACGCAATGACTGGAATAAAGTGATTTTCAAAATCTACAGCCCGGAGAAGATTTTTTTTCTCAAGAGCAATCATTTGTTTTTCTTTTATGGATGTTAAATACATAACATCGTGGGCAGCATACACTATAACATCCTCGGTAAGACCAGTATTAACGATTTTACCTCTAATACTTTTATCTAAATCTAAATCTAAATATTGTTTGGCTGCAGATTGTAAAGACAAACTATGGAATTGAGCAGGATACCCTAAAAAAAGTAACTTTTCAGCAATCATTCCGTCCCACACACGTGAAGGGACAATCTTGTGGCAATATAAAAATTTTAAATCGAAAGATAGATTCCATCCTAATAATGTTATCTTGTCGCTTTCAAACACCGGTCTAAAATATTCGACATCTACTGTTGTAGTATCTACTACTATTTGGTCTTTTCCTAATCCGAATTGAACACATAACAAAGCTTTTGTGTGAGGGTCTAATCCTTCAGTCTCGGAATCGTATTCTATCCAATCATGTTCTAGGATTAATTTTAAAGCCCGTTCTTTATCTATTATTTGATAAGCATCTGACTTAAAAAACCTTTGTTGTTCAGATACAAGATAAATCATTATTATACATCAACTACAATTCTAAACATATCAATATCTCCTTGAGTTTTAATTAATTCTGTAATTCTTTCCTTTATAATGTCTTGGATATCATAATCATCTACATCGAGGTCTCCAATATACTCATAATAAAATTTTCCAATAATATCTACAGAAAAATCGTATACTTTTTCATTCATATTATATGGAGCTGCCGGGTCATTCCCGGCTCCTGCAGGTACGTTCATAATTTTCTGAATTTGCGCTAATAATAAATTCGTTTAAGTTTTCTAATGCAGTTAAAATTTTAATAGTTATATCTCTCATATTACCCTGGGCACTTTCTGGCAAATAATCTATCATAGTAGGAATAACTTTAAAATATTTAACTACCATAAGTAAGTCTCGAGATGCTTTTTCAATTTTGTCTTGGTTCATAATATACTAATGTTAGGGCATCTTTCATAATGGCCGGGGCGTCAATATTTGAGATAGCCAATTCTTGTTTAAACTGTTCTGTATCAAATTTAGAAGTAATAATATGATATCCTTGTTGAGTTGGAAAAATTTCTTTAATTCTATTTTCCGGATTTTCGTTACCTCTACATTTTTTAATAACTTCTATAATTTTAGTTATAGAGTCCTTTTGTTCGTCTACATCTACAAGTCTATATAAATCCTTTCCAGATAAAGCTGGAAGTTCTCCACATACATGATTCCATACTTCTGGGGCTTGATATGTATTGCCTTCCATAATAAGTTTTGCAAGAACTTGTTGACATCCACAAGATATCTTGAAAAAACTTCTTTTGTTAACAGTTATGTATGCTCTTGCATTATTGTTTTTGCATAACTCAATTATTTTATTTTTCTTTTCTAACAGATGTTGAGCACTTCTTATGTAATAGGCTTTTATAAGCCTGGCCCCATTGTTTCCTCTCCCGGTTTCATTTCCGTCTTTTTTACGTTGAATTATCTGTAAAAAATAGAAATCATCTGGGTTAGAGAACTCCATGAATTTAATTACTCTATCAAAATTATCTGTTATCATCTCTATAAATTTTTAATTTAGGTTTCCACACTTCTCCTATGTTACCCTTATTACATCCAAGACCTATCCATTTAATTGTAGGAAAATACTCAAATAAATATATAAATACTTGAGCTGCTATATTAGGAATTTCAAAATCGTTAGTATATAACATAACATAAGAGTTTTCTATGTAGTACCCTCTAATTGTATATAAATATGATATTCCTTCTTGACTGAACCATTCAGCGTGTGAAGTATTCATGTGTTTAGAGGTTGGAAACTTTATTAACAACGTATTGTCGTCAAGGTAAAATGGTTTTCTAAGTTTATGAAAGTCTGATTCAGTCATCTGTTACTCCTATCTCTTTAAGTATTTCTTCAGTAAATGTTATCCCATAAGATGTTCCTAAGAACCTATTAATTAAATCAGCATCATCTTCAGAAATTGCTTTGGCGTCGGCGAACGTTTCAACAATTTTATTAAAGTTTAATTGATGAAATTTGTTAGTTCCAAAATAAAATTCCAAATTTTCAAGCTTATCTTTGAGAGCATTATCACAAGTCAACAAGTTCAACATTGCTTTTTGATACTTATTCTCACTAATGATATCATAACCATGAGTACTAGACTCATCAGCCCAACAATTATCCCATACTATAAGTCTATACATATCAGTCTCTAGGTTCTACATTTAAATCAGTCAGATAAAAGAAAGGGTTATTTAAATCGTTTTGAATAAAATATCCATTTACATCCACATTTTCACCGCTGAGAGTATGTATCATAACTTCCCTGTCCTCTTGTAAATGTGTGAAATGCTTTTCCATCAAGTCTTATAATAACTGGTGTACGCCTAGTTAAAAATGTTTTAGAACGATTCTCATAGTAAGACTTCATTCTATCTCCTAACTCATCTTTCATACTTTTTCTCTATACTAATGTTACCATTATATATATCTCCTATGATTTGATAGCTAAAGTTTTTTCCAGGTTTAGTATATGTTATTCGATATGTACAATTGGCGAAGGATACAGAGTCGTTAGTCTCATAACCTAAGTCTTTCATAACTTCTTTAACCAAGGAGAGAGATATATTTCCTCCCTCAAACACTTCTGGTTCGCCTGCCATAATAGATAATAGATTTTTAGAAATATTTCTCAGACTTTGAGTAATAATTTCACCTCTATTAACTAGTTCGGCATTATGCCATATAAGTTCATCCTTGTCGTTATAAATCTCTCTAGTAGGGCTTCCATTATTATCTACTGGGTCTAATTCATCAATTCCCTCATAAATCTGCTCAGAATCATAACAATCAACTTCTCCATACTTAACTTTCTTAACTGCTTCATCTAGAGTATTGGCTTCTACATTATAGAAGTATCTATTCCAAGAACGAGATAATATATCTTCATGTAATTTAAACTCTATCATAATTCGCTGACTAAAATTTCAGAATCTAAACCTTTACAATTAAGGTAGACAATCTTAAGCTTCCAGTTACCGAGGAATCTAACTTTACATATTTCCTTAGCTAAGGCTATTATATCTTCTGAAGAGTGAAAAGCATTAGTGTAATCGCCAATTTTATATCCGTTCCATCTAGACTTGTCCTCTTCAATTTCTTCTCGAGTGATAGGCCTTACTAATTCTATATAGTAAACCCCAGCAGCTAAAGGATTTTTCCTTTCAGCTTCATATGTTTCTTTGCACATAGTATATGTATTCAGATTATCTTCTTGACTAAAGCTAACTCCATTAATATGTAGATTACCATAATAGTGAATAGCATTCCAACTTATTCCACGATAAGAAGATATTTCCAATGTAATCACTCTAGGAGAATTATGTATACTCCAAGACCCTCTAGTAACGAATCCAGGAATAAGAATATCTAATCCAGCATCATCCCTGAATATTTCTGGGTAGTCCCTTTTATCCCAACAATGTTTAATAGCTTCTTTTATGTCCATCGCAGTCTTTTATATTAGAATTTTCCTTCATTAGGTTGCAAACAAATTAAACCTTCATTTCTCCACATCTCTACACACTTACAATTGTCTTCAAGCACGAAAGGTATGTAGAATTTACCTCTGATATTGTCCTCATATAGTTTCTTTTTACATATAGGACCAGCAGTAAAGCTCTTAGCAGGACGCATAAGGAGTATGTCAGGATGTAACCAATTGTTCTCTAACCACTGTTCCGTAGCTTTACGTATCTCAGGAGTATCTTCTCTACCAGTTAGGATTATTAACTTGGCTGGATAATTATCACAGAAACTTCTAACAAGGTCAAGGATTGGAGTAATAGGCTCATCAGTAAGCATACCTTCAGCTGCTCCTTCTCCATAGAACGGACGACCACTAGTATTTAAACATACAGTTGCATCCATATCTACAATGATTGCTGCTGGTAAATTAGTATCCTGAACTAATGCCTTGGCTTTAGCTGCCATAATTTCCTCATGAATTATGAAGTCTCTATAGCGTCTCCAAGTCTGTCTAATAACTTTCTCACCTATAGGATGTTCTCTTTTAGCATCACGACGAACACACTCATCTACGGGAGTCCAGAAATCTTTGTATTCAATCTCATACTTCCAATCATAGGTATAATTCTCGTTAAAGTCCTTAACCATCTTCTCTAACTCTGCACAAGTCTTAGGATTAAGGTTCATATTATCAATTACAATATTATAACCTTTCTCCATACTGTAAGTTAGTACAGTGTTATATGTTGCAGTAACAATATTTTCTCTGCTAGGAACCCAATAGTCTCCCAGCATGTTACGAATATCGTCATTGTTAAATCTTACTCTGTGCTCCGGGTCTTCATGACACCACTGCTTAGCAAAACTAGTTTTGCCACTTCCCTGAATTCCTCTACAGATTACTAATACTCTAGTTTCCATTAATCAATATTACATAAAACATCACTAAATCCGCTATAATCTAAGTCAGCTAAAATGTCTCGTATAAACGATATGTAATCTCTAGTACTTTGTAAATCCCGTATATATTCCTTAGTGGATATCATCTCCTCTATAAGTTCCGAATTGCCATGACAGAATTTCTCGTACTCTACTCGCCTCGCTTCTGCTTTAGCAATGTCATCATCAAGGTCTCGAATTACTGATTCAACATCACTAACAGTGAGTTTAGTATACTTCTCTTCATTACCAGCATATGCTATACTAAGATTATCAAAGAATCTTTGATACACCTCATTAGACCTACTGAATGATTGAAGTAGTAGCCTCTCCTCTGGATGTGCTTTAGGCACTAAATAAAATGATAAATAACTACTCATTTCTCGTTAGTTGGCTTAAGCCATAAATTGGTTTTACTAAAGATGTAATCTCTCAGTTCAGTAAGTTCAGATAACCATCCCAATGCTAAAGATGAGTTACATCATATTCATGCTCCCCAAAACTATATTCATCCATATAATCCATGTAATAGATAGTAGTATATCTATTAAAGTAATCGTAAGAATCCATAAAGTCTGGAAGAGTTATCCATTCTGCTATTGGTAATAATTTGTTACCTGTTAATATACTTAAGCTTCCTCTTTACTCATATTTCCTGATTCAACAGAATCAAATATGATTTTAGAAGCTTCTAATTTAATCTTAGAAGCTTCATTTTCCAAGGATTCTAGTTTAGATAATAGACCATCCAATATTTCATTCATATTGCTAAAATTATTTATACACAACTCCTCCATACTCTTCCCACTCTTCATCGTCACCTTCGAACTCTTCAATAGTGAAATTATAGTATTGAGATTCGTCTACCGTCTCCCACAACTTATCCCAGTCTGAATCTTCCATTTCATCTGGGTCATAGCCTTCCTCTTCTGCTATGTCAGCTTCACACCCGTATGACTGGAAATTGTCATATGCCAGTTGTTCGGCTAGCTCATATAACTCAAACTCATTCTCGGCTTCTGCCCTGAATGTGTTTTCCATACCGCACCAATATGTGCTAACGTGTATTAGAAATCTTTTCATAATTATGCCTCCGATTCTATATCTACTTCACCCTTATCAAGTTCTTTTCCTTCTTTATCCAAAAACTTGAAACATTTTAGTTTAAAGGCTTCAGATTTCATATTTTCAATTTTAATTACTACTCCTTCATGAGGAACTTTATTGTCACAAGTTGGCGAATTACATTCCATATAGAAATTCTTATCATTAGCTAATTTAGCTAAGAAATTTTCATTCCAGTGTTCTGATTGGTTTAAATCCGGATACAAATCACTTGCATAACCATAGTAGTATTCTTCTACAGGTTTAAGATTATGCGATATTACCCATTGCTGCACTTCTCGAGCAGAAAATTCATGTACGTTACCATCAACATCTGTAATGGTTACACGATAAATTTGAATTCCAAAATGTCTACCATAGGTGTATACTTCATTTCCAACGGGAGGAATATAACCATAGTCATAATTCTTCTGAATATATCCGCCATTAGGCAAGAATCCGATAATTTCATAATATACTGTCATGCCCTTAGAAAGACATGGACGAACAATAGCATCTGCATATTTCCATACATCAACACCATAAAAACCTGTACCTGCAGTTTTGTTGTAATATTGATTTTTAATTACGCTTCGTGACGAATATAAATAATCATACTTATAAAAATCTTCTCCAGTAAGCCATTTAGCTATTTTCTGTTTCCAGCTCAATGGTTGTTTGCATAATACGTATGCTGAAATTCCAGAAGTTCCATGTACTTTAGCAGTAACACTTATAAGATTTGACGGACGAAGCACGTTGGGGCATTTCTTAATAAGAATAGTATCGTAGTGAAATCTAAATTGATTTTCAATAAGCTTATCAAGACCCTTAGGCTGTTTACCTCCGGCTTTTGTTCCTGAACCTGACATTCCGGAAGTGCGAGTATTTCTAGGAATATATTTTTTGTTTACCCAGAAAGATTTACCATCGTGTTCCACACTATCAAACTCTGTCTCAACCTTTATTTCGGGCTCTATATTTACAACAGAAATGACCCAATTTTGAAATACAGAAATCGGGAGAATAAATCCTTCAGATAATTCACCACGCAATCTAATAGCTTTTACACGTCCATTATCTTCAAACATGCCAGTTTTTGTCTGGTCTGAATTTAACTCACCATGACGATACAAATTAGCATAAGATAAGAACTTAGGATTTATACAACAAGCAGTAGGAAAATATACATATAGTCCGGGTTCTGAATCTATCCCAGTAATAATATTATATCCGTCAATGAAGCAACATTTTAGTTTAGTTACTTCTGGGTCAGAGTGTTTATGGAAATCCTCTATTTTTACAATTTTCGCCAAATAATTTACATTAGCATTTTTACTTTGTACTAATTTCATAATTTAACTACTTGTTCTGGTGTTACAAATTCAAAATTACTTTCTCCATAAGTTTGATGGATTTTATACGCTTCAAAATACTTTATTGCAGAGATATATTCCTGTACAGTGTCCCCTTCAAGTATTTCTGAACTCCATACATGTACCTTTCCATCTGCCCTGAAGTAGCAGGCAATTTTACCGCTCTCGGGATTAATTTCTAAGCAGGAATTTCCAACAGGTTTTAAGTAATGATTTTTGACTCTCTTATAATCCATAAAAAGAGCCGCGTTTTGTAAATCCTTACTGTTCATATATACTCCATTCTTTGGAGAGAACTGCATCAGTGTAGAATTTAGTTACCACATAATTTACATGTGAACCTTTAATCCCGCAGATAATTTTCCCATCTTCCATGTAATACATACGAGTTTTACCACCAATAGTCAAACAAACTGTAAGACCACTTTCCATAAAGGAGATTGCATCTCCAAATCCAAATTTTTCCATCTTAATTAATATTTATCGTTTAACAAATCTATTAAATCGTCTATATAAAAAAGTTTATTATGAACTTCCTCAATAGTATCAGAATCGTATTTTTCTAGTAAATTACACATACATTCAAACATATCAGAAAACATTACGTTACTTTCACTAGAGTCTAAGGTATTTTTTGTCAGCGCAGTTAATAATTCTGCTAACTTGTATGATATTTCAATTTTCTGTTTACTCTGCATCAGATGTAGCTAAAAATTCACACATAAAATTTGAAAAGGATTGAGCTAGACATTCATCAGTTTCAGTATTCCAAAAGTAATTAAAACAATGAAAAACTTCATGCCAGAATGTATTTTTTCTAGCTTCATCTTCTATATCTATTATCTCTTCTCTACTTTTTATTTTACGCGCTACTCGTATTTCATTCTTTGCACAATCGTACCATCCAAAATAGTATTCTCCATCCTCGATAATAAATTCTGGTTGAGAAACTTTAATTACTTGATTTGCTATTTTAAATTTGCTTGGAATGGTTTCATTAATCATAATCTCTAATACATTTTAATACAGGTTGTAAAGGAGTTCCTTCATCAGATAAGTAAAAGAATTTGACAGTAGCCATTTTTCCAATAAGAGAATCTAAATCTTCACGATATTGTTGTTTCAACTCTCTATTACCCATTGGTTTGGCTTTAAACTCTATACCCTTATCAGTTACGCACACAAAACACATATCTTCATCTCTAAGTCCCTCTGATAGTCCTACAATTTCAAATTCTGCATCTTGATACTCCTTTACTTTTATCATATCGTTTGTTCTTTTTCCAAAACCGTAAGGCTTATTAGGGTTTCTAACAACGATTCCCTCAAAGCCTTCAGCTACATATTGGTCATGAAGTCGTTTAATACTAGCCCATCCAGATATTTCTACTTGAGGAACCATTTGAAATTTTAGGTCTTCTTTCTCCCATTCTTTATCAGGTTCAAATCCTAATTCAAGAACTTCCTGTATTTCATCAAGTTTATTTAATCTATCAGAAAACGGAATATCCGGAATCATTACATCGTATATATAGTATTCCAATATAGAACAATCTTTGCCTTCATCCTTTTCAGTTCTAGCAAGTCCGCTTAAAGACTGCAAGCTGTATCCGTGACAATATAGCTCTCCATCAAGTACAATTTCGGGATTGGATTTTAAAAATTTTATAAGTTTAGGATGATTTCGAAGATGTGAAGTGGAAAAATCGTAATTTCCTCCACCTCTGCTTGCAGATTTTACTTCTCCATCCTTCCAATAGAAAGAACATCTAACTCCATCAATTTTTCTACTACCGTACCATATTTTTACTTTATCGAATACACTTGTTGCAACCTTATTGAAGTCTTTAGCTAACATATGCTTCTTAAACCCATTAGCGTCAGTTGTATGTTCTGGAAGAAAGGACTCTAGTTGAGCTTTAGTATATTGATTAATAGAGTTTTCTATTTCTTTATATCCTTTGTCTAAATATTTCTTGACATGTGAATTAAATTCTAATTCTGCTTGTTGAGCAATAGTTCTTTTTACCTTTCCTTTAGTAATATAAATTTCTGGCTGAGCCGTTATTTTACCTTCATATTGATATGTATTTCTATAAATGGTATAACGCTTCTCGACGTCGTCCCATTCGCATGATACCTCAGCTACTCTAATTTTACCTTTGCTATCCCTAGTAATTAAAGTTTTATTCATTGTTTAATTTCTACTATATATTCACAATCAAGCCAATCATTAAAATCTACAGGGTCATAATGTCTAACTTTAATCTCTTCTATTAATTCTTCATCACTCCATCCGTTTTCTTCTTGTAGCTCTAAAAACCAAAGTAAATCTTCGTCACATAAATCATCGCCCAACATAAATTGTTGAGGTTTCATGCTTATATTTACAACACAATTTTGTAGTTCTTGAAATGTCATACTCCAGTACTTCCAAATCCACCTTTACGGTTTGTTTTCTTTAAAGAATCTACTTTATTCCATTTACATACTTCTACCTTAGTAAATACTAATTGAGCAATACGTTCACCGTCTTCAATATAAACTGCTTCAAATCCATTATTAATGAGAATAATTCCAACCTCGTTTGTATAGTCAGCATCTATAGTTCCTGGTGTATTTAAGACTGTAAGGCCTTTCTTAAGAGCTAATCCACTACGAGGTCTTACTTGGCATTCGTATCTGAAAGAACCGTCACCTTCTGGCATTTGCATGAATAATCCGGTTGGAATAAGTGCTCTAGCTCCAGGGTCTAATCTAATCATAGTTACTTTATTAACGTCAGACTTAAAAAGAATTTCACAGTCTCCAAATGCTTTTATTGTATTTTCAGGAGTTACCTTACTAAAATCAGCACGAACATCCATACCCGCAGATAAATCAGTTTCATACTGAGGAAGATTGTTACTTGAAGTATTAATTATGTTTACTATCATGTAAATATTCAATTAAAGATTTTATTATATTGGAATCTACTTCTGTATAAAAGGCTTTTATTAATTCATCTCCATCAAAGACTGCGGCGAATGGAGTTTTTCTTGCACCACAAGATGATTTTAATTTATATGCTAATTTCTTTTCTTTATAGCTACCTTCATCATAGGTTTCTACAAATACTCCATCTAAATCCGCATCGATAAACCTTTGTAGGTCTAATAAATCACTAAATACAAATTTAACTGTAAGCATTATCTGTACATTGTAGCTACTAGATAATTTGCACCATTGACATAAATCCACTCATAATCATCATCCATATCATAAATGTTTTCCTCTACTATATCTTCTGCATATCCCTCAAAATCAAACCATGGTTTAAGATATTCAGGAATAAATTCAGATGCACTATCTATGTATTCCTGCTTCAGATATTTAGCGTCTGAATCGACTTCTTGAGAAGATAATATAGTTTTAACAATGTTTTCTTCCCAATAATCAAAATCTTTATTGTATAAATATAGAGTATAGACATTATCCCCATCGTCTTCTATATGTTCGATAATTTCATTTAACATAGGATTATCTTCGTCTAAGTCTATACCTGCATATATCATTAATGCAATAGCCTTATTTGTATCACTACAGTTAAAATTATACTTCTCAGCTAATTCCATTTGCATTTCATTTATTGTAACACATAAGCATCTTTCCTAGTTCTAGACAAAGCTACATATTGTAGTTGTCGTCGTTCATCTTTATCCTTACATAAATTGATATTTCTCATATCAACAAACACTTCCCCAAATGAACTTCCTTGGGATTTATGAGCAGAACATGCATATCCGTAATCGAATGATTTTTTACGTATAAGTCTGTTATCATAATATAAATCCACAGGAGTTGTAAAACTACCTATCAATTCATAATAATCTCTCCATCTTTTAGATGCAGCCTGGAATCTTCCTATTTTCTTTAAATTGATTGCTTCTAGTCTTATATCCTCTATTCTAGATGCTAAGGATTGTAAATAATCATCACTTATGTCTCTAGACAATATCAACACAGGACACGAACTTTTATAAACAGAATCGTATAGAGTTAATTCATAACCTGGTAAATTAATAAATCCTGGGATATTAATATCCGTCTTATGAGGAGGGTCTATAATTATATAGTCCATGGAATTCCAGAATTTAGTTCCGTTGAATTCTAAATTTTCATATCCAGTTAAAAATTCAAATTGGTTATACTCTTCACTTTTATAATTTTCCCACATAACACGCCTCATGCAATTATTATAACTTGTAACCATTGCATTTGTATATGCTAGGATTTTAGTGGCCAAAATATCTCCATCTCTCATCGCTTTTTTAAAACTCGGAACAGCATGTTTTATAAAACTGAGAGCATCCCTATATACAAACAAAGAGCCCTCCTCAGCTTCTCTAGTCTCAAATTTATCAACTAAATCTGTTCTTAGAGTAGTGAGCAAGGGCATCAATGCATTGTTTTCCGATTGTCTGTATATTTTTGTAAGAGTAAATTTATTTTCAACATTAAAAACCTTAGAAGTAGTTAAAGAATTAACAGGCCGAAGTTGTGCTTTATCTCCTACGAATATTACTTTGCTACGAAATTCCTTGACTTTTTCTAACAATAAATCGAATAAGTCGTCGTTAATCATAGAAGATTCATCACATATAACAACTCCCTCATAAGGTATGTTCAAAACACTATTTTTAGTTACGAATTTTAAATCTTTAAAGTCTAGGTTTAATATTTCTAGATTTGGAGAAAGTGACAACAATTTATGTAATGTGATGGCTTCATCGTTGGTAAATCGCTCAAGCACTAATTTAGCTTTATGAGTAGGAGCGCAAAGACATTTTTCTATACCTTCTTTCTCCATATACTCAATCAAAGTTTTCATTAAAAAACTTTTTCCTGTACCAGCAGCTCCAATTAATGAAAATACTTGTGCATTTTCATCATTAAGGAAAACTTTCATAAGGTCTAGTGCTTCTAACTGCTCTTTACCTAAAATGGATTCAGATTTATTAATTCTTTGGTCTGCAATTTTAATTTTAAAATCTAGCATAAGGCTATTAGAATAATAGCTAAGATAACTATTCTTATTGGAACATAATATTTTTCCATTTTTATAGCCTTCTTGTAATCTTCTAATGTAGTAGAGTCAACAAAAACCTTATCAAAAGATTTTATAAAAAGAACTATTTGGGCAAATATTAAAATCCAAACAATTATAATAGCTAATGTAGTCATTTCCAAAACATATTTGTTATATCCATGAGCCCATAAATAGGGTCTCCATTTTCATCTACTTCTTTACTCATTTGAATTTCATAGAGTCTTTGATTAGTATTGGGATTGTCAAGAGGTCCATACTCTTCAATATAAGGGCCTAACTTTATATAGTTAAAGTTCTTAATATCAATGTCTTTAGACAATTCCTGCCTGCCACTATACCATCCAATTTTTAAATCAAGTGGCACTTCCTGAGTACATTTTACCTCTACTCCAGCAGGGATAGTTACTTTGGGTAATTTTATTTCCTGGTCAGTAATAAAGGACTTTATAACTTTAGTAGTGGTAAGTTTCCTTACCTGCCTAGCATAATGATTGACAAGTTTCGGGTCATTATCTCCTCCCATAAAACAAACAGCAGTAATCCCATCATTCTTTTTAATGAGTTTTTCCAACCTTGTTGCAGTTAGAATTTCTCCAATATCCTCAGCCAAGTAAGAGCTATGACAGCCCTTACAATGACATGGACAATTAGATAAATTTATACAAAGAGTAACTTCATCAGGGAGCTCTAGCAGTGTTATTGCAGTATCAACATATTTAAGCATTTTCTACTTTGTTGTAATTTCTATGTTTTTGTTCTACCTGTCTACCTGCAGACCAGTTTTTAATTTTCGTTAAATATCCGATAATTCTGTCATACATATCAATATGCTTACTACCACATTTAGGACATTCTGATATGGGAACTTTAGTTATAAATCCACAATCTTGACATTCGGAATTAGGAATATTAAATGTAAAATAACTACATCCAACAGCAGCAGCATAATTTAATAGTAGACTGGCTTGATTCTTCGTAGGATGTTCAGACAAATTAATATGAGCTGCACTTCCTCCATCTAACCAATCTCCAACATATTCACTTCCATGAAGTTTAATTTTTTCTAGAATAGAACTGCTAGATTCAGGTAAGAACACATAAGAAGTATATAAGTTTCTATCTTCTGGAACCCAATAATAATCAGCTTTATCCCAGTTATAATTCTTCACTGCAAGACTTTCAGCAGGAACTAACTCTGTATTAAACATCATCTTTTTACAATTATGTAATTGATTTTGTTCTTTGATAGTTCCGAATATGAAATTGCAAAATTCTTTATATGTTGAATTATCACTACATTCAATTCCCAAAAACATTGCAGCTTCATTTAATCCATTTAAACCAATAGTCAAGTATTGATTATTTAAATTGATAAATCCAGCTTCATATACAGGAAGTAAGTGAGCATTATATAAATCCCAAAGTAACTCATTGTAAGCTTCGTGGTACTTATAAACTCTATCGAGAATCTTCTTCAAATATTCTCCTAGTTCTGGGTAGCGTGAAGGACTTAATGCAGTTCCAGGTATTGGATTATCGTCTATGTATTCTCTTACATAATTTTGGATAATCCTATTCAAATTGAGTGTAATTACAGATTTAGAGCCGGTTTGTTCTCCAACTAATCCATTGGTAAATGTGAACTCGTTAGATTGGAGTTTATTCTTTAACCGACAACAGCTAGATAAACTATCTACACTGTCACTTATGTAAGTAAAGAAAGAATGTCCTTCTGCATATTCTTCTGCAACAAACTCAGCCCATTCTTTGTCTTGAAACTCTCCATCTTTATAAAGAAGAGATACTGTTTCTACTGGAAAAGTTAACATGCAACGAAGTCTTTCGGCATTAAACCATTTCATAAACTTCTTTTGAAGCCAGTTAATAGAATCCCACTTTGGAGTATCTCCATCAGGAAATACAAAGTGCCCGTACATTCCTTCAAAATAAGGTTTGTCAAAATAGCTTACATTCCAGAAAGCTGATTGGAAACCTCTTGCTGCAGCAGGTTGATTAATTGAATATACAATTTGTTGAAATTTTTGTTCAATTACTTTCTCAATAGTTCTGCATTTGTAACCTTCTCTTTCAGGATTAAACTCTTCTCCATAAATTTGTGCTCCTCTATTAGCACACTTCCAATAATCATCACCCCATTCTTTACGAGCAAAATGGTCAAACATTACTAAAAAACTGGCAGTTGCGACAGCTCCAGCAAATTGAGAAGATACTGCAAATATCATATTTACAAACATTCCACAGAATGAATCCAAATTCTTAGGAGATGCGGACAAACCTCCAATGTTTTTAATTCCACCTTGCAAGAATGGATAACAAGACAGAGCTACACAATAAGGAAATCCAAAGGTAGAGTTTTCATCATGTTTATAAATAATATGATTTCGCAAATCTCTTTCATACTGTTTGTAATCAAAGTTTGGATATAAAGTTCGAAGTTTTTCTGCAACTCTGTATCTATTTAAATCGATATTGTTAGATTTATAAAGTTCGTTATTAAGAACTGCAATATTCTTATTTGCTACATTAGAATTATCATCGACTTCAGACCCTTCTGCCGCATTAGAAGCTTTCGTGAAATTCCTAATAAACTCCTCTCTTTCTTTTACATTTTCACGAATGCGTGCTCTATTCTCTCTATAAAGAATAAATGCTTTAGCCACCTCAGGAAAATCAAAATCCATAAGAATTTCTTCAATCTGGTCTTGAATATCCTCTATATTAATATCTTCCCATACTTCAATTGAATCTATAATATCGTTGATAGTTTCAACAGATACTTCGTACCCACATGCAATAAACGCATTTAGGATTGCATTTTTAATTTTGGAAGCATTAAATACTTCTGTTGTTCCGTCTCTTTTTATTACGTTCATAGATATAAAAATTTGTTTTTATAATACCGATAAGTCTTACAAAGATAGTAAAAAAATTCGACATTACAAAACAAATCACTCAATTGTTAGAATGTCTTTAAGTAGTAAAGTTTTCTCAACTTTATTCATTATATCTTTTCCTCCATCATTGCTGATTAATTGAGTAAAGGCATTGTAAACTGTAAACATATTAACTGGGCGGTCTTCTGGAATGAAATAATCTGACTTTTTATTTTCAAACATCAGCTTATAAGCATCAATTGGAGTGCTTGTAGCTAGCTTGACTTTTCCATATCCAGTATCATAAGATAAATTAATAGAATTACGAATCCACATCCCAAGATTTCTTTCTATAAGTTCATCTGTTCTATCGAATTCTGTCTTGTGTAGTTTTTCGAGCCATATTTTTAAATCATTTGTTTGCTCCATAAGTCTCGTTATCGAACTAAAGTTGATGGGTTTCTTAGGCTCTAATTCTCGAACGTCTAGGAACGATGGATTAAACACACATAAATTAGTACATGCTCTATTTAATCCTCCTCTATAAATTTTTATTACCGGCTTACGAACGTCAAGCCCGTATACTAAACCAACCACTTCATCGTGATTATCAAAAGAATATTCCTTAGGAAGGACTGCTTGCACCCAAACGCGATTGTAGGTAATATCATCTGTATTTATTTCTCCTTCTTTAGTTTTGGTAATCTGGTCTGGAAGCTTTACTTGTATTCTGAAATCATTAGTAAACTTAGACATTCTTTCAACAAAAGGTTCTACATAAGCTTTGGTTTCAAGGAACTCGTTGTCCTTGATAACCGTAGCTTTACCTTTATACAATTCAGGGAGTGTAATTTCCACTAGTCTATTCTTAGTTTTAAAGTTGTTGTCTTATTTATCTTATCTACAAATTTCTGTAAAAGAAAAAAGGTCTCATCTTCATTACTGATTTCCAGTTCATCAAAGAGTATATAACTATCGATAATAATAGATTTAGTAGATTCATCAAAATCTAGATATCTAACATCTAGTATTCCAGGAAAAGGTTCTATAGAGAGAGCTTTAGTCATGGTATAGTCACTTTCGAGTATACTTTGAAGTATCCATAAAATTTCATTCTCAACATCATCGTACATAAAAGTATACGGATTAAAATCTTCTATATGACAAGGCCTAATAAATCCAGAGACGGCATCGCACAAATTTTCGTATTTTTCAACATTATCTCCTGAGTAATACTTAAGTAACTCTCCTAAGAAACTATTCTTCCAACTCATATTCTGTGATGTCTGTAAATTCATAATCCATAAAATAATTTCTCCGCATTTGTAAATCGCGAAGAAGATTTTCATCTTTAGAATATTCAGGATGTAAATATAATACTCCCTCTTCAATTGAATCAAAGAACCTATCATGTTCTTGTTCGTAATTCTCTACTTCTTCCTCCAGTTTGTCTAAAAAGTCATCAGTGTAAACTCCAGAGCACTTACGGCTATTTTCACTAAATTGCTTAGCTTTTTCAGCACTCTCTTTAGATAAGTAGATTCCTATTATTGTCTCCCACTTATCTTCATATTCTCCACCGTATTCGGTAACTACATAACATTTTCTCATTGCAATACTATTTTTCCATCAAGAATATTATTATCTCCATCTAATACAGAATAATCACAAGCTGCTGGTGTATTTCCAAAATTCTTATGTATCCATTCTGAACTTCCAAACAAAGAACCTACAGATTTATATGTAAATCTTCTACCATAAGTAGTTGCAGATTGATGTAAATCTCCCTTTACAAAAATTACGTTACCTGCAATCATTTTGGTGTCAAGATATTCATTAATAAAGTTTTCAGTTTTAACATCCAATGTCAAAGGTAAATTCTTAAACATATCTTTATTGTCTTTACCATGACAGAGAACAAATGTGGTTTCTCCTACTTTAAATTCCCCTATAAATTTATCGAATATTGTACAATTTATTCCCTTATTAGATAATATAGCCTCTAAAGCTACATTAGCAGCATATCCAAAGTCTCCGTCATGATTAGACTCTCCTACACACACATAATTCAGTTTATTACAATCAAGCTTACCAAGCTCTGTAAAGAAATAATTCATAGAGGATACAAACGTATGAATTTGTTCTTTATTGCACATATTTTGAGGTAATGAATGTCCACCTCTAGTTGTTTGTCCATTATATCCATCTAAAGAATCTCCGAGATTGCAAACATAAATATTGTCAAATCCTTTATAAATATCGTTTAAGTTATATACTCGATTGAGAATAATATTCATTCTTCTAATTACTTCATCTTTATCATATGGATTGCTATATATAGACAAGGGAGATACATAAGCTCCAATATGCATATCCGAAAGATAAATAATGATGTTCTTTTTAGAAGATGTTCCAGTCGGAGTAAATGCTTTCATACCAGTAAGGTCTAATCCTTTCAAATCTACCTTAACTCCTTCTTCGAGCTTTCTCTTCAATTCGATGTTTTCAAGAGCATATTTCTTTAATAAAGCTCTATCATTTTTAATGGATTGCTCTTCTATTCCTCTAAGAAAGTCATTTTCTTTTTCTCTCATTTGCATATCCATTAATTCTTTTTTAGAATGTTCCTCTATAATATGAGGAGCAAATGGAGAAACAGCTTTAGTAATATTAAAGACTCGTAATATTCTTTTAAAATCAATAAGAGAGTACTCCGGGAAATATCTACTAATTTCTCTTTGGGTAATAGACATTCCATAATATGAATACATGCGATAGATGTTATTCATTTCGTCTCGAGTTAATCTTCCAACTAAGGGAGATTTATCTCTTCTAAGCACTTTAAACTCATAGAATTTAATTTTTCCATTATCATCTCTTATGATATTTACAGAGTTTCTATCATCGTCTGGTTCGATAGAAATTTGTTCTAGAGTTTCTTCTTCAAACGGAATGTTTGCCTGGATAGGAAGAATTTTTTCTTCAGCTTTAGTCTTAAAAACTTCGTATTTAGAATCTAATTTAGACATAGCTTCAATTACTCTATTAAAATCTTCAGAAGATATAATATTTTCTTTATATCCTTCTAGAATTTTATTAATATTCACAGAAAAATAGGTAGCATATAATTGTTTATGAGCGCAATAAGCTGCTCTACTCAATCCTGAAGAAATACATTCATTGATATTGTTTATGAAGTTGTCAATAGTAGATTTTCTGATTTGTTTCATTTTTCAATGTTTTAAGTTAAGCTGTTACGCCTGTAGATTTATAAAAAATAAAGGAGCCTATCCATAATTACTTACAGATAGGCTCCTTGATGTGTATTGATTTTAGTAGATTATGCTTCAATACCAAAGCAAAGATATGTTCCTTGTTTTGCACTCTTAGCTGGAGTATATTCAACTTCAAATGCAATAGGTTCTCCCTCAATAATTTGTTTTGTGTACAGACAAACAATTTTTCCTTTAAAACCATCTTCTGTATACAGCTTCTTAGCTAACTCCTTAGCCTTAGCTTTAGTTTCGTCAGTTTCGGTAATGATTTTACCAGTAGCTTTGTCGATTAATTGATAAGTAGTTTTGTACTTTCTCTTACCTTTTTCGTTTTTAACATCGTTAACTTTATACGGACGTTCGCGAGTATCAGCAACACCAGCTTCGATTGTAATTGAGCAACCTACACCGGGAGCATTCTTAGTATGCTTTGCAAGATATTCAAGACAGAATTCCTTAACGTCTTTATCAGTGATTGCGCGACCTAAATCTTTCTTCCAAGATTTATATGCCTGAGTTGCATCACGTTGCACAAAGAAAGGTGCTTGTTCAATTGCTTCTGTTCTTGTAAATCCACATACTTCTACTTTCTTAAAATTCAATACTTGAGTTGTCATAATTTAAAAAATTTAAAAACATTATTCTTATTAATCATCTTCTATATTTATATCACAAAGATACGAACTTCTTTGGAGTTCACCAAATTATAAAGGTGAAAGAATCTTAATTAATATTTAATCTAAAGTTCTTTAGAACCAGCTATCTCTTTCGAAGAAGTGATACAAAGGTACTACTTTTTCCTTATACTACAAAATCTCAGTTGTTAAAAAGTGTAAATAAATTCTTTACAATTTTTTTGTCTGGTTTGTTTTGAGGAAAGCAAAATTTGTTTTCACACATTTGAAGCCAAGTAGTTTTACTTTCTTCTGCATGAGTATCAACAATTCTATTGTTATCTCCATTATATTTGTATTCTTCCCAGCGAAATATCCCAATGTTCCACAATAATTGAGTAAATCGCAAATCTGGATATTTTTCTACTAATTCCGATAGTTTAGAAAGAATAGCTTTGTTATATAAATATCTATTATTCATAATTTAAAATGGAAGATATTCGGATAATATAGACTGAACCTGTTTAGCCATTTCTCCAGGAGTCTTTATTCCAAAAGTTGGAAACTCTGTGCATCCGTATGCAAAATCGTCACATATAATGCTCAATCCTTTAATAAAATCATCTGGTAAAGGATTTTTCTGAGTAAGCTGCATCAATACTTTATAATGAGTAACATCCGGTTTTTGCTGTTTAGCTTTCATAGTTAAATAACAAACTAAAGATATCACTGCAAATTTATGTTGAACATCAGTATTTAAATATCCCAAACTAAAATATTTTCCATAAATGTCTTTTAGTTCTTGATAACTAGGTCCATACGCTTCCATTAGATAACTATCCGGCCACATGTTTATTTAATAATGCTACCATTCTTAATAATTTTTTAAATTCTTCAAATCCCCTTAATAGCTCTTTTTTAGATACTGAATAAACTCCAGCCCCATAATCCGGAACTGTAGATACTAATAACATATTGGCTTTCATCGAAAAGTTAGATACATTATAGTATTTTTTTATCACGAGACTTAATAAATAAGAATAAACTCCCATTTGACGATAATAATGATATTTCTCAAATGACCCTTGAAACTCCGAAATAACATGTCCAGTAGTCTTTAAATCATTGAGGGTTACTAAATTATCATCAGGTTCGATAGTAAAATTATCAAGTTTTGCTTTAAATTTTATAATAGTAGAATATCCATCGGGGAAACGTAGTTCAAAATCAATAAGTATAGCTTGTTCATTTAAAGAAATGGGTTTTTCTACAATATATTCTGGATACAATAAGCTCTGTATTTCTTTACACCCGTTTATAGAGTTTAAACAAGATTTTAATATTTCTCTATTCTTTAAATCCAAATAAATGAGCTCTTTGGAATCTTTGTAATTATGTTCAAACAAAGCCCTATTTCTCCAGTAATTAGTACACTTAGCAAGTAAATCGTCTATTTTTTTATCGTCCATCTTGTCTTTGTAATAATTAACTTTATTGGATGCAGCTATTATTTCATCTTTGACTGGCATACTTCCATTGGCTTTGTATAATACATCCGCCATTAATCCAGCTTTGGCGGTCGGTCTATCCACTGTATCTACCAGTAAAAAATCATTAGGCTGTAAAGTTAAACAATGTACAGCTGAACCTAACAACAAGGAAGACGATTCCTTTTTAGGATTTTCAAGATATAACTCATAACTCCCGCCCTGCTCTGGATTTATATAAGATAATCTAGAATTACTTATATACTCTTTATAATTTGGGCCGAAATATTCTTCGTCTGAAATATCTAGTATTTGTAAAGTGTCTAATAGAGGAATTATTTCAATCTCAGACAATCTCATTCCTAATGTCCGAATTTATTTTATGTAAATATATAAAATCTGCCCATTTAAAAGAAGTTTTCTCCATATATTTTTAAAAGATTGTACGCGTCTACTATTTCATCTTTAGTAATAGAAAAGACTTTAAAAAGAGGATTATCAGCAGTTTTATCAGTATGATATAAAAGAGCAGGCAGTCCAGATTTTTGACATTTAATAACATTACTAAGAGAATCGTCTATAAAAACATCAACTTTCCCTTTAATCATATCTGCTTTATTACCATATTGATAAACCATTTGATAAATCGGAGCTTTAGGAAATCCATTCATGTCAAGCCATTTTTGTGTCCAAGCCTTATTATTGACTCGCTTGGTGCAATATAAGGTAGGAACAAAATCTGGAATATTTACAACTTTTAGATTCAACCAAAAATCCCTATCTTTACTAAGAATACGTTGTACATTTCTGGTAATTATGTGGTCTTCTAACATTTTAGGATTATGCTTAGTATCAAAATATTCACAATAAGCTCCCCAAAAATCTGCTAAACAATCATCAATATCTAGTCCTATTCTAAAATTTCTCATATATCTTAAAAAAAATACTTATTCTTTACAAACTATCAATGTCTTCCGGCATTCCAACAACGACATCTATACTAGATAATTGTTCTACAAATTCTTCCCAATCTGCAGAAACTTCCAAATCCCACAGTTTAGTATATTCGTCAATTATTCTGTCTTGAACTGCGGCAAGAGAACGAGACTGGTATTTGTCAATCCAAATCTCATTCTCACTATTACAAAAAGGAACTACGTAAGTATTCATTAAATGAGTTACAGTGTATAGTTTGTTTCATTACTAATTATCACGCTTTCATTGTAGAAGTTGAATCCTGCAGGAGTTCCAAAATTCTCAAATACAAAAATGTCTTTACAATCTCCTACGTGAATAGCTTCATCTGGACTATTACTATCGTAAAACACTTTCACAACAATACCATAAATACTAGTTCCTCTACCATTATATGCTAAAATAACATAATGGCAATTCTCATTAGAATATTCTAATAAACAAGGATAAGGGAGGTCTTCCGCAAACTGGATATCAAGTTTGGAATTAACTCGTTTTCCACTTACAATCATAAATTTATTATTTTTATAGGATTAAGATTAAATGAACTCGGGGTTATTTGAACTTTATCTTTAGTAAGAATAACGTTCTTACTTAAAGATTCAGCAGGATACAGCCATGTTTTTATTTTGGATGTTTGTAAAGCATTAATAAAATGAGCTCCAAAAGCAACATTTTTAATGTTATTCTTCTCTACTTGCTCTTCTAGATATTCGAACACACCATCTTCAATACCTTTAGTGCTTCTTCCTGATGGCATGAGAGGCAAAAGAACATGATAAAGAATATCGTCTCCGTAATACAACCACGTCTGTATAAAATTATCTACAGATTCCTTAGTGGAGATTATATGATGAATATTTACATTCGTATTACCATATTTTATAAGATTTTCTACAGCTTGCTCAGCTTGATGTCTTATAAGAAGATTACTAAATGAAACTGCCACTCCTCCTACAAAATTAGAAGTCGCCTCCATAATAGAATCTGCTATAGGGCTTTTACCATATTTACTTAAAATAATACCGTTAGTAGTATAATTTGGAACTACACTAGTGCTAAAGACGGTTTCTAAAAATTCTGTAAATTCTGGATGGATTGTAGGCTCTCCAGTCGAACCAATAGCTATCTGGAATGGCTTCTCTGTAAATGTAAATTTAAAAGCTTTCTTTTGAACCTTTTCTTTATAAGTACCCATCCATTTTTTCCAAGTTTTGCAAATATCTGGGTAATTTATACCTTCATGACCTGCAGAAACATAACAAAAAGGACATTCCGCATTGCATTTAGTATTAATTCCAACATCATAAAATTCAGCTTTATCGGGCTCCAACTCTTTAGCTATTCCATCACCAAGTCTTACTGTTTTGAGATTAAACCAAATAGCATTATAATTGTTGTTGGGAAAACAACGCCTTTTTACACCCCAATCTTTAAAATCTTTCATTTTTTATAATTTATTTCGTTCATTTTCTGGAAGTTTCTCCCAACTAATTAATTCGATAATTTTCTTAGTTTCAGGATTTACTCTACAAGGACAAGAACATTCCTTAATGTCAAGATTATTTATCATCCAATTAATAGTAGCACACCTATTATGGTCAATCCAAAGAAATGTTTCTAACTCTTCAACGGAATTTGAAAAATGTAAAGAATATATTTCTTTAGTAAATAGGTGTTTTTTATTATCGGGAATATACTTCTTAGCATTTTCATACATTTGGTCAAATGTCATAATGCTAAATTCCCCACCCATTCCAGATGAAGAATCGTACATTTTCTTTTCTTCTTCAGAAAGACTATTCCAACTTTCCCAATCACCCGAAAAGTAGTCTCTGCTGCCAATAGCTTGAAGGAGTTCCGCAAGAGCTACAGCTGGCATTGACTGACTAGTCACGACAAACAATTCTGAACTAGAATTGGTAATCAAATCAGACACACTCTGAATCTTAGTTATGAATCTCATTTTCTTCAATGACGTTAAATTTTTTCCTTATTTTATTAATAGTATTTTTGGAATTTGTATAAACAAATACACATTTTTTCAAGTCACTAAGTGAAGAATCGAACTCCAACGAAAACCCTTCTGGAGTAGCCCATTGTTTTTTCTTACACTTTCTTTTATAAAGTTCAAATTCTTCTTCGAAAGTAGTAACTTTTATATCCGGATATGAGTTTTCAGAGAGTATAATTCTAGAAGGCTTTATTACTAATTGAATCATTAATTATAAATTGCTTCTCCATAAAACAATTCATTTATTTTATTAATATTTTTGGCTGCAGAATTAAACTTCGAACTTTTAGCTGTTACTTTAAATCTAGTTTCGATACAATCACTATTGTTATCGCAAAAATCTTCAAGTGAAAGAAGTTCATTTTCATGTAAAGCATTCTCAAACTTCTCTCGCAATACCTTTACACCAGAAGCACATTCTCTAATAGATTCAAGATTTTTGATAGATTTCCACAAAGAATAACATAAATCTGAATGTTCCATAAGATAATCTTGATATCTCCATTCTGTTTCTTCTGAGCAAATTCTATCTATTTCGAAAAAATCGTCAAATGACTTTTCTGGGGCTGTGCATTGTATTATAGAAGTAATAGCATTTTCCAGAATAGATAAAGCACTTGAAGTCAACATTAAGTATACTTCAGTAGAGCTGTTAGTTATAATATCCGAGGTTGATTGTATTGATATGTTCATCATATTATCCTAAATGATACCTAGAAATATGGTTGTAATTTAATTGTTCTATAAATTCCATAAGCCAATATGGAATTGAATTCTCGTCAGCAGACCAGATAAGCATATCTCCTTTTTTATACTTAATATTCCAGCCATCGATTTTCCCATCCGTCGAAGCTACTTCAAAACTTAAAATATCATCAATTTCGAGTCCAGCAGCCGTCATTACACTAGTTATAAGTTCTTGCAGTTCTTGATTTCTAGATTTCAAGTTTCGTACAACAAATACTTCAGAAGAACTATTGGTTATTATGTCTGATACAGACTGCGTCGTCAACTTTACTATCATTTTCTAATAGTATTTCAAGATTTTTAATTTCGGTTTCGTAATAACAAATCTCGTCTAGCAAATCCTCTATAATATCCCTTCGTAATTCTATTTGATTTGTTATTGCTTCTCGTTGTTCGTTTGTCATATAATAAAAAAGGCAACCAATCACTTAGCTGCCTGAATTAAATTATAAAAAAATTCTTTTGTCATAATAACATATTCTCCAATTGAGCCCATGTTAACCTCCTTATTTACTTGATAGTTATGAAAAATTACTAGAGGTCTATCTTTTCTAGGACAATTGGGAATAATTTCCTGATAAGAAGGCTTATTTTTAGTACATTTACACTGTACGTAGAATGGAAGAGTATTAGGAATTGTTTCTGCTATATCTATCTTGTCGGCATCTAAATTCTTAGACTCCGAACGAGAAGATTTTAAACCTTCATAGCCTAACGCTGTTAACTCTTTGATAATCTTTAATTCGTAATTATTACCCTTTCTCTTCGCATACGCTCCTGTATGTTTCTTTTTCGGCTTCTGTTCTTGTTCTTGTTTTTCTGCCATATTCGTTTACCGCATCCTGAATTAATTTTATTGTCTTATCTCTTCCGTATTTCTTATGATAATCTGAAATATCCTTTGCTTCATATTTGCGAGGTATCCAAAAACAAGGAATATTAAACTGCTTTCTAATTTTATTCATATTAGACAGTCCAGCTAAATCATTGTCATATAACACACAAATATAATTGAAGGATTCTTTCAATTTCTCAAACAGAACATCAGGAATAAATAAGTTTTCAGAATTAGGGGCAATAGCAGGAAGTCCACACGAGTACAAAGTCATTACATCTTTGAGAGATTTGGTTATAACTAAGACTTTACCTTTTTTGGGTAATTGGTCTAAGCCTTGAATCATCTTCGCAGACCAATTAGAAAGGAATCTATATGACTTTCGTTTTGGAAAATAAATTCTCCATAGTTCTAGTCCATCCTTTTTACCTTTATAGTAACCATAAATGGGACTTTGTTCGCTGGACGAAGCAAAATAATTTCCATTTAAAAAAACAGATTTGCAAGAATATACTCTAAACTTTTTCAGAATATCTCTTGTTATACCGTAAGAAGCCCACCAACTGAGTTCTTTTTGAGAAAATTCCTGCATCTCGATTTGAATACTAGCAGGGCCAGCTTCTTCAAATTTCTTAGGATTTTCATTAATTTTTCCTGGATTTCTCTTGATGTGAGGATTTTTTATCAGCCCAAAATCATTGGCAATGATTTTCATAGCCATATGATATGTACAACTATATTTCCTCATTACAACATTTATAAAATTGCCATAAAAATCACCTTTGAAATCCTTAAAGATAACATCACCTGATTTGTTCACATAAAATGAACAAGTCGGGTGGTCATCAACTCTTAGTGGTGATTTAAATAATCCTTTTTTGACAGGAATACCCAAATAGTATTCCATATAGGTCTCTTGAGGATACTTGGATAATAAATAGTCTTTTGTGATGGTTGGTTCAATTTGTATTTCCATTTGTAAAAAGATAATTTATTGAACCACAAAGATACTAATTATTAGCCTCAATTCCAACTAACTCAAGCACTTAATTATTAAGTACTTTGAAATCAATTTTATTTCAAAGAATTAAAGTCAATTGCATCAACATCAGTGGTTTCTCCAGAAACATCGCCGTTTGCAACTTCATTTTCTTTAGCTGCCATATCAGTAGGCTTCTTTTTAGACATTTCTTCTTTTCTCTTTTCTTCATAAGAAGAGAAGAAAACTTTGTCACCTATAAAATTATCGGAAGTAAAACATTCTCCTTGTTTATTTAATGCTACGAAATAAGGCAAACAAGGAACATAATTTCCATCTTTATCAGTTTTCCCGATTAATTTTAAATTAGTTTCAGTACCAATTTTTGGTTTTAGAATTTTAATAAGTGCTTCACACAACTCATTGAAGCTCTTAAAAGAGACACCTTTCATTTTGCCATATTCTTCTGGAGCAATTACAGTACCAAGCTGAGCTATAAACGTCATAGTTCTTTCAAAATTACAAGGCATTTCTACTTCATGACCTTCTTTATTCTGACGAGTTGGCCTTTTTAAGTCACTTTCTTTAGGGAAGAAAATACTTTCTTCATAATATCCTTCCTTGTTTTCAAAACGAACTTTTAGAATTTCATAAACAGCGTCCGGGTCTTTTTTACCCTGAATACGTTCTACTTTAATATCCTTAAAAGCAACTCTATGAATTTCATAAGGTTTAAGTCTAGGCATTGAAGAAGAAGTTGCTTGTGTATTCGAAAGGTTAAAATTCATTTCCATAATAGATATTTTTTTATTTTAATGTATAGTCAAATTCAGAAATCTCATTCTTGTCTACATCATCTGCTAACATATCTGCCAATTGAATATCTAAAGGAAGGTCATCAACTGGTTCATCTTCTATATCTATCTTTATCTCTTTTGTTTCATTTGGAGTTGGGGCTGGCTTATCACCTTCTAATATAAATAGTTTATCACTGGATGGATGAGGAACTAAAGTGAATTTTGTCCCAAACTCTGCAAGCATGTCATTAGCTTTTCCTCTACAACTAACTGTTAAAGACTGAGTAAGCTTATTTCCACCTTTAGTTCCAAATGCTTCATTTGAACCTATAACTGGGGTACGAGTTTTTCCTTTTCTCTCATATTTAATCTCTAATCTATCTTCTGGAACAACACCAAGAACATCTGCAGCTTCTTGGTTTAAACAATACTTATTGTCTTCCAATATAATTGCAGGACCAGTAATCCCTTCGATTTCAGTAACTGCAGTTTTCTTTTTTGATGTTCTAGGTTTCTTTTCAGTTGCAGTTTTGTCTTCAATGATTTCTCTAGAAACTGGAGTGTATTCGCCAGTTTCTGGGTCGAAATCAAACACTAATAACATTTTAATCCTCATCGTCGTTATATTCTTTAATACGCTTAATAACCATATCTAAATCATTATCTATGAGCAATGCATCAAATAATCCCATAGGAGATTTAGCTGTACATGTTCCATCAGAGTTCGTTTTAAACTTATAGCATGGTTTATTTTCCTCGTCTTTGTCTATTACAGTAAAGAATACATAAGTAAACAAGCCCTCTAATGTAATTACGCTATCTAGCATTTTACCCAGAGTTTTAATTTTATAATATGGATTAATTTTATCTCCCATATTTTCACTGTGAGTAGATACGATAATATATAAATCATCACGAAGATTCATCGCATTCTTCATTACTGAATAGGCGTGTTGAGCCATCTCAGTAAATTTCTCGTATCCTTTTTCTTTAGCTCTATCCATAGCCTCAAAAGCCATGAAATACTGGAAATCATCAATTATAACATACTTAATCCATGGCATTTTCATATCTACTAACTTCAACATAGTCGCGACGTTGTCCACATTAGTAGTTGTATAGAAATTTCCCAATTCCTCTCTGGTTGTACCTCTTGTATTTAACGTTTTATATTTCTTCTTTGCCCCAGGTATTCCGGGTCTTTTTCCGGTTGTTGTAATAATAAATGTTTCTTCTGGATTTAAATTTCTAATTGAAGTAGTCTTTCCAGAACCAGACTCCCCACAAATACAAATCATTTCTGCCATTCTTATAACGTAATTGGAATTTTTATAGGTTTATCTTGTTTTATATTATCTTCAGGTATTTGTCTAATCTCATCGTCCTCTTCTAAAAGATAATTAGAGGTAAGATATTTTTCATAATCATATATTTCATCAGCTCTAGGTAACTCTTTCCACAGACCGCATTTACCATAGAAAGCGACTCCAACTTCAACGTCAGCTTCGCCATATCTATTCTTCAATACAGTGATACTTCTAAACCTACTTCCTAAAGTGTTTATATCATATCCTCTATGAGAACTTAACCTTTCCCTATGAGGATTAAAAATGGAAATGATAATTTCACTGTCTTGTGCTGGTGAGCCACTATCTTTTATGTCAGATAGCTGCATATTGTCTAATCCAGCTTTTCTTCTATCCATGGACGTAGAATCTCTATTTGCCTGCATGATAACTAAAGGACTTATTTTACATCTATTTCTTAAAGTTACCAAATAAGAAGAGATAGTATCCATTTCGTCTTTTAGTGTTCTTCCTTCAGATTTTCTAACCAAACTCAAATGGTCAATAACTACAAGATGTACAAGGTCTTCGTTATGTTTTTCATAGGTTATTCTTGTTTCAGACTCAGTAAAAGTGCCCTCTGCTTCTAATTCTTTATAAAGGGTAGCATAAAGTATTTGAGCATTTAGTGCTTTATCATGTACTGTAATAATGTTTTCAACATCGTGTAGCCATGAGATACACTCTTTTACTATTTGATAATTTTCATCTGATAAACGATAACCTTTTTCTTTAGAGAGGAGTTCTTTAGTAGATAATTCTACTCCATAATGTTCAAAAATATACATACATAGTAGTTTGGCAAATAATAACTCACTACTCATTTCCAAACTAAAGTATGTTACTTTAAAATTTCCATCATGTAAATGCTCCATCAATGGACGATAAATATAGGAATATAGAGCCAAACTAGTTTTACCACTGCCGGTTCCACTAAAAATTAATGTATAAGTATTTTGTGTAACTCCATCAATTATAGTTTCCAGCTTGGGAAGCCCCATTGTATATCCCCAATTCTTCCCATCTCTACCTAAAGTAATTTGATGAATTAGAGAATTAGTAATCATAAAGCACGAACAGCATTAAAATTTATTGTTCCAATTTCTCCACTTTTCAATTTCTCAATCTCTTCCCATTTTCTACTAATTACAAATTCACAAATATTAAAACATACATAGCTTGTATTATCCCTAGCCCATTTAAGCAATTCAATTATGTGTTTATGCTTAGTTTCGTCATAGTGAATAGCTTTCCCATAAGCTCTAAAAAAATCCTCTATAGAATCATATTTTTTAGCAATATTTTTAAGAGTATAAGGCACTCCATTTATTGTAGTACTAAACGGATACTCATTCCATAACTCTTCTCCAAGTTCATAAGAGCTTTTAAAATAAGTTCTAAGAAAAGCTTTATTAAACTCTACATCTTCGGGATAAAATTGTTCTCCTCTTTGTGGAATTTTATAAGACTTAAGAATAATACCTTTATCTTGTAAACTTACTAATTGCTCTCTAACGTCTCCTCGCATTTCGGCAGGAATAGCCAAAAACCTAAAAATATATTCCGGAAAGTATTCTTCGTTAGCAAGAAATAATAATTTAATTAAGAACCACTCATTGGGGGAGATTTGATATTTCTCCATCAATGCTAGTTCATTGTCAATAGTTAAACTTAATTTTTCCAAACAGTTAAAAATTAAATAAATAAATTATTAATCTCTAACTGCAATCATTTTAATCTCCTTTCGGAGTGTTATCAATTACATACGGTTTTAAAAATTCACTCATCAGTTCTCGTGTTCTTTCTCGGAGGGCATCTAAATCAACATACCCAAGTTCAACAAGTTCAACCTTACTTTGATTTAAATCGATGGCATCCAAGATTTTACAACAGAGTAACAATTCTATCTGTCTTTCTAGAATCATTCTAACAGAATTACAAAGTTAGTAAAAATATAAGACATATCCAAACCAAGACGATATTTTAGTTAATTTAACCTACATCATTTGGTGGGACCAAGGAATGTCATTAAAAAGTCTTTTAACCCTTTTTCGCATTCCGAAGCAGTTGAATATCGTATTTTTCCATCAAAACACTGGTATCCGCATTCTATGGACCACATCCATCCTCCAGGCTCATTTTTAGATGAAGGACAGTATGCCATATAAATATTATGTTGTATACTAGCAGTTTCTAAAGTCATAATTAAAACCTAAATATCATTTTAAGAGGTTTTGATTTACATTCTTTAAATTCTTCATGTTTCAAAACGTGCATTAGTTGTTCTTCATCTATAGTAATATATTTTTTATCAGCATTTGAGCGAGTAAACCACTCTTCTTCAACAGTTCCTCTTAAAACAAGTGTAAATATTTCAGCAACTTTATTAGGAGAAAATCTTATGACCCTTCCAATCCTTTGGGTTTTCTCAGTTTTGGAACTGGTATTACTAAGAATAATTGCAAGATTTAGACCTTGGATGTCTGCCCCTTCATTAAGAGCTTTAGAAGTATTTAATACTCCAACTTTCATCGGAATAAAATCTTCTAAAGTCATCGCGTTCTTTTTTTTAGTTTGCTTAGAATGAAGCACACCTCCATACTTTATTTTCTCCGCAACTTCAATAGTCGGGGAAAATGTTATCGCTTTACTATCTCTTCTATAGTCAAGAATCAGATTTGCTATTTCAACTTTTTTTGGATGGGAATAAATAAAGGCTTTTCTTTTTTGCATAGTTCGCATAAAACCCATTGCATGAAAAGTTATGTCTTTTAATAGCTGAGATTTAGTAGTTGGGTCAGTTCCTGTATATAACAGGTCTCTAAAAGCCATTCTTTTTCTAAATCCATCTTTCCCAACTAACTTCATGCACAAGTCAAAATCATAATTAAAAAATGCGAAGTGTTCATTAAATTCTCTATTAAGCGCATTGTACTCAGTAAGGTCTACATCAATATAAACCTTATATTCCTTATATGGAGCAAGCCATCCATTTTGAGTAGCTTCCTCGATAGAGATTCTATCGCAAACTGGACAATATCGCTCAATTATAGTATGTCTTTCGTCGAGCCGCTCTAATGTAGCAGTTAATCCTAAAATGAGTTTATATTTGACTTTATCAAATACTTGCTGGAAAGAATCAGCAGCCATTCTATGAATTTCATCAAGTACCAAAATATCACAGTTCCATTCATGTTTTACTACTGTGTTAATAATAGCTACTTCTGCATTCATAAATAATCCTGCTTTAGCTAAAGCTTTCACCCACTGGTCTTTAAGAGTTTCTGTAGGAACTACTACTAATACTCTAAATCCAGTATATTTCTTTAAGACACTCTGTACACATTTTATTGCAGTGGTTGTTTTACCTACTCCAGTCGCATATTCTAATGTTCCTTTGCACTTATTATCAATCCATCTAATTCTTCCCATTTCTTGCCTTTCATCACGAGTAGGTGGGGAGAACAAATCCATTAGCTAATAATATAGAGTAATCCTACATAATTATCTACTGGAACAATATTAAGTTTATGAAGATTTAAGTAAAGGTATATAATGAATTTATAGAGTATATCCATGATATTCTGCTACTTTTTCAATTTGTTTCATTCTAGTTTCCCACTGACTAATATGGTACTTTACGTCTGCCTCAAGGGCAAATAATATTCTATTTCTTAAGGTTAACAATTGTTCCGTTGTTAAATCAGAATACTTTTTACTCTTCAAATTAATCATAGAACGCAAAGCGCTGTAAGATAAACCTTTAGGGTTAGCTTTTAAAGTCATGGATTGCTTAAGATTGAGGCGTTCTTTTACAACTTCAATTCGGTCTCTAACCTGCCCAGTAACTTCATCTTTTTCCATCAAGTCCTTCATTTCTTGAGGAGAAAACCATACGCCTTGCTTAAGAATGAATGTAAGAGTAATATGTTGTTTATCGAATTTACCGAGTGTATCCAAACACCCATCTATAACTAAATCAACTGGAAGACTACTAAACTCTTCAGGAATTCCGTTAGTCACAATGGAAATAGGACATGTTTTTAGTGCTTCTTTAGTAAGTGTTTCTCTATTAGCATCAAGAACAGAATTAAGATGAGAGAGATATAAATATCTAGGATAGGGCTTTCTATCTTCTGCGCCTTTTTCTAAATACCGTAAATATAATTCCGTATTACATCTATTTCTCTGGTCCTTAATGATATCCAATAAAACATATCGTCCTGGATGTGCTTGGTCTTTGCTTCTCAACATAGAAACACAATGGTTATAAAATTCTCTTAATTGTTCTTCAGAGCAATCAATTAAGCGATACTCTTCTTGAACCTTTTCTCCATTTACTTCTGTTTTTGCGCCTTTCCAAACAAATGTTTTAACATTATTATCTTTCGCATTTAATGCGTCTTCCAATTTCTCTCTAACTGTCATAACTTTTATAAACTTTTACTATTTTTCAATTAATCATCTCTGGTTGTTTTAAAAGTTATCTTTTGCGGTTTGTCTGATTATAGATAAGCACAATATTCTTTTTCTGAAGGTTTTGTAATAAACTTTATAAATTGAATATTGGAATAATTATATGGAATGAAGTTTGTTCCATCATACCATTTATCTACACCAGCTCTAATCTCTTTATACTCTAGATAGCCAATTTCTCCTAGACGTAGTTCTCGATGTTCCCAATTTGGGAACTGAACACACATAAGATACTCTTTACTCTCTAAATCTACGAATACATATGTAATATAGTTATCAATATCACTACTCTTAGCTACAAGTTTCGCCAGAATCGTTATCATCTATAACGTAATCCCGAATTAAATCCTCTTCTCTAATATCATCATCTTCGGTGGAAACGCAATAGTAATCAACCCAGTCTTCTATAAAGGAAGTATAAATTTCTTCAACAAGACTTTCATCAGGCTCCTCTCCAAGATTTTCTTCTAAAGCAGCATCTCGTGCATCTTCATATGTTGGAAGACCATGAATCCCGGCATAGCTTTCATATTCCTCACACGCAGCTTGAAATGCTTCATTGGATGCCTCATCCTCATTCTCGCAAAGAGTGGTGTACAAGTAGTTTGCTCCACCAAAAGAGCCGCCCAATCCTGCATATATATTATACTCTTTTATATTTTCTCTATTAATAGTTTTATAATCCATAAGTATATGTTATAAATAAATCCATGCTATAAAAAGCACGAAATAATACAAATATGTTTTCATTTAAATAGCCAATATAAAATTTTATTTTGCTTCCAAGAATCATCCATATGGTCAATATCTTCCATTTTTACTGTAAATAGGAGAAGAACAGCCACGCCTGCGATAGGAATACTTGAAATGCATATAATTGCAATTTTTAAAAAGTTATTTATATGAAGCTTCTTTAGTTTACAATCAATAGTTTTAGTATAAGCATATTTATCATATACATATATAAAACAGCAAGATATAATAATTTGTAATAAAATAGATATTATCATTGTTTATCTGTATAATTAACACATCCATATTTGGCAAAATCACAAACCTTCTTTTCTATACCAATAAAGCAAGGATATTTAGCACACTCCTTGCATGTTCTTTCTGGATGTTTATATTTGACTCCGTCTTTATCTTTATCGTTTCGAAGTTTTTTCATTTGATATAAGATTATTACAATATGCTATCACTGCATTTAGAGCTTCATAATAATCAGAGTATCCTCCAACAGGACCACCTTCTTCTGTATGGTCCCGCAACCATTTAGCTCTAGTATTATTACCTATGTAAACTCCAATACACCAAAACCACTTTCCTCCAGACATTTGAGGAAGTACACATGGTCTTAAACCGTTTTCAGATAATTTATTAATATCGTTCTCCATCACACAACCATGATAATAAGATTCCCCACATAAAAGCCAACGCGAAGGTAAGCCATCCTCCCAAATTAAAAGATGCGATGATTATTGCACCTATTATGAGGGAAGTATAATATCGTATATTTTTCATTTTGCTAAAAGTATAATTAGTAATCCGGCACTAACTGTAAACCCTCCAGCCGCCCAATTTTTCCATGTTTTAATTTTATGGTCTTTCTTTTGAATGGTTTTATTTAAAGAACTAATAGCCTGGTCTTGCATTTCAGCTTGAAGCATACACCTTCGCAATTGTACACTTTTAATAGAATCGGATAATTCGAGATTATGATTAATTGTCTCTAAATCTTTATTTTGAGAACTTAATAAGTCTACCTCATTTAAAAGCTTTTTGTGTTCTAAGAAAATTAAATTAGTTTGTTTTAACTGTTGAGGAGTTATAACCACCAAAGAATCTTTCGTAACTTTCGGATAAGTAGTTTGAGAAAAACTCGATGTCGTTCCCAATAGGCTGATTAGTAATATTAATAAAATCTTCTTCATATTCTTTTTGATTTATAATAATCTTTAACTTTGTAGTGTCAATAACAGACTTAAGACTGTCATTAGTTTTGTTAATTTCAGTAATATAACTAGATAAAGAGTCGATGCTATGCACCAACTCTTTATAATCATTATTGGGAAGCTCCAAAGGTTTATTATACAATTCACTCATTAAAAACATAGTACTAGCAGTACATATAAGTCCTACTAATAGGAATGCTGCCCAATATTTTTTCATCATAAATTAACCTTCTTTTTATTTAAGTGACTCCAAGTTACACAGATAGCTAAATCAGTCAATACTTCATCAGATGAAGAAATTAGGAATTCATGAACTTTCTTAGCATCTTCTGATAAATCCTTATAGATAGCCCTTACTTTTTGTTCGTCTTCCCAATCTTGTTTATCTGCATTATACGAAGCCAAATACTTACCAGGATTCGATTCAAAGAATTTACCTTCCTGATTCAAAATAGACTCTACCACTTCTTGATTGATAATTCCGAGAGTAGTAGCACGAATAATATTGCAAGGATTCTCCATAGCTTTTCTTTCAGCTTCCGTCATTCCAATGCCGCGTACATATTCGTCCCCTTCTCTGCGAACAGCAATTCCAAGACGAAGCTGTTTTACTTCATCATCTCCGGCAGCATCATCAGTTTCAGAAATTGGGAGACTTATTGCACACATTGTATATTCACGTTTATTACCTTTAAAATCGATAAAAGTACCTTCTTTAAAAACAACTTTTTTCATACTTATTTATTTTTATAAAAATCAAGAATTGCATTTTCTTTACGTAACCAAGAAGCCTGTTCACAAGCCATATCAAGAATTGTACGACTGATGGATTCTTCCTCTACTTGCTCTTTAACAAGAGAGCCAGTTTCAGCATCCTCTGACATAAACCACTGAAATGTAGCATAATCTCCTTCATCCCAAACATGCTTTACAATACTATTAATTCGCATTGTAGTTTCTATTTCCCTGTCTACAGTAGCTCTGAAAGGGTCTTCTCTGTTTTTGATTGTCACATTGATTGCGGGAATTTCAGGATATTCAATTTCCGCATCATTATATGTTAAATACCAATATATCCAATCGTGATGCTTCTTTTCTTCTTCCGCTCTTCCTTCAAAATACTCCCCTAATTTAGTAAGCCCCTGAGTATTGAACCAATTCGCAAAAGTTTTGTACATGCTATAATTACTCAACTCTGCAGCAAGCTGTGTAACAAGCATTTTAATTGTTTTTTCACTTAGTGGGCATATTCTTCTACTTTTGTCAATTGCAAACTCAGTAATCTTCATAGATGGAGTAGTATTTCTCTCATCTTCTCTTATTTCTTTTTGAATTACACTTTCTACCTTTTTGTTGTCCATCGCACAAACTAAAATTATTATTTTCTAAATAATCTAACGGGGCTGATACCCAAGTAACTGTCTTCATTACTCTAACAAGTTTATCCTTTTTGATAACTTTACACTCCTTATAATTTATGGGTTTAGGAGAGGAATAGAATCGAGACCCTGCAGCCTCGACTCTATCTGGATAAATAACATATAGATTTACTTCATAAATAAATCTATCAGAGACAGTTAACTCAACATTTCCAGAACGGTAACTCGCTTCTTTTATACGTTTTGCCATTCCATGAATACGTTGGGTACATTACCTTACTGTATTGTTTCAAAATTCTAGGAATATCATACAAAGTGCTAGAGATGGAAAGTGTTGTTTTTCCACCGTCAGCAGGGGAAACATGAAAAATCATTTTACTTACTAAAGGACAGGAATGTTTTGGCTGTGCTGACCATCTAGTAGCAAATTCAGTTTTATCGCGAAGTTTTGCCTGTTTTAATTTTGCTTTTTCAGCAGGGGTTTTTGTCCAAACCGTAGTATCTCGAGGTTTCAAATTTGGAAGACGAATACCCTCTGCAACCATTACGGCATCATTTGTTACATCAATTGGCTCTCTTTCTACTTTTTGTTTTCTTGCAATCTTTTTCATAATTACTATACTTTGATTATTGATATTCTACCTTTAAAATTATTAGTAGCAACAAGATATTTCCACCTTTATAAGTGATTGAATATACTCGTGTTGCGCTCGAAAAGTTTATAATTGCATTTTTGCATTATTTTTTTTCTTTATAACCCCTGTTCTCAGCCGGAGCTGCACTGCAACCTATCGTAAGAGCTACTCCTAAGATAAGTCTTAAAAAATAAAATTTTCACTACAATTTTGTGTAAAGAATTTTACAGAATATACTATGTTTAGATATTAGTTCTGCTTCATAATTTCCCTCTAAGTAATCGTCGAAGAAACCATAGATAATTACTGTATTAAGAAAAGGGACGAGTATAGCAAGTATAAATTTTATTGCATCAAATAAAATTACTCTGTCATCAATCTTTCTTCCACATAGAACCATTGCCCTAAGTAAATCTATACCTATAAATACAGGAATGATATATAGAACAATAAAAAGCATCCAAAGAACAATCATGCATGGACAGTTTTACAAATTATACACTTATAAATCCCTTTATCAGCATCAATTAATGAATGCTTAGTTTGACACTTACATCTAGGGCACGTAGTGAGTTTAACTGAAGAGTAAACTCTTTTTGATTTAAAGCTCGGCATATTGTTTAAATAATTGTTTAACTCGTTTTGCTACTATAGAATTATATTTAGGGTCATAGCACGTATTCCAATCCCCTTCATCATACATCCATTTTATATGTTTGCTGTTTAGACAGCTGACTGTCATATAAGGATAGTTACCATGATACTCGGAATCATTAAGAAGTTCTCCACTAGACAACATTATAGCATAGTGACTACCACAAAACATTATATCACTATAATCAGAACGTTTGTTTCGATTTTTTATATCGCGTCTAACAGCTAAAGAAGAGGCTCCTTTTGTATCATAGTCATATATAACTAGTTTATATTTTATTCCTAAAGCTTCCAATTCTCTAGCTAACACACTAGCGCAATAACAACATCCTCCCGCATTTAATGAATATCTATCATGAAGTTCTTCGCATAGTGTATTTATGGCTTCAATCACTTCACTTCGCATACTTTATTTATATCTTGATATATTTTTCTAAATTCTTTCATATATTCTGCCATAGAAAGGGCTTTATCCTTATACTTAGCAGAAATTCTATATTGAATTATTTTTTTTATAGCAGTTCCAAGCTGTAATCCATATCCTGCAACCTTAAATTCTTGACGTTCTTCTCCTCCTTTCGGTTTTACAGTATGGAGCAATTCTAAATCAAAGAATAAACTGCTATCAGAAACGGATTCCAGTTTGAAATCTTCTTCTTGAATAATCACTTACTTCATTTCTTAAAATTAACAATAAACATATCTTATAATTTAGAAAATTAGCTACTTACATAATTTAAAATGGATATATTAAATTTTGTCGAGCCAATTGGTCTCGAATCATTTGACCTGTAAGTCGTGACTCAAATGTAACATATTTATCTAAATAGCAGTTTAACTCTTGAGCTAAGCCTGCACAACTCAAAATGTTGCAAAGGTTTGGATTTTTAACTGCTCCGGTAATAGCTTTGATGTCGAGAGTACTGTTTAGATAATTATATTTAATCCTGACTTTAATAACATCACTATTAGAAAGAATTTTATATTTAAGCACAAAATGTAATATCTGTCCTTCTTTAGAATCTGGAAGAACAGTAAATTTTTTAACTCTTTTCTTAACCATCACAAAAAAAAATAACCTAGTCCATGTATTTATTATGTGGACTAGGCTTTAATACTATAAGATTACTTCCCGGAATTACTCAGTTTGTCAGCGATGTCCATTACCATCTTCAAACCTACTGCATCCATTGCACTATTTCCATTACCGTTGTTACCTAGCATAACATCAGGAACCCATTTAACTTCAGACTTAGATAGAGCTTCCGCAACACCTACAGTAGTTTTATACTTCCATTCTGCAGCTTCTTGAGGAGTTAAACCAGCTTGAACTTTAAGTCTATTGGCTTCCGCTTCTGCTTTACCTTCAGCAATGATTTTCTTAGCTTTTTCATTAGCTTCTTTAGCCTGCAATTCTGCAACTTCAAATGCCTGTTGAGCTTTAGTAACTTCTACAGCTTTAATTTTTTCTTGTTCCCATTTAGCTTGAGCTGCAGATGCTTTACCCTCTTCCTCGATTTGAATCGTACGTTGTACAGCTTCTAGAGCTTTAGCTTTAGCTGTTACTATAGACATGTCAGCCTCTCTTTGTTTACTGATTTGAGCCTTAGTTGCGTTCTCATAATCAGTATCGGAGATGGCTAATTGAGAAACCTTTAAACCATAGAATGCAAACGGAGATTCTTCTTGACGCTTAATTCCATTAGGAGCTAAAGAGTCCGGAATTGCTTCTGCGATTTTAGTAAGCTGTTCTTCACCAGTAAGAGGATTGATGCTTTTAACTGTAGTCACCTTAGTTTTATAAACTCCATGATTTAACTGGTCTGTAATAAGAGCAATCAAATCGGTTCTCTTTTCACTTACAGATTCTAGCGAAGACATAAGAGGACCACAAGACATGACAACTTTGCTTAAAGTCGGCTTTACTAAATCTCGAATTAATTTCTCTTGATTTCCATAATGAGTTTGAATTCTTTCTAGATACTTAGTCTCAAGAGGCATTTCTACTCGAACAGAACCCATAACAAAGCCCTTTCCTTTATCGTTATAAGTAATTGTCATTGCAGGATTTTCTAGAGAGTTGTCAATGTAAGGATTTCCATCCGAGTCTTTCTTTATCTCATTGAACCAAATTTGACTAGTCTTGTCATAAATTGACACATTTCCAAATTTCTGCCACTGGAAACCTCCATCTGTCCAATACTCATAAGTACCAGTAATAGGAATTTGATTAATTCCGATTTTACTCTTGTCCATGTCCTCTGCAATCATAGGAAAACATGCGATTAACACTACAGCAAAAATGCCAACAATAACACCTAAAAGTTTAAGTCTTCTCATTTTTTAGATTATTTAATAAAAAAATTAATAAATTTCGATTAATTATAACTTTTCGGGTCTGCAACCCAGTAATAAAATGGAATTAAACACCTAGACGCAGTAATTTTTCGATTTGTAAACCTTATTACTCCAAATAAATGAAGAACTAACATTCCGTAATATATTGCTAATAGCAACATAATTACAATACAAATAATTCTAAACGCTATCATTTTTTTTATTATTTAAATTCTTAGCAATCCATTAACATCATATTTTCCTTCGAAGTAAATACTTTATAATATCCAGAGTCTTTAAAGGTCTTTATATACTTCCTTAAAATCCATATTCTTTTGCATCATCTTCCAGTATTTTGGTTATACCCTGTATCATTGCATGACATAGAGCCTCCTCATAGTCTCTAAAACCGAATGGAGAAAATAATCTTTCCCAACAAGGACTTCCAGATGTAGATTTCTTTTTGTTGTAAATCCACGTTTCAGATGTGAAGTATCCAGTACTCTTGCGAACTCCTACAGATGCAGTAATTCCTAATTTCATAAGCCGCAACTGACATTCTGTAAGATAATATTGTTTGTATGAAATTTCCTGCTCAGGAACTCCTCTATTGTCTAAAAATTCAAGAATTTGTGTAATTGATTTTGCGTTCATAAGTTTCAATTAATTTATCAAATGCAGCTACTCTAGCATTGTGGCCGAGTTCGGTATCCGGCTCCCACCAATATGCTTTACTTTCTCTATTCTTAGGAGCATTTAAGAATTTCCGATTAAATTCCGGAAACATTTCTACTATATCACGTTCATTGTATTTAACAACTCCTCTTTCTGTACCAGCCATTGCATGTTCAAGACAAAAACACATTCCCTAATATTCTGGATGTTCAACAAATAATTTTTTACCTTGTTTAAGAATTTTAAGTTTTTCCGTATTCGTCATAAATTTTCAAAATTAAGTACCTAGACAGGGAATCAAACCCTGACCTCAACATTCGTAGTGTTACGTTCTATTCATTAAACTATCCAGGCATAATTAAACGACAATAATTTTATCCTCTTCCTTTAGGGGTTCTGCAGGACCCATGCAATTTACCGCATCTAACACACCATATTACACCATAAGAATTCTCTCTTGGTTTACATTTACCCTTAGCACAAAACTTAACAACTTTCGTATAATCTTCTTTATTCATAGCAACAAGTGTATATAAAAAATCCCCGAACTTTAGTAAGTTCGAGGATTAATTATTAAATTATGTACCCCGTGATGGATTCAAACCATCGACCCACGCCTTAGAAGGGCGTTGCTTCTATTCACTGAGCTAACGGGGCAGATTAGCATGTTTAACATGCTAATTGTGTTCCTAACAGCACTCCTATGGAATTACCCAATGGTCTGTCGCCTATTCTAAGAGTAAGAATCGAATAAGTCTTTCTTACTTGTAGTTTTAAGGCTCAGGGACTCTGGTTTGAACACATATAATATAGTCCCTTGTTATGTATGTTTTATTAGTTCATATGGAAATAAATACCAGTAAGAAGGTTTAGATTGAGGCAGGAGAATTACGTCGTTAATATCTACACAAGTCCACCCTTTTTCATCAAAACGCTGAACAATAATGTTTCCACTATCAGAAAACTTTTCGTAGCCTACAACAACACATTCAATATAAATATCTCCTTCCAAGAAGGAAAATCGTTTACCAACCATATTAGGAATTTTATCTGAATTCCAGATTACCTCATAATATAAATCTTCTGGCACAGCATAAGTAGAATCTGGACAAGGATGTCCTTGTATTTCTTGACAAAATACACACTCACCCCATCTAGGATGTTCCATGAAATCCTGAATTTCAGGAAACGAAACCAATACATATCTTTCCATTTCTTCTTTTTATTATATTTATTATAAACTAAAAGTTTCACTAAACCATATATTCCAAGTCTTCCTACTTACATTGAATGTTTTTATACACATAGCAATTAAGAGAAATCCTAAATAAAAACAATTAAGTCCAGGAACAAGTATACATAAAAACGTGAGAGGATTAAATTTCAATTTTTCTAGCATAAATCCAAATATCATTACAGTAACAAAAGAAACTATAACAGATATTATAATTATTGCTCCAACCATGTCTGCCATAATTAAATTTTAGTTATTATAGTATTGTTGCCCTGGAGGAGTACGATTCCCCAATTTCAGAACCAAAACCTGACGTGTTGCCAATTACACCACAGAGCAATAATAGGCTACAGCCAAAGCCATTAAAACACATTACTTTTAAGTATGTCCACAATCCCGCTCTCTAATGCCTCTTCATAAGAAGAATAGATATCTTTGTTAACATCAAATGATGAAGCTAATTTATTATCTGGATAATACGAAGCATAAACGGAAAATCCCTGAAAGTGTAAATAGTCTTCTCTGTTTTCATTAAATTCAAAGACTGGACATACATAAACGCAAATAAATTTTTTAAGAAGCCATCTTATAACTTGTTCTTGTAACGGGGCTGTGCAAAAGTCAGAATAGAGAGATTTATTAGTATCTCCAATTTCAGACCTCTTCAGATACATACTTTCATTATGAATAGTATATCCCCACTCACAATAATCATTGAATCCTTTATCCTTTAACAACCATGCTGTCTCAGGACGAACATATTTTCTACTTAAGCCCATTTTTACTTATATATTCTTGACTAGCTCTAACAGCCAACTCATCCGCTCTCGCATTATACTTATCTTCATAATGCCCTTTTACCCAGGCAATTTCTAAATCTTCTATAAGTGAACGTTTGCTGGCTACTACTTTGTCTAATTCAGTAAATAAATCTATATTCTTATTTCTTTTATTTTTTAGAAATCCAATATGTGAGCCCCCAATAGCATACATAGAATCACTGATGATAATTACATTATCAATAGGTTCTACAATACATTTCAAAGCTAAAGTAATAGCTTTTATTTCCATTCTATTATTGGTAGTATTTCTAAAGGCTAGAGAAAATTCAGAAATAACAGTATCTACTCCATCCTCCTCTTTTACAAAAACTACTCCGACTCCTCCCTGATTTCTATCAAAACTAAAAGCGCCATCAGTATAAATTCTAAGTTTTCTCATTTTCATTTTTCTGCAAAAGAAGATAAGCCTCTCTACCAAGAATAACAGCTATCTTCAATAAATCACTTTCTTCATTGTCTATTAAAACAATTTTATCAAGTATATAAGCATTTAAATCAGTAAGGAGTACAGTATTTCCATGTATTTGAAGATACTTTTGTCTCCAAAATTCTATCTGTGATTTATACCTACGTATATTCCATTTTATAGGAGCCAACTCTTTATCTGGATTTATGTCTCCAAATCCATCTTCTTTAAATTGCTCACAAACTAGACCAATAAGAAATCCAAAATAGTATGCTTTTATAACATCTCCATTTATAAATGTAAACAACTCTAAATCATTAGCATACATTTCTTGAAGCAGCTTATCTTTATAATCTATAGTTACGTTTAACAGCATAAGTAAATAATTTAAGAGAGGAAGGCACCAGAATCGAACTGGATACCCTTTCGAGTACGAAACTACTTAGCCACCATCAAGGTTTACCTTCCAGTTACATTATTCAAGTAACTCAGTTAATTTATTGAGAATAATTTGATTCTGTTCAGCGACAGCAATCAAAGACTCCTTTTCTGCTAAAGCTGCATCAATTTCTTTTTGTTTTACATCAGCTTGATTCTTAGCTTGAGAAATTACATCACTAAGTCCATCAATTGTTTTCTTGAAAATTCCGAGAATGTTGCTAGCCTTTGAGGATAATTCTGAAGACGTAAAAGTTGAAGTTTTTGTAAAAAATGCCATAATCTACATTTTAAGTTAAACAAAATATTACTTGTATCTGAGGCCGGACTCGAACCGACACGCACTAAGTACACTACGTTCTAAGCGTAGCGGGTCTACCAATTCCCCCACTCAGACAGAAAACCGGCGGACTTTCATGTGTTCAGAGGCTATACGGGACGTCTAACTCCGCATAACATGATATTCAATGGAAGAATTTTGGGGATTCAGTCCGCCGGTGTATATTTTAGATGAGACTTTAATAAATCTTCATATGATTTATGATTGCAATATATGTGCAGATAAGCAATATATACATATTTATCTTGAACAATTTGAGGATATTTCTGTTGAAATTCATATACAGAATCAATGTTTCCATTTACAAATTCAACATGATATTTTGCAACTGAATCATGTACAAAGATACTACTTTTTTCGTATTGTACCAATACAGAGACTATAAAAAATGTTAAAATCAATTTGCATATAAACTTTCTCATTTATCGCAATCATTAGAAAGTCTACTTTCCATTAGAGAAATAAATTGTGGACTAATCCAACTTTTGGGATTTATCTCCGAGAAAAAACGTATATAATTGTCAAAAATGGAATCTTCATAAAAAATACAATCCACTTTATTAAGTTCAATCATAAAATCTTTTACTGACCTTTCATCAGGAAGGCTATCGATTATTTTATCCAATAAGGATTCTATTCTATACTTAGCAATTATTAAGAAGGCTATAAACGCAATGGTTCTTAACATTAAACAGGATATACATATTAATAGAATAAGTTTAATCATAAATTTAATAGCTTTATTAATTTTTGGTGGGCCCGGAGGGGATTGAACCCACATGCGACCAATTACGGTTTCTACTGGTTATGAGCCGGAGCCGATACGAGCCCTTAATAAAAAAGGCAGTTGTTACACTGCCTTTCATTTATATTATTTTACTCAGGTTCCTCTTCAACACTCAAAACATCATAGTCCAAGCCACAAATATTTTTTAGTTCTTTAGGCATGTCTAATTCGTCTTCAGGAAACCACGCGTTATAAGTTTCGAGTGCTATTTTCCAGTCAATAAGAGCGTCACGAAGAGTACTTTTCAAATCTTGGATTTTCTTACAAAATTCTCTTGGGTCAAAATCCTTATCTACTGGAGACAAAGAAGTAGTATTATTAATTGACAAATCCATTAGGTTAGTCAATTGATTTATTAAAGATAAAGCAGTTCTTTTGTACCTAGAAATAATTTGCTCCTGCTCATTTTTTACGGTATTAGCAATATTATTTGCTCTCACCTGTAACAAATCATTGCCGCTTCTAGATAACATTTTCTTAAAATTCATAAACCATTTTCAATTTTAAATATTCTACAAAACAATTAATACCAGTAGTAGTTAATTAAATGTCCATAAATAGCTTGGAATATTAAATCTCCAAACTGAGAACTTACATACAAAGCGGTTTCTCTATCTTTACAAGCAAACAAGCCGACATCGGCATTGGCAACGCCGACCCCATAGTAAGAATCGAAGCCACCGAGACCGGAATAAGAACCATGACAAGCGCTGCCGCCAACGAGGAAATACCTTTTTCCATTCAATGTAAAACTACGAACGATGTTCTTTTTTTCGCTTGCAGGAAGTTTACATTCTTCATAGAAACGCACCCATGGATACCACACGTCTCCCTCAGTTAAACTAAATTCATGTCCTTCATTTAGAACCTTTAGGATAATTCTCAATTTCATAATTGCATTAAGTTGAGAATCGCTAAAACAGATTTTCTTATCTGCAGGTATATCAAGAATTTTACACGCATCTTCAAACGTCTTTACTTGTTCCCTAATGTTAATAGGTACAAAAGTAATTGTTTGAGACTTTTCATCATACACAGGCTTCTTTCCTTCCGGAGCTTTTACTTTAATTTCAAATTCTTTCATATTAACATTATTAATAAAACATTTGAGCCACCTTAGGGACTCGAACCCTAAACAACCGCATTACAAGTGCGGTACTCTACCAATTGAGCTAAGGTGGCGGTTAAAAAACTATACCTCATAGTCTATCAATGCAAATCAAAGTTGCGGTGTATACGGGAATCGAACCCGTACCCCATGATAGACAGTCATGTATCCTAACCATTAGACGACAAGAGCATAGCAGAGCACATTTTAATTGGTTCATAAACCTAGTTATCCAAACCGCTGTATGTGCTCTTTATAATGTTATCCTTTAGGCTTAAAAATGAATTTAGAAAAATTTCCATCACACTCATATTCAACGTCCCATCCATTTCTTCTATATTCATATTCTACATTCAACCATCCATTTCTATAAATATCGTCTTCAGAAATTCCTCCAGGGATTGTACATACTTTAATAATTTCTTCTGTTACATCCTTTACATGAAGAATAACACAACAATCATCATAGTTTTTTATAAGTAAATTGTTGAATGCTTCAAACACGAAATCTGGGATAGATTTCAAATTCAGTTCTTTGACTGCTTTTGGAGATAATATTTTCATAATATGTTAATTTTAATTGAGGAAGAGGTGGGACTCCAACCCACACACCGCTTTTATACGATTACTGGCGGTTTTCAAGACCGCTGCCTTAGCAATTAGGCTTACTCTTCCAAAGTGGGTGTTTAATGGTAATCGAAACCACAATCAATTATTCTAACCGTTAAACTATAAACACCATATTAGTGGACCTGAAGGGACTCAAACCCTCGACCTTCTGAGTGCAAATCAGATGCTCTAGTCAATCTGAGCTACAGGCCCTTTTCGAGATTTTCTTTTTAATTGGTGACATAACTCGCAAATTTCCACTGTTAAGATTCCACAACTTAACAACACCAGATAAGTTTTTTTTTCATGTACCGCAATTAATAGTTGCTTCCGCAAGGGCTGGCTTCAACTTAAACCTCGAATGGATTTTTCAACCTTGTTAGGTTAGTATTTTATTCCTGTAGGAGTCCAATCAAAATACATTTATTTTTCTACTATTTTAATATGGTTAACGTCTACATTAAATTTCTTGGCTACGTCTTCTAAAGTTACTTCCAACATGTTACGTGCCCACAACAGAGTATCTTTACTTGGGTCTGGAATTTGGGCTATCCTTTCCGCCGAGTCAGAATCCCAAATTTCTTCAATGTTGTTTTCTTGTCTACTTTTTTCAATTCTTTTTAAGTTGTCGTCATAGTATTTTAAAAACAATACTCCGTACGGAGCATCCTCTTGCAAAGGAACGAGAATATCAACTGTACTAGCTATAGAAGAATGAACAAACTTCCTTATAAATATATAAGAATGCCTACTTTTAGCAACGACTCTCATGCCGGTACGCAAATCGTCTTTTTTCATAATAACCTTTTTCATATACATATAATTTAAAGCGCGGGACTCGAACCCGCTGTCTTCGGCTTAACAGGCCGCAGCTATATACCACTTAAGCTTCCTCCCCAATATTTAAAGTACAAAATTAAACTACATAAAATTAATCAATCCTAGGCATCGGATTATTCCCTAACATAAGGAACAATCCCTGTGGGAGTCCACATATAGCTTTGTGCAGCTAAATTGAAATACCACTTGACAGCTCTCTTTAAAAGATTTACTACTTTTTTCATAACTGTAAGGATTTAATTAATAAATAAAATATCTAATTACTTATTAAAGTAACTCATATTGCTGACTATCCCAGCCAACGCAACGATTCCAAAAATAATTTGTACCATAACAATAAAATTTAAGTTAAACAATAAATTTTGTGTGCCTGCTGAGACTTGAACCCACGGATTAAAAATCCGTTGCTCTATCCAGCTGAGCTACAAGCACAAACCTAAATTCCCTTTCGGGCAGAGTACATCGTTTAGCTGTGTCAAATTAAAAGTTTGATGCTGAAATAAAATTGCTGTAAGTACTCTTTATTATAATAACAAAAAATAAGAGCCCAGAGTGAGATTCGAACTCACGAAACAACGCTTTTGCAGAGCGCGGCCTTAGACCACTCGACCATCTGGGCATTAAGAGAACCACTTTCGATAGTCTTCTCACATACTAATTGAGTTAGTTCCCTGTCACACTTATGTGCCTTGTGCAGTTTCACCCACTGTCCAGGATACTTATTTCTTGTTGAATAAGTACGAAAAAGTCACCCAAGTTTATCGTCACACTTAGTAAACGGTGAGGTCGAGCGGGAAGGAATTGAACCTTCGACCCTTACCTTATCAGAGTAATGCTCTAACCAACTGAGCTACCGCTCGATTACGAGACTTGCTCATATGCGTCCATATAAGTAGTATCTCAACCTATCTTCTACTTCGGTCGTTGATAGGGTAGAACTCCTCCTAAATTTGTGCATCCATATCCGAATTCGGAGAGGCAAAAGAAGGAAATATTTTTAATCCACTAATTTCCACTCAACATGAGTATCTCCACCTTGCTGGGGCGGAAGACATAAATTATAAAATTTAGAAGACTTCATAGCTTTACCAAGAGGAGACTCGGAAGTAAAAAAATTACCGTACATAGAAAGCTCTTTATTTATAGATTCTATTTCTTTATCAATTTCAATTCTTCTCTTATTTTTCTTTCCTAGAGGCACTTGTTCTTTTTCTAACTCGGCAATCTTGGTATATAAAGGCTTAATATTACTCTCGTATATTGCATGAGGGATTAAATTAAGGACCTGAGTTACTCCACTTAAGTATTTTAGTTTAATCTGCTGCATTTATTAAGTATTCGTTTAATTCTGATTCAATAACAGTTTTATTAGCATGTCTATTTCTCCGATTTTCATACTTACGTTCAAGCCGTTCCATTGTAGTTCTGTACGGAGTGGTGCAATTCTTTAAAAGCTTTGCATAAATAGAACTATCTAAGAATTCTGAAATAGATTCACAACGTTTCATTGCCTTATTTCTATATAAAGGACAATTATATTGGACATTAGATTTGATTCCTTCAATTGGAACATAAAACATTCCGCAGGAGTTGTAAACTTTCCTTGCCCTAGAAATCCATTTCTTTTTAGTACGCTCACGTCTTAATGCTCTATTCATAAATAGATTTAAATTAGTTAGTTGCGGGAGGGGGACTCGAACCCCCGAGGCTTGCGCAGAAGCTTATGAGACTTCCCAGATACCAACTTCTGACATCCCGCAATCACATTTATTCATTAAACATTCTAATTACTCGCAAAGGTATAACAGCTACATTCTCATAATAAGAATGTCCGTTTTGCTTTTTAATAAGGAGATTTAATCCATCCAACTCAATTTTTACACTATCCCAGTTCGGACTCTCTTCTATGATAATAATTTTGGTAACTCTAGAATCGTTATAACGGATTATATAATCTTTTGTATTCATTATTGAATCCGCTTTAGACGAAGAACCACATTGAGTATAAGCGATTGCTACCAATTTTAGTTTTAGAATTAATTCATCGACTGGATACTGTTGGATAAACTTAAGATTATCTTCAATAATTGTACATAAATCTTGTTTTATAAAATACATATTTAATTTTTTTTGAGCGGGTGAAGGGACTCGAACCCTCAACTTCCAGTTTGGAAGACTGGCACTCTAACCATTTGAGCTACACCCGCAATTGTCAAATTGAATTACAAATACATTATACTTTTATAAGTCTACAAAATCTCAATCATTAAAAAATGTTAAAATAGACTATTCTCACGAACCGTCCAATAAACAGATGTCTTTTGTTGAGTTGTTCCATTATACATCAGATATTAAAAAATTGCTGTAAGACATCTTTAAATACAATTGTGGGCCCGGCAGGACTCGAACCTGCAGTCCAATTAAGGAGTAGATTTACAGTCTACGCGGCTACCAATTACCGGTTACGTGCCCGACAAACAGATGTTTACCATTTAAATATTTGTTTCTTTGCTGCACCACATCTTTATTCACTAATTAAAAGTCTGGATAGCAGGATTCGAACCTGCGGTCTCTTGGTCCCAAACCAAGCATCTTACCAACTCGACTATACCCAGATTGAAATCTTTATAGATTTCTCAAAAATTGTTCTAATGCTAGTGCAGAAGAACCTGCAACCAGTACTCCATTCTCATGTGCTTTAATCAAAGCATTGGAGACTTCTTTTACACTACAGTTAGCCATTATTTTATAAACGACCTCTCTTTTTTTTGTAGTCATTATAGTTTTGTAATGAGGAACTTTCTTCTTTACAGCCTCCCAGAAAGCAATCCAATTGCTATTATCGAGTTTATTGCAAGTTAAATCTGCCTCTTTCTTTTTGTTCTTTACAGCAGTCCTATTTGCTTTGACCTCACTATTCAATTTCTGTATCTGTTTAACATACATATAATTGGATATAAAAGTCTTAACTCCTGCAAAATTAAACGTAAGAATTTGAGGGCCTTCTTTAACTTGTACTAAATATACTGTTTTAGCATTTAAAGGATTAACAATTCTTATATGACAGGAAATGTTGGATGCTTCAGGAAAATGGTCGCTTATTCCAATTTTTAGGTTGCCTATTTTGTAATATTGGCTGTTAGTAGTTGCAATATGCACAGAATCCGATTTACTCATGAGGGATTCTAGAAACTTAGTTAGCCTGGACATATCAATACAACCCTATTACTTGAGCACAAATAAATCGTTTTGTAAAGGTTTTTAGTTCAGTTTCTTCATCCTCCACATAACGTTTATATTCTGGATTCTCTCTTAATAATTTTAAAGCATCATCTTTGCTCGTGGACAAAACAACGGCCGTCCTAGGTCCAAGATAATAATTTGAAAATTTGAATTTGAATATTTCCATAATTTAATCTTTAATTAATTACTCGTTGCGGAGTGAAGAGGACTCGAACCTCTTTAGCCGGATTTTCAGTCCGGTGCATATACCATATCTGCCATCACTCCATAGTCGCAGGCATCTCAATCTCCGCTTTAGCCTGCGAATGCTACTTATTCTACTTTATCCTCAGAAAGAGTACTATTAGAAACGGATTAGGGTCGTACCTCTCTTTACTTTCAAGTCCTTTACATAGCTTGTTGTTTAGATAATAATTAATAATTAGTCATAGTGTAAAAAATTTGCTGTACCTAATCCTTATAAAAGTAATTATTTATTATAAAGTTAGCATATTTAACAATTCTTGATTCATAGCTGCTTCAAACAACTCTTCAGCGTTACGTGGAACATTTTTAGTCGTAGTTTGTCCAGTTAAAAATGCAATACCTGAAGGGTCAAATCCACTCATATAAAATGTATAACCTTCATCACAAAGCGATTCGAACTTAGGACGAATTCCATCATCATAAAATCCGTTTGGAACGTCCCAGAGGACTATAGTAAAGGTATCTACAAACTCCTTAGAAAATGCTGTCCTCAAGATATCTCTGAACTGAGTAAAAATTGGAGAGTGTTTTGTAGTTCCATTAAACTCCCCATCAGAGATACAAACAATTCCTTTTGGAAAATCTTTTTCCTCATAGGTTTTTCTCATTTCTACTAGTAATTGTGCAACAGATAACAGATTAGTGCTGCAGAAGCCATTTCCCTTATAAGAATAAAATTGTTCGAAAGGAGTACTACCTTTCCAAGACTTTATTAAACACGTATTAGAAAATTCCAATACAGTATTTTGGAATGGTCCAGTAAGGAGATGAGAGAGATATAAACCTATTGACTTAGCAACATGATAAGCGCTGACTTTCAATCCTCTAGCAGTGCCAGTCATAGACCCAGAAGTATCAAGAACCGCAATCAATTCAGATTTTCTATTCATATTTTGTTTTGCGGTATCAATCAATTGCATAAATTGCTTGTTAATCGTTTCTTTCTGATAATTCTTAAGATTGGGAATTGCTGAAGGCCATCCAGTATCGGGGAATAATTCGTAAACAAATCCTGTATATTTTGCAATTGGTTTAGATTCTAGCCATTTTTCGTAAGCTTCTTCGAGTTCATGATTTTCTAAAAACTTACTATTAGCAAGAAGACTTAGTGCTCTACCTGCAATAGAATTAAAATCAAGATTTTTATAGTCCTGACGACTAATAGCTTGTTGCCATTGGTGAGCAGTACCAGATGCTTTAAGCTTACGATACGCTCTATAAGCTTCATGCTTGTCAGAATCAGTTTCTCCCATATCAAAAATTGCTTGTACAATTTTCTTTGCAATAAAGTTATTACACTGAGAACGAAGAGAAACACATTTAGAAGCTGGCTTTATTCTTGGAAGGTATTTCTTTATTAAATTACATTGGTCTTTATCACCTAAAGCCTTAGCAATAAATTTAATAATAAAGTCCCAATCAAGTACACGACGAGCTATTCCGTGGTATTCTAAATCCAATCTAAGAATTTCAAAAATGTCATCCCATGAACCTGCAACAATAAAGACAGGAAGATTTTTCTTAAAAAGGTTAGGGTGCTCTACAGCTAACCAAATTAATCGCATAAAAAACTCCGCTTTAAGTCCTTGTCCTCTTTGAACACTCAATTTCTTACCAGAAAATAATTTTGGATTTCTAGTAATTAAACGAATGTATGTACTTTCTTTTATAGCCAAAAGTGGGTCAATTCGATAAAGGGTTTGCATCGTTTTAGAAACTTCCTCAAATGTTCTAGGGTTTCTATAATTGGCAACCAATGCAAAATCATCAACAAAAGGATTTCCAGTCGTGGAATATTTTACACTTAGATTTCCGGAAAGAGTTTCGTGTTCTTTCTTAAACTGTTCCCTCTCAAAAATGTTATTAAACTTTGAAGAGGCAGAACCTTGTGTAGTTTCAGGAACTACATCATAAATAGACGTTCTTTTTTCATTAAACATATTCGTTTACATTTTTAATTACATTTGTAGCCGAAGCGGGACTCGAACCCGCACGAGCATTTCTGCTCCTCAAATTTTAAGTCTGATGCGTCTACCAATTTCGCCATTCGGCCATCCTTCTACTTTCTCAATGCTTTCTCAACATCATCAGTACTAAAATATTTACTCCAAAATCGATTTAGTCTTCCAATATTTAGAACCCAATCACAAATATCATAATCGTTTACAAAGGTTTTAGGATTTGAGATTTCATAATCCATCACATCTTGTAACGTTAAGATTTCTTTTACTTGCTGTCTTTGACGTCTTCGAATTATACGATTATACCACATATGTCCAGTTTTATCCTTTAAAATTGGATATTTTTTTCTACTTCTGCTCATAAGTGCCTTTGATTAATTATTGGACTGCAAAGATACGACAATTTTCAAAAAGTACAAACATCAATTAGTTAATTTTTGTGAATTCTAAGTTTTCATCTTTTATCTTATCCAATCCCACATATTTTATAACCGCAGAGTCATTGGAGGATTGAAATATTTCATAAATTTGATATTTAGTACCTTCAATGTAAAATAAGTTCTGAGATTTATCAATAATAATCTCTGCACGCTTATATGGAACATAAATTCCAAATCCGCAGAAAATTAGTATAGTTAAAGATATTCCCATCAATGACCCTAGCCAAAGTTTTAAAGCCACTCCATAAATCCGAGGAGAGAAAGAGCCGCAAATTATCCATAAAAGTAAACACGAACACAAAAGAGAAACAGATATTACAGTTCCCATAGTTTATAATCGTTTAAAGATTTCACAAAAAATCACATAGACCAGACAGAATCCGGCTGCAAAAGCGCAAGCACCTAAGATTCCAAATATAAAGCTCATAAATACTTCCATTCTTGATTTACAAATAAAACTACCTATGTAAAATACTATAAGAAAAGCAATGATGCCACTCAGAAATTAATCATAATCTAAAGGCCTCCTAACCTTGTGTAAAATTTTAACTTTTCTCTTCGAGAGATATTGTTCGCCAAAGTATCCTATAATTCCATATACAAATAAAGAACATATATCAAATAGAATAACAAAAGATACACTTACAGAAGCCAATAATGTCGAAAATGTACAGACTCCAATAATATACAAAGTCATTATCACAATTGGGTTATACTTGCAAAATAGACAAATCCTTTCTAATATCATTTTATGTTAGGATTAAATGTAACTTCTTTAAATACAACGTATGCTTTATCATCTTTCTCTTCAATACATCCATTATTTGCTAAGAAATTATAAATGTAAGTTAAAGGAATTTGATAAGAATCAGTGATTAGCATTCCAAGATTGGAATCTATGTGATATCGCTCTTTTCTCTCTAAACGAGTAGGATTTCCGTTAATCCAAATTAAGCCAGATTCTGGATTTTCTTCATCTGGCTTATAAACAGAGTATTCTTCTTTAGTAAAATATACTTGTTGTATAACTGCCATTCAAAAAAAATTCTCTATATTATAAATCTGTTTCCTTTATTTGTTTATAAACTGAGTAAGGTATATGAGTGTAGTCATTCTGGTTTTTAGGACGAATCATTTCAGTTCCTTCTTTAGAGCGATCCATTCAGTACTATGATTGTACCTATTGGGATTGATATGTTCAGGTTGGCAATCCCTCATTGCTAGAAAAACGTACATAATCATGAGCTACTTGCATTTCTCTAGTTTTATCAAAATCGTAGTCTTCTAATTCTACTACGAATTTTCTATCATCTAATTGTTCTAGTATTTGCATCTTTATAAATGTTTTAGTGAAAATGGTGGACCTGGAGGGAATCGAACCCTCGTCCCAACAATGCTACATAACAAAATTACATGTTTCTCTATTTTATTACATCAGCTGTTGAGTTCAGCATGTAGATAGTTTTACTAGTCTTATCTTAGAACCAGGCAATTGAGCTGCAATAGCCCGACCAGTACACTAAAAGCTAGTTTACAAACTACCAAACTAGGATTGACTGAAGTCACTCTTCTCACTTCATTTACGTTGAAGAACGCCTATTTGTAACCTATAGATAGGTAATGGAGATTCGGCTTTACTAACCTTGGTTTTCAAGTTAATGTTTCAATTGTTCTGCTATAACTTAAAGTACTAATATTATTTCCTCTAAGCTTCACTCTATACCAATAAACAATCCTTTTCTGTTTCTAGGTCTCTCCTGTAACCCGGCTTAGAACTAAATTAATAGATAAGCCAGCAGCTTAGGCTGCCATTCTGTAATCGCTTCTTTCAGCAGTTATTGTTTTCCTTCGTTTAAAGAGATTGCGCTCTACATGTTTTGTTGTTTCGTCTATCGCGGTCAAATCCAGTCAGGCCCTAAAATTGTTATTCTGAAACTTCAATTTCAGAATTAAGTTCTTCAATTATTGAATTTATAACTTCTAGAGTTTCTTGCGCGTCAATAACCTCGAACTTAGCTTCAATGAGATTTTCAATAATCTCTTTAGATTCCTCAGAAGGCAGGTCTTTATTCCCGAGTTTAGTATATAAAGTCTCTACCTGATTCTTTGCAGCTTCGAGTTCTTCCTCTTTGTTAGCTTTAGCTAACTGTAGTTGAGCATTGATTCTTTTCTCTTTCGCAGCAAGAACAGCTCTATCAAGCTTTCCGCCCAAAATTGCTTTTAATTTTTTCATCATATTTATATTTTAATAGAATGTTTTTTAATTCTTCTCTTTTTAAAGTTTTTAGCAGGAATAAGCATAGTTGCTGTCCACGTCCATTTAGAAGTGGGGTCCCAGTCTATCCATACTACTTGTTCGCATGAATCTGATAGGCTCATGACACGTGTAATAGTCCCAACACTGTTCTTATACTCCTCAATCATCAAAGAATTAATCCTCGATACTATGTTGGGTTTATTCCTTCGAAGATATGTGATAATTTCGGGTGCTTCAGGATTAAGTCTAACTCTATCTCCTACTTTAAACTTATTCTTTAAACATAACTCTGCATTTTCCATATTATAATTATTATTTAATCACAAAGAATACTCTATTTTCTCAAACCGAGATATTCTATACAAATCAAAGAATATACAACTTTAGGAGATTATAAATCAAAATCACTTAAGAATTCATCCGTATTAATAGATAAAGATTCTTCCTTGATAGATTCTATAAAAGATTCTACAACTCTTTGAATCTTAAAGGTATTTAATTGATGTTTCTTTCCCAATAAATATACTTTATCAATATAATCTCTAAGCTCTCTTGAATCTTCATGTGGAATCTCAGCAAGATTTATTTCAGAGTAAAAAAGCTCCGCAACTAAAATGCCGGGAAGATATTGTTGTATCTCTTCTTCAGATAAGATTTGTAGCCTACGTTCTAGTACTGTCATAATTCTCTTATTAAAGTAGCCATTTCGTCCTCGATATCATTTAGAACATCTTCATAAAGTTCGATAAAGGCTGCATTGATTTCACTTGGCTCATCAGCATCTCTAATAAGAGCTTGAGTCAATTTGGCTTTTACTCTTTCTTTTTGAGCTGATAATCTGTCTAATCTCTGTTGAATGTGTTCACCCTCCATTACAAGGGCAAACGTGATAGAAGTTGCTCTTACTTGCATACTTTCTCTCCTTTCGTCCATTCTTCAAGAGTGAAATAATATTTGCGTTCCTTATCTTCTATTGATGAAACTTCTACCATTTGAGGAATAGCGTAGTATTTTTCAAATACATATTGCTCATCTTCGATGATTTTTGTTCCTTTTAGAGAATCAGAAATATCTGGCATTTTGTCAGTTGCTACAAGAATTGTATTAAGAGTTACAAGGTCTTGAGAAATACAATCGATGCCAGATTGTTCTACAATTCTTTTGATTGCAGAAAAACTAATTTGTCCATCAGCTATACAAATGTTGTTGATAAACAATGGAAGAATCTGTTCTGGAATGTTTACTGTTTTCATCTTGTTATTTTTTAATTAGTGAATTGCATTTTACACCTAAAACTTATATTTACAGACACCGATTGACAAAGGCTAATCAATCGGATTTTACAATATGGTCTCGCTTTTTAATAAGAAACTGGTGTCTTGGGAAGTTATTGAGTTTTTTGGGTTGAACTATAATTTAATTAATCCAGAAATCATACAAGCTCCTGAATCTCTATACATATATAGAGGCAACCTTGTAGTTGTTGATTCGTCAGTAGATAAAAACTGTTTTACAAATTGTCTTGATTTTAATTGACATACGTGTAAAGATTGGGCACTGTAACATTTTGGAATGTTCATAAATTGACTAAGAAATTCTAAAGTTCTTTCTAAACCCACATTTCTAAGACTAAATGTAAATGCAATATATTTATTGTGAATTGCAGACTTTTTCATTTTATTGTAAATATATGTAAAGTCATCTCCACAAGTTACAACTGATTTACAAAAATCACAATCTACAAAGGTGATTGGACTATGGTTAGCTGGTTGAGAAGTAATTAAATCAAATTCTCCAACTAGCGAATTTCTACGAACTGATGGATTAACTGGGTTATAATCAACTAATATCACTTGTTTGTGATTTTCATATATTCCTCTGGATGAGTTCCGGCTAATCCTAAAATTGTTTTTGCTTTATCTATTCTAGAAAACAATCTACGTTGTACGAATCTTTTTACTTTTGCATCTAAATATTGTTCCATCTTTCTTTGATTTGTTAATAATAAATTTTATTGATTGATTAGTTTCGGAATTAGTTCCTACTTATAGCATCACCGCGTAAAGGTTCAATCATATTTGATGCCGGCTCTGTCTCAGAGCATATTAACTAACAATAATCTATAATAAATTAAAAATTGGAAACAAATATGTGCAACAATTTTAATCCCGATAGATGAAATTAAAAAAATCACGCTCTACATAAAATTTGCATTCTATGTAACGCTCATGGCTTAAACGTCTATTTATAGTCGCCATGACGACTGAAAATAAAAAATAGGATAAAAATAGGGTGAAAATAAGTTTGGATAAAGAAAAAATTCCATTTAGCTATAAGCAACGTTCTTGTAGGGAAATTGGGAATTTGGAAAATGGGATAAAAATGAAGGGGGAATGGGCCTCTCGCTCATTTATCCTTATTCCTCACACCCGACAAAGCTTGATTATTTTCCAAACTTTATCATTTATTTTTTTATGTAAAAGTATGTACATTAAAGGAAGGCTGGATTGAGTTTGTTCCGCTGGATATATCTCATTTCCAGGAAGTGCTCTTACTATCTTAGTTTTTGTATCAGGAACATAACCTAGCACTGTTTTAAACTCTCCAGATTTTTTTCCATATAATTTTTCTGCACGATAACTCATGTTTTTATTTACCAAATGATTTATAATATTTATTTTTCAAAAGACAATATTTCTTACTAAGTAGAATATAAAAGTACTTTATTTGATAGAGTGCTTCTTCAAACTTCAATAATCAATCATGAGAAACTTATAAAGAAGTCACAATCAAATTTGTACCGTTTATTTTCAAAAATAAACTTTCAAATTTTATACTTCGACTTGAGTGAAACAGGTATTTTCTCACTTTAGATACACTTCAGCTTCAAAAATTCCTTTAATATAAATATAGTAAAAAATATTTACAATCTTCAAAAATGGACTCTAACTATACTTATAGGCGGTCGCGTGCGCTCCCTTGAACTAGACTTAATCTCGCATTCGCTCCGCTCATGCTCGAGCTCAAAATCAGATGAGGATTAATATTTATTCCAACTCAAATTCGATTGCTTAGATTTGGCTACATTAGAAATATTTGCACTTTAGGGGCTGTTATAGTTAGCGGGGCAGCTACACCAGGAATGCGACAAAAAAAATAATTATAGGGAACATTCTCATGCTCCCTATAATTTTGGGTATTAGTCACGTTTCGGGTTGTAGTCAATGTCGGCAGCGTCGAAATACTTCTTTACTTCGGTATCATCTTTCGGGTCGAATATTTCCCCGTATATTTCCGGCAACTTGGCGTAAATCTCTTCGTTTCGTTCGGTTGTGAATATCCACCGTTTGCGAATAGTCGTACCCTCTACAACTGGTTTGTTGTCTTGGAAGTTTTGCGCTATTACCTGCTTTTCTTCTCGCTTCACAATAACGAGTTTGTTTTTGTGGAGATATTGCAGTATCTCAAACAGAGATTTGCCGCTCGCTCTGTTACACCCTTCGATAAGTTCCACCGTTGGTAACTTGTTTATCATTTCTTGGGTACAGTCTTCGGGCAATTTGTCCCAATCTTCACACACTCGCAAAAGTCGGTAGAACGAGTTCATAGAAACCGCTCCATGTTTTACGAACTCTCCGTTATCGTCAAATAACAAGTCTATGAATACACCGAATTCAACGTTATTAGAAGCGATTTTGCGGGCTTCAATTGGCGGAATGGGAACGGTTAAGTAGTTAGGAGAAAGACCGTTATCACTCCCCGCACTTTGTGCATTATTTACAAAGTTACGTACTGCGTTGTCGTTGAAACTTTTGATTTTTAAAGTTGTTTTCATTTTCGTAAATGGTTTAAATTAATACTATATATTTATTCTAAAAATGATTATACGAGGATAAGCGGGCTAAATATTATAAGTTGTTTAACATTCTTACGAGTGTTTCCGCTCCGTAATACTTTTGCGCGTCAATGTAGTTAATACCACTTCTTGAACTTGTCGCAAACGTTCTTACTTTGTTTTTTACTTCTTGTTTTATTTCTCTTTTTGTTGCTTTTGTTTTCATAAATCTTTCGGTTTAAATGTTAATAATCTTTTGGGAAAATGAAAGAAATTCTTTTCATTTTTCTTCAAATACCCTAGGGGGGTGTTAGAGGGTACTCTACTTTCATATTC